TAAAGCCGAGATCCTGTGCAATAAGAGGGCAATGCAGGAGCAAATACTGCGTAATGGAATACTGCGTAATGGAATACTGCGTAATGGAATACTGCGTAATGGAATACTGCGTAATGGGAGGATCCTTGCAATGCACGCTCTGGCGACCATTGCAGAGAAGAAATGAGCATCAGCATGACGCTTCCCTCATTGTGGAGACGTAGATCGCTTGCACAGTGTGCAGCTACAGAACGCACAACCACAGATCAATCTGTAGCGCACATATGGTTAGCTACTCTGGAAGCGCCATTGTGCGAAGCAACTGCAGAACAGTTTCAAAAGAGCATGCCTGCAAAACACGACGCGATACCTAAGATCTGGGTATCCAGGTATCACGGCAAGCAAGCAAGGACACGATGTTCTCTATGCCACGCTATTAGCACACGGTTCACCATAATTGAGGTGTATGCCACGCTATTAGCACACGGTTCACCATAATTGAGGTGTTTGGAGGTCTGTCGTACACGGTAGACATTTGAATGATGTTTTACAATGTGCACTATAGGAATGTGAATCATGGTTGCAGGTACAATGTGCGATCTCAGATGGAGTGGTCAATGTGAAGTCTGGTTCGATAGGTCCGGGGGAGGAAGGGCGTGCTACTACCTTAGGTGGAAAATTGAGTTTGTAATTGGAGACAAATGTGTTGGGAGACAAATGTGTTGATGATTTACAGCATGTACCAGACACGCATCAGGCTAATCAATCTGCTGTGTTCTTGTTCCAGTCGAGACAGGTACGAGATAGCGTTCTCTCTTTGATTTTGACTAGGGTCGTGAATGATTGGTGCACGAGGATTGCAATCGTAAACAATAAAATGACTGGTCATAGTCCAACCACGTCGAGACCTAACGCCTTGGATTGGGATGATTACACGTGCAATGAAAACACCTCGTGGCTTTATGACAAGGGGAGTTTTGCCAGGTCTACCGAGCAAGAAGCCGAGCAGTGGTGCGATTGCTCTCAATTGCTTAGGGCGCGCTCCTTCGGAGGTGTCAGGGAGAAGTTTGAAAACCTCTTCCGGTGTAATGCCTGCAATCATTGCTAGGCATGTTTGACCACAGCTGGTTTTCGTTGGTTGTTTAATGTGCTTCATAAGGTCTTCCTAATTGAATCAGGAGCCATTGATTTTTTCAACACATTTTCTTGACACAGAGGAGAAAATGTGTTGACCTTCGACGTATGTCTAGAGGTACCGAACCGAAGCGAACCGTCATCGATATGCCATGTCCAAGGTGTAAGGCAAAGTGTCCTCACGAACTACTGGACAATTTAATGAGCAAATGTAATCGCTGTGGATTTGCTTGGCTGTGAATAAATGGAGCTGATTAAAATGAGCTGCTTTGCTTGTGGTGCCGAATGGGACATTTCAAAACCAATCGAGGCAGACCTTTGCTCGCAATGTACTCTCCAACGCAATGCATTCGTTGCCGGCTTCAAACGTGCGGCACTTCGGTTCCATTTCTCGCATGCTCCAACAGAACAGGAGCTAGACAAATGGCTGACCTCGATGCCTAAGCACGTTGCAGCGTGGGGCGAACAAACATTAAATGAGCAAGCAATCGAATGCTGGCGTGAGTACGTTGCGCAGCGAAGCACAATTGGACGCGGTTGAATGACTCTATCAACGCTTTGGAAACGTCGTGGTGTGAGCAACCAGTTTATTGTTCACATCCTTCTGCACAAGTACCCCAGTGTTACACTGTGTGAGGCATTCGATTCAGAGGATTTTTTCAAAGAACATCGAGAACAGTATTATAGTTCGACATGGTGGGACAACGATAAATTGGTTGTTGAAGTTAAAAAGTATCAGCAACCCATTAGCTGTAAAAATTGTGAAAATATTTATTATAAACCTCATGTGATATTGAAAGTAGAAGTTATGGATGTAGCACGATGACTCTAGCAGCGCTGTGGAAACGTCGTTTACAGTTTACTTTTGTGCACATCGTTGTAAAAGATATTAGCGACGATTCACGTGCTAGCTTTCAAGATCAGTTCATCGAGACCATTCCGCTACAGCTCTGTCACGTTCGGCAATTTGACATGGCATCGGTAACGTGGATGTCGTTTGATGCGGAGAATCATCGGACAAAGTGTCTACTGTGTGCACGTCGTTTTGCGTATTTTAGTAATCAGACTGCGCGTCTAGTCCCACAAGGAGGAATAAAGTGACCGTACTCATCCAGCAATTGCGCCATGAGTTGCTTGACCAAACTGATGAGGTATTTGACCGATGGCTTGTAGTATTAAACATTGCCGAAGCTGCGATAAACTTCATCTCGTGTGGAGGGCGAATTATTCAATTGCCCACACCGACGTCTCGAGATGCTAAACAAGCCTTGATTACTTTAATTGATGCTTGTCAGAAGGCAACATTGGAAACGTGAAAGGAAACTGAAAGAAAATGAAGAAGCTCAATCGATTGAATCTGTCTTTGAAGCGCGAGACGATCCGCGTGCTCACCCATCTCGGCTCGGTACATGGAGGTGAACCTCCCTACAATACCATTGCAGGGACGTGCAGCGACCTCTGTGACAGTCGGCCTCTGAACGCATGCGTGACGTTTCAAAATCCGTCTTGTGTCAGTGAGTCGCCGCACTGTTCAGGGACTTGTTGAGCAACAGTGATCGCAGCTGTTGTATGTGCGTGGGTTTGGATGTTGCTAATTGTTTGGCGTCCGCGTGGACCAATGCTCGATAGCACCTGGCATCGAAGCTACCAAACGGATTACGGCGCCAAACCGGATAGATTTACTTCACGCAATGCAGAGACGTTGGACAATCTTCAGAAGAGAGTAATGTTCAAATGAAGAAGAGATTGCTACTCAGGAGTGAAACCATTCGCACGGCTGCGAAGTAGATTAATCCTTCTTCGTCGTCGTAAAGGTCGTAAGGTTGGATCCGTAAAAAATGGATAACGATCGACCTAAGTCTGCTAAGTTTGAAAAGTGTAATGTGTCCGAATGGAGCGGCGCACCTTCGTTTCCATCTTTGAAGGTGCGCCGCTCTTTTTTGTTAGCTCGTCGCGCCCACAATACTTTGAGAGGCATGATTGTTCGCCTTTGGCTGACACTTCGTGCAGCTAAATTGGGGACAGCAGAAGCAAAGGGTCTCTTGGATTAGTCGCTCGTCTGGCTTGGCTGTCATCCAGAGAACCGCTGCCCAGCCAATATTCCGAATCGAGCGCCTTACGAATAGGGGTACTTTGGGAGGTCGCCTCTTGATAGGGGACTCGAGGAATCTCGGCAATCTCAAGCTGTGCCGAGCACGCTCCACAGTCAGTGGGTTGATGCCGAATTGGGCAGCCGCTTCAATGCGGCTTTTACCATAGGTGATTGCCCAGCGAGCTGCCTTCTCTCCTTTGGTGTAGGGCGAGCACATGTTCTGGCAGTGCTTGCGCCTGTGGCCTTCTTGGTGACAACGATTGCAGCGTGGTGGATTGCGCCAAAAGTAGGTTGTCCCAAACTCTGGGCTGATGCTTGGTGGAGAAATCGGACGCGTATATAGCGCGATGAATCGCTCAGCGGTTTGAGTGGAGGTTTGTTTACGAAACATGCTTCCAAATCCTAATGCTGTGGTTATCGCAAACAGGGCATTTAGACGATCGTGCGTGTGCCGCGTTGGTTTGACCCACCCAAGGGCATTCACGACAATACAGTACAAAGTCATTCTTGCTAGGAACGCACAAGTTTAATTGCGTTTGCCTAAGCATCGGTGGGCTGAATCTATCATCCATTGGAGTTGGAGTGGTCCAGGTAGCGAACACAAGGGCCGATGTATTCCGAATGCCATATGACACGGATGTCTAGCAAATTGAGATTCTCTAGTCGCTTGTAGATTCGCTTTCTGTACGTTCGATTGCAGTCTTCAAGTACAGCGATGTATTTGACATTGGTCATGGTGCAGGCAGCGATCGCGCGTAAGATGTCTCGTTCAGTTCTCCCTGATTGAGTGTGGCTGTTTATCTTCTTTTGATTGTTGTTGATCTCAGCTGCTGTTTGAAAATCTTCCCAAGCGATGAGTCCCAATTGCAAACGGTACAGTTCAGTTAGTGCTTCTATTTGTTCGATGATATTCACGGTCGGTCGTCCATCTTTGTAAATTCTTCCTCCGAGATGACAGACCATTCATCCTCTCCAAGTTTGAACAGCGATGGTTCTGTATTAAAGAGCGCCAGCCTGATATCTTCTGAAGGTTCGTGCGAAGCTTTGCAGACCGCTTCAATGGCTTCTTTAATCGATGGATATCCTCGGTACCTCGGAGAGAGACTTGGCGTTGTGTGCTTGACGTAAATCATCTTGATTCTCCTGGCCATGACGCTCAGCTCGTGAGCCACAAAATGCAAATAGGTTCCTCTCAAGTGTTCAGGCATCCATTCGATGCGCACGTCAGGTAAACGCCAGACCGCGTGCCTGGCTAATTGGATAGCCTTTCTACAATCGTTGTAAATCAATTGGCTGATGTGCCCAAACTTCTGAATACCAACTCTAATCGCGTTTAGCTCAGCGTCGTGCGAATGCGAAATCGCGGTGAGCTTTTCTTGGTGTCTCGTTACTTCATGACCATATTCATTTACTAGGACAACTCCGATTCCACATACACCTTTTTTCAAACTTGCGTCTGCTACAATTACATGCACTTTTTTAATCTCCTCCTGGAAGTGAGTATGCCTTCATACTCTCGAAACACAGTGCGCAACATGTCGGATGACCGCTTTCTAGATGCCACTCAATAATAGCTGAATTTCTAATTAATCGTCTATCAATTTTACACAATAGGTTAATTTTTTTAGATCGAAGGTCTTTGTATTGGGTTATGTAGCTAACAAGGATGTGGGATTTAGATCGAAAATTGCTTTTTAGCAATCTTCGATCCGCGTAGCGCTTCCACAGCGCCGCGAATGTCACAACCCACCGCCGATGCTAGATGCTTGATTGCGCGAGTTTTGCTTTACGCTTCGCTTCTCGTTTGCGAGTGTCGTAAGCAGCGTCTCGTTTAGCGCAATCAGTGCATCGCGTTTTGTTTTTGCGTTTGGCGCCGCGAGGGCGCCCACACGAATGGTAAAGCCCATTTGCTTCGTTCGCCACCCAAGCACGCGACATGGGCGGATATTGCCTCGGGGAGGCGTCGTCAGCGCGTCATAAGTTTGCAATTCGCTGGGTGCGGCCAAACATACTTGGCCCCAACGTAGGATACTTGGCCCCAAGGTAGGTGTATTGATACGCGATTGCTTTATACAAATGGTGAGCACTCTATGGCGCCAAGAAAACCAAGCATCATCGCAGAAGACGAAATCAATCTTGAAATCGTCTTGGACGATGCTGGCCAGGAGGGTCTCGAACAATTTTGCAATCAGGAGACACTCAATATGGACAGCACCGTTATCAACCAAGATCCGCGAGCAGTTGTTGTTTCTACCGAAGATGGACATCGTAATCACGGCCATCACGGCTGGGGTTTCGAGCATCGCAATCATCTCGATGAGCTGATTGCGCGCGAGCAAGCCGCATTCGGTCGCGGCGCTGCGGTCGATGCTCAGACGACAATGCGCGACGTCAAAGACACGCGTTTCGATCTGGCAGGCGTCACCAATTCGGCTGCAGCGGCTGCAGCTGTTGCAGCTTGTCACACTGACCAGCTGGTTCAGAGCACGTCTTGCCGCACCGACGGCATTGTGCAATCTGGTTTTGGCCAGGTTCACGATCGGCTGTGTGATGGCTTCGACAAGACGCGCGGCGCTGTGAGCCATGCGTCGGAGCGCACGACGTCGGAGCTTTGCGCTCTGCAGAAGCAGCTCTCTGACACCGCGACAGCTACTGTCGTCGGTTTCAAGGATGCTCAGGCGATCAGCTATCAGATCGAGGGTCGCGCTTCGCTTGATGCGGCCAAAAACTCGGCGGCGCTGGGGCTGCAGGCGACCACGAATGCAAATGCGCTGAGCGTCGAAGCGACGAAAAACTTCTACGCTCTCAATGTGGAGATTGCCAAGAATGCTGCAGCGGCAGAGCTGCGCGCTCAGCAGATTGCTGCGACTGCAGCGGCGCAAGCGGCGGAGTGCTGCTGTGAACTGAAGGCTCTGATCACGGCGGATGGAAATGCTACGCGTGGTCTGATCAACAACAACACGATCGAGCAACTTCGTGCTCAGCTTGTTGCGACGCAGCGGCTGATTCCGGTGACCATTCCTGTTGGCGCTGGCTAACCAATTGCTGCACCCAAAGCGTAAATGAGGAAGAAATAGTATGTCGAGTAAAGTATCGGTATCGGTTGACGTCTCTACGGTGTTGCAAGCGGTTCTCCAAACAGTGACGCCAATTGCTGCGCAAATCTCAGCTCTGGCTACGCAGATCGCTGCGCTCATTGCTGGAGGTACACTGACGCTCGCAGAGACGCTGACGTTGGAAACAGTGCAAGTTGCGCTAGCCGCGCTTAGCTCGTCGATTGCTGCGACAATCGCTGTTGTTACGCCTCTGATCTGATAAATCCAAGTTTCAATATGTCCACGCTCGATGTCGAAATCATCGAGCGTTTTGTTTTGTTTAATCCTCAAAGAGAAATCTCCCACTCCATTTTGGATCGAGTTTTACGATCTCCCAACAATGTAAACATCGGATGCTTTGTTTATACCAAGTGACTGTTATTATTCCGGTTAGCGGTGGCGATAAAATATCAAAATCTCTTTGGAATGTGAGGACTGCTGTCAATAAAATAGGTATCGGTAATTTGCAAAGTGCAATTGGTGGATGATACGACGATTTCATAGATATTAATGTTGGATTTTTGGGCGTCGGTGCCACATGGATTTCAGCGCTCACTACCGGGAGACATCCGTCTGATTTTAGTTGAGCAATTGGGTCTAAATTCTGGCGTGGTCGCTCGGCTTGTCGTCGTTTCCAAATAGAAGCAGTGCCCATAGGATTCCGTTGATACATCACGAGCTTGCAGCCGTCAACAACAAATGTGTTGGTGGACCTTGCCTTTTCTTGTAGGATACTGGACCGTTTGGGTATGGGACACTTCGTCCTCAGAAGGAGATGCAAAGGTGACGATTCAGGAAGAGATGCGACAAGTGGTAGGTGGATTTGTGCACAAGGCTTCAATGCTCGCAAAGGACATGGCGATCCATGCGCTCAACGTAGCGCTAGGACAAGGCGGTGTGGGCGTTGAAGACCAAACCCTACCGCTCACCGATAAGTTGGTGCGAGCTTACGTGCAAAAATTTCCGAAGGCCAAATCGAAAGCGACGCCGAAGAATAGGAAGCGTAGCAAATCCAAAAAGGCAGCTGCTACCAAGGAGAATGGAAAGTGAAAAAGAAGCTGACATTGCAGCGAGAGACTATCCGATTGCTCCACACCATGCGCAGTATTTACGGCGGTGGCGATCGAATCAAGGTGAAGACAATGGACTCGTTCTGCTGTGGCGATACGCCGAGCGGTCAGATGTCGTGCGACGTCTGCTCAAACCAATGCCCAAGCTGGGACTGTCCAGGCCAAACGATTACGTTTTGAGAACGCCCATGCAAAAGAAACTACAGATCAAGCGTGAAACCGTTCGCAGTCTGAGCAGTGTTAGTCTTCGTCGCGCTGTAGGTGGGCTAGCGGATTCCCATCTTCGGTTAGCGACGGCGTGCGTCTCGACTGGGGACACAGATAACAATACGGCATGCGGATGCACGACCATCCCTGTACCGTCATGGTTTGCCACCTGCACCAATCATTGAAATTATGCAAAAGCAGGAGCAGATGAATTCAAAGCAAACTGTACGAATCGTTATAGAAGACAAAGCGACCAAAGAGATTGCATGGTACGCGTCTTTTGACGTTGATAAAAAGGAACTGAACGTTGTTGCGGAACGTAGCTTTGAGGGAATGGAAATCGGTGTTAGAACATTGAATGCTGACCAGGTTGTACAAACGAACAACATTAATGTCGTGATGATTGACCTGGCAATTGATTTGTACCAGGCGTACATGGAAACCTTTGAGACGCCGATGTCCGGTGTTGAGTGGTCTAGCCTTCCTCAAGTTAGCCGTGATCGGTGGATTACTGTTGCGCGTCGCAAAGTCACTTTGGGGCTTTTGACCAATGCAACAGAGCAAGTCCTAATCTCTACCACCCCACCGGGGTTGAGCGAGTTTAGTACGTGAAGGTAGCGGCGCCAAAGATCTTGCAATCGAAGAAGTGTCTTTGGTGCCCACGTCGTGTTAGAGAGGGCAGACTTTGCCCACGGTGCAAATTCAAACACCGTGAGCAACGTCTGTCCTCTTGGCGTGAGAATCGTCCAATTGACGCTAAACGCTACCGATGTCGATTGTGTAAACAAGAAGGACATAATGCTCGTACGTGTGATCGTATTAAAGGGAGGACGTTATAATGATTGACGTATTAGCCCCTCAACCGATGACAGAGGGGCAGATTCGTGATTTGGTGAAGAGGGTGCGGCGTAATAGCGAGGAGGCAAAGATCAGGGCTTCGCAAGCTGGTATAAAGTGCATAGCGCTCAAGAGGAAGGGTCGGTGGTTGTAATGTTTGGAGTTAAAGCAGGAACCGAACGTTTTCAAAGTCCTCTAAACCAGTACGTAGTTTCTCGTTTCTGGGTTAGGGGAAATCAGCAGAGAGACGTTCTTTCGTATTGGGTTCTCCACACAAGAGGAGAGGACCCAACCTCTGTATTAATTTCAGAGATGCGAAACAAGGGTATCTCAAATGACGAGATTGTAGACAACATCAGCGGATTGACTTTTGAGATACTGTCCGCAAGTCAATGGGAGAAGGAGAGTGGGCGCTCCATTATTAAATGGGGATCTCCAGAGAAGACCAATCTTCATAGTTCTGTTGTAGAGGTTGCGCCTAAAAGGTCTTGTGTTCTTGGTTATGAGGTTTGAATGCGAATGGATGTTAAACGCCAGCCGATTGATTGTGTATGTGGTTGGCGAGGATTTGGCTGCACGACTGATCCTTGCCCAACGTGTGGAAGTACCCAAAAGAAACAATTGGTATTTGTGACGGAGGAGGTTCAGACCACTGTTGACCCTCAAACGCCAGAGTTTTGGCGGATGGTGTGGAAAGTAGGTGAACTGTGATTGAGATGCCAATAGGAACCCAAGTATTTATTTGGGGTAGGCCAGAGCAGAATTTGATTCTGTTGTTTGGTGAAGGTGTGTACGAAGGTGTAAATCATATCAATGGAAACAACTGGCCAGTTATCAGACTATTGAATGGTCAAGAATATACCATCCATTACCAAGGGGTGTGGGTTGGGGAAAAGGGAGCTGTCGAGCGTCAGTGTAAACAGTTCAAGGGCGATGTTCTGGAATTTGATTTGACAGAGTACCTGAACGGACGGCGCCCAACGATAGACCAGCGGACTAAAACAGCTGCTGTGAACGGAGCTGTTAATCTCCCAGAGCCGAAGACTGCGACGGATAGGCTTTTGTATTTGAAACGTGAGATTGATTTGGAGCAATCCAAGATCAAGCTTCACGAACAGGCAATCGCTGCAGCTACAGATTTGATATCAAAAAAACGTGCTGAGATGGCTGCAATCAAAGGCGAGGTTTTGAAAGAACTATCCGCATTGGATGACGTACCTCCAGAGGTGATCCTCGCTGCAGCGGAGAAGATCAGGGCGCAGCAAGCCTTAAACGAACAGCCAAAGCGTGAACAAAAACACGAAGCGCTGTTGGCTGCGGACGATGCTTACAAGATGGCTACAGAGGATTAAATGTCACCAGAAGACGTAACGATGCTTATGTGTTTGCGCAGAGCGTTCGCGATGATGGCTCTCGCAATGGTGTCGCATTATCCAAGGTCGCCAGAGCTGTGGAGTTTACCGCCAGGCTTCAGTTACGAAGAAATGGATAAAGTGACGTCTGACAGACTGCATCAAGAAATTATCGATGGAAACGTTACTGTGATTGTAACGAATCCGCAACCGTTTCTCTTCTTGCATTACAAGGGAACATTTGGTGGGTTGCGAACAGTGTATGGAGTGTGGCTCACCAGACCAGCATCATGGCGAGGAACCTTAAAAGCAATTAGCGCAGCAGCAAAGAGGCCATCATGAGTTTCAGAAAAGGTGTCATCCCTCAACCACAGGCTCCATCTTCAAAGCCAGTCGGTTCGCCAGCGACACAAATCAAAGCGAAGATCATCACCTCACCAACGGAGACGTCACCGTCCGAATTGGTGTTTGAAGGTCGTGGTCGTAATAACCAAGCAATACGTGGTGTGATTGTGGATACTGGAGGGAAGATCATCCGTGGTTTATCCCAAGCGACAATTGCCGCACATCACGATCATACGCAGACTGCATCGGAGCGTTGCAAAACATGTGGTGAAATGAGACCGCCGGCAGAGATGCAAACGGTGGTGGGTAATGCTTACAACGCAAGCAATCCTCTTCGCATCTGCAAAATATGTGCTGGTTTCTCATACAAGGATCCTCGTGATAGGAGCCAAGAGTGGCGTCCGCAAATGCCATCTGTGCGATTCGATCGTGAGCGAGCAAATCCGTATGACCCACGAACGCGCGGCGTGTCAATGAAAGACCTCGTGACGCGAGACACCTACCATAGGGAGAATGAGGTGTCTGCTGAATTCAAAATCGATAGCGCTCCAAACGAAGGACAATGGTTCGGTGGCGCACGCACTGGACACCAAGTAACGCAAGAATCCCTCGAAAGGTCGCGAGCTGGCGCGTCATCGCGTAGGAGATGATTTTGATTCTTAAGAGGAAAACTGCTCAAGGGTTGGTGAAGGATTGGGTGTACAACGCTTTGCTATTACAAAGCGCTCAGCAGTTATTTGAGAACGTGCACCAAGAGCGGAGTAGGGTTGACCAAGCGATTTTATTTGCAGAGCGCGCGAAGTTTATATCCCAATTGAGCACTCACGTTACGAAAGTAACGCTGTCTAGCGCAAAGCAGGATTGGCTAACACCACCTTGGTTTTTAGATATCGTGCGTCGGTTTGGTCCAATTGCTTTGGACCCATGCGCGAATCCAAAAAGTTTTGTAAATGCATGGTGCTCGTTTTATGGTCCACCCAATCATATTTGCGGTCTAAGCAATTCGTGGTGGGTACCTCAAGATTGTGCTTGCTTCGTTAATCCACCCTATGGGCGAAAGCTAGCACTATGGGCAGCGAAGATGGCTTCTGAATATGGGCGATGGTCAAGGACGCGAGGTAGTCTCATTGCGTTGATTCCAGCGAGAACAGGAACAGGGTATTGGGAGCGCTACGTTTGGCCATTTGCGGATGCTGTGTGCTTTTGGAATGGTGGTTCCGAGTATCCATCGCGAATGTGCTTCTACGATTTGACCGGAAGGCCAGCAACTGCCGGCGCGACGTTCGATGCTGCCGTGGTTTACTTTGGTAACAACGGAAACAGGTTTAGCTCTATTTTCGCACCTTACGGTAGTATCCAGTTTTGCAATTGAGGATCTAAATGACAAAAGACGAAGCGCTCAAGATCTTCAACAGGGTTAAGGAAAATAATGCCAAGCTTCATCAATGCAAAGGTCCGCATATTTTCGTACCTTATACAGAAGACGTCTCAGCATTGCGTGCGTTTAGAAAGAAGCGGTGTATAAAATGTAGCGGAACATTAAATGATTTAGATGTTCTTTGGTACGAACGTGGTTTGAAACATGGAAGGGAAGAAAGCAAATGACGACGAAACAAATGGTTATTGATGCTCTGAAGCGACTCGCCGGATCGATGAAGGCGTGGACGATGCTCCTAGGACTCATCACAGCAGTTGCTGCGCATTATGGATTTAATGTAGACCCAACAACGTTTTGGGTAATCGTTGGAGGTTTCGCGACACTCCTCGGTGCTCAAGGCGCAACAGATTGGGGGAGTAAAGCAGCTAAAATTCATACTGCTTCATTCGCAACAAGTCAGCTCATGGCGATAGCGAAACCAAATGTGAGATGCCTGGTCAATGGTGGGGACAAGGCGCAACTCATTTTGGATAATGGCGATGAATACGTGTTGTCAGATTCTCTTCTGGAGGGAGCTGGATACGTCCGGAAGCAGCGGCAACTGCAAATTCCTCCAGTTCCAACACAAGGAGCCTAGTCGTGGTGATCGACCCATTGATCGTGGATGTGTACTCACGTGATCTAGGTGGCGTTCTCGATTTGCCAAAGCTCGCCGCGGCCGGCATGCCATGGTCAGGGATTATCCTGAAGGCTACAGAAGGCGTGAATTGGGGGTCTGGTTCGTGGTTTCCGCGTTATTGGGATAAGGCACGGTCGGTAGCTGGCGATCGCTTCGGCAAGACCTGGCGCCGCGGAGCCTATCACTATGTTCACTTTATGGAGGATTGGAAGAAGCAGCTCATTTTCTATTTGACGACAGTAGAGGCTGCTGGAGGTTTTGACCAAAGGGGAGATTTTAGGCCAATCCTAGATGTGGAGAGAGCAGACAATCCAGACTGCTCAGCTAATCAAATCATCGACTGTGTTACCCCAATCGCGGATGGAATCCATAGTGCACTGGGTGTTCGTCCGACGTTGTATGGTGGATCGTTGCTTTATGATAAAGGCATCACCGATCATATGGGTTGTGTCAATTTGTGGATTGCTCGATATGCGTCGACGTTGCCGCATCAGGTCTATGAGCGCATTGGATGGGATCTACAGGATGTCGTGATGTGGCAATATGATGGAGATGGGGAGAGCTATCTCGCTCATTATCCAGCGACGAGCCCAATCGGAAAGACCGACATTAGTGCGGTAATCTATCCTGGCGGTCTCGCTCGCGCTGGTTGGTGAATAAACGATCGTACGGATGAAGGAGGTTTTCAAATGATTGAGATTGAAGTGACACAAGCTGACCAAGATAGAGTTGTACTCGCCAGTGAAGTATTTGACCGATGGGTGGGGGCTATAGCCTCAGGGATGTTTGTTCCTTCAAATCAGATTGAAGCAATACAAGTCATCCAGCGCCAGGTTAGAGCGTCATCCGATGATCCGACGGCTTGTATCGTGTTGGGGATTATTGAAGAGGCTAATTATGAGCTATTGTCTGCGATGGACACCGGAGACATTTCGCGCGTTGATAATGCGCTGGCTCACATCATGATCGATCTCTGTCTAGTTTGTACAAATTTACAATTAGACTTCTGGACGATAGCTTCTGAATTTAATCCCAATGCGATTATCATGCCGGAAGGTGGTGATGGTTTTATCGCTCTTTTGAAGGTTGTAGGATTGCTTGCTCATATCACGATGAAATTCGAGATTGAGATGGATGCGATCTATGAACCTAAAAAGTTGATGAACTATAAAGAACAGTTCGGTGCAGTCATTAGCCGGATTTGTTCCGCTGTTCATTGGCTTGCCTATTCTAATGATAGAGACGTTGTAGAGCTGTGTCGTAGCGTCTTCATTGGAAAGGAAAAGTATGAGGATAGAGGTGGGACGGTAATCGCGAAAGCAACGGAGAATAACTGACACTATGTTGACATATGCGATTTGAGAGCGCAGTTTGGTGAAAATCAATGTGTCAGAATTGAACTACTAATGTGTGATCCTGACAAACCACTATTTCGCTGTGATCTCGGAAACATATGTTAATAACTTGTCAGGCTTCTGTCAGGTTTCTTGTAGCGAGGAGCTTTAGCTCCGAGCTATTAATTTACTTATTTACTAGTTAAGATATTCTGACGCGCATTATGCGCGCGTTCGACGAATTCGACTTCCGGACCAAACGAACCAAGTCGGTTTTTCAAATGTGCAGACCAAGCAAACCAATCCTAGAATTCTGCCAATCGGTAATGCGATTCAGGCAGAATTCTAGGATCGTCGTCGGAAACCTCGATTCTAGCGTTGAGATTGCGCTGGCTAATCTACAAGTCGTTTCGGCGTCCATGCAGCGTCTTGTAGCGAAAGATTGAACACGAATAATGCTGTACAATCGTGGAAAGCGTTAAATGAGAGTCTTAGACCCAGGACATCGGTACCAATTGAAGCAGCTGGACGGCGATGAAACGTCGAACGTCTTGACGTTTGTAAAGAGGGTCGGTGAGCAATACCCATTTAATTTGCCTCCAGCCTATGAAGGAACGACGTCTCAGGAAGTGATCAGAGCGTTAATTGATAGATCAAAATACGTCGACATGCAAAGACCTCACGAAGTAAATGCTCGAGTGCTGGTCTTGTTGAGAGAAGCTTTGTTTCTTCTTGAAAAGCGTGCTGCAGAAACTCGTGGTGATGAAGTAGCGTTACTAGAAGCATTGAGTGATCCGCTGACACGAAGTATTGAACATCTGTACACGTGTTGGACATGCGGACATATCGGTTGTACGAAGCACAAGGAGGATTAGCGTTGTGATTGATCACGAATCGAAATTGGAAAAGCGAATCGCACTTGGAAAGAAACTTGGGTTGAATGTCGGTTCGCCTCTTGATACGACAATGCTTGTAGATGGGAGTACAATCGAAGTTAGAGATGATTTAGGTTTGTTGCTAGATTCAACGCTGTACGCAAAGAGTAAATGTAACCAGTGCTATGGGCGCGGTTACCTCGTAACGCAGAAGCCTCTCTCCGCAGATGAGGTTGGGAAGATGCAATCCGCTGGAGATGCTCGCTACATCTGCACACACCAGAAGCGAGGGCCAGGGCATGTGCTGAGAAACGTCTCAGTAGAGACGGCTCGCTGCAGCTGTGCTGTGACTCAATATACAAAGGCTGTTACGCGTTTTCAGGAAGCTCTCTTGAAAGAGGGTTTGGCTGTGAGGAGCCTCCAACGATCAGGACACCTCGAGTTGGTATAGCGAGCAAATTTGTGCGATAAAGGTCCCTCGAATACCGGGTAACAAAGGAGACACCATGGCGATCAAGATCAAACCCAAAGCAAAATTGATTTCTGTAGGAAAGGCGAAAGTCAAAGCTGGCGCTGGAGGGTCGAAATCGAAAGCGATGAAACCTGGAAAAGGTGGCGGCGGTGGCGGAGGGGGGCCACCACACTTGCCACCTGGAAGTACGTATCTGTACAAGAACGAGCCAAAGCAGAAAATAGATTGATAAAGTGCGATGCATCTTCCAAAGCTTAAAGTAATTCAAGACACGAAGCGCGAACCGGTGCATTGTTCGCAGCACGACTATTGTGGTGAATGTGCGTTGTACGTGAATAATGGTGGACGTTGCGAAGGCTGTACGAAGAAGCATCGCGCCGGATTGAGCACTGAATTTCAATGGTGCTACCAGGAGTGTCATAGTTGCACTGGACATAAAGCCGCTGTTACCGCAATCTGCTGTAGATCGCCCTTGAAAAAGATGTACCTCGATGCAGTAACGCAGAACGCCAATAATTGGAATGCGCCAAAGTATACCTATTCGGAGGTTCCTCGGCTGGCGTTCAAGACCAAGGCGATCGCATTGCTTGGACAGAAATGCAATTTTGCGAGTGTTGCTGGAGATGCATTTGCAAAGAGCAAGGTGATAGCTACCAATATGAAGGTGGTAGCTCAGCCTAATGGTAAGGGTTTCGTCTCAAACGATTTGCACGATTATTTGAGTTTGAATAAGCAGACGAAGATAATACTGACGACGATGGATATCGATGACCAGCTTGAGCGCGCATGGGAGGCTGAATTTTACGATAATCCAGAGCTGTACGAGCGCGTTGGTATTTCCTACTGGATGCCTTTGGCGTTCTCGACGTACGGCGATTCAGACGCTCGGATGCATCAGTATTATCAATTCTGCAGGACGAGCGTTGCGCTCGAGCGGAGTAGGGCGCATTTTTATCCTGGGTACTATCATGGTGCAGGATTGCGTTTGGAGGATTTGATTCTGGAGGCTCTGGCAAAGGTTCCTCAGGTGATGTTCAATGCGCAATTTCTAGGGAGTGCAAAGACAGGGAATTCGATTGGGGTACTGAAAGCGATTAAACGTTGGCATGGCTTTGCACCATTAAACGTCGCCTTCTGGATTGTGGGTGCATCAACACCAACGTTTTTCCATAATGTGCGTCGTATCGTTGGAGAGCGCGATGTTTACTACGTCAGTGGTAAACCGCTGTACATGGCGTTGTGGGGCCAGAGGATGAAAGAAGATGGGAATGAGCGTGATCTAGAGAAAGACGATAGACCTAATAAGCCAGATCTCGTGCGTAGTAATTACCGCACGTTTTGCCGTATTGTTAAGCAATGGGATCGGAAGGAGACGCATGTCGAACAGTAATGATCCAACGCCACAGATTGCAGCGAACAGTCTTCGAGTTGATGATTTGATGCCGAAGATTGCTCCTTACTTGTCAGATAGGGCGCGTCACATATTCAAAAATGTACGGACGTCTCTTTCGGAGGAGTGCTTCTTCTACGGGAGGATTGTGCGTGAAGTGACACCAGAAGCATCAGCTGATTTTGCGAACCGTTTGAACAAACTGTTTGACACGTTTAATGGGCACAATGATTATTATTGTTTTGGAAAACAAATTCAACCGAGAGTCACTTCGTGTTTAGCTGTACCAATGTCAATACCTCTGTTTCCGGAGGGGAAGCGTAGATGCAAAATTTGTAATGCTGATATGGTGGGGATTATTTGTTCTGGAGGAGGCAATCCGAGACACGAGATCTCCGCGGAATGCGTTATTGAAAATCCAGTTCCCAGGATTATGTTTTTGACGTATGTTTTCGTGGAAGGTCTGGATCTAACGGTATTGCAGAATTCGTGGGAGAACGCGAGGCTTTGGCTAAACACGATTACGCGTAGCTTTATTCACGCCTCACGTGAAGGTGAGCTGCCTGTGAATACGAAAGATTGACGCCAATGCCATATTGCCCAAAGTGTGAGCAGCATGTGGCGACGAGAGACAACGTGCATTACGGTTTGCATTTTCCGACGATAACTTCGATTCGACCTTGCGAATTTAGCTGTAAACCGATTATCGCGCAAACGGAGGAGCAGATGGTAGTTTCACCAAGATTATCAACAACGTTCGTTGATCATTTGAATGAATTTATAATGAGTTTATTTGAGGCCACGAATCAGCAAGGAGTTGTTGAGATTGTTGTTACAAAAGAGTGTGGGTTGCGTTTGGCTAATTTGCTTCCAGGAACAAGCGGCCAAATCGCAACAGCTTGCGGTTACGTCAAAGTGCGATCTGAAAAATGAAGGTCTATAGGATTAATCTTGGAGATGAGCCTTCCAAAACTGTTTGGACTGAAGGGGGTCATACTGTTTCATTGGAGACATGTCGTCCAAATAAATGGAACATGAATAAAATGTCTCCTCAGATGTACGAGAAAACAAAGCTAGCTGTGAAGGAGACGCGTGAGGAAGGTGGGCGTATTCCACCGATTGCTGTTCGGCCGTGGCCTGGAAAGAAACGAATTCTTCAGATTATCGATGGCGAGCACCGATGGCGAATGTTCAAGGATTTGGGATATCCTGAGATTGAGGTTGATGTTTCGTATCTCAGTACGAAGCGTGCAATGCTGATGACACCGCAAATGAACTACGATCGCGGTGATCCTGATATGGAGAAGTATCCGCAATATCTCGCGAACATGATTAAGATGTTCGATGATGTTGACGCAAAGTATCTAGCCGAGCGGTTGCCTGATTCTGAGGACGAGATTAAGAGCTATTTGAACAGTATTGATTTCGAATTGGAGACTATTTCAATCGCCGCAGATGACGACGAGGTTGGTGTAGAGCCTCTCACGAGAGACGCCAGCGACAGCGATGCTCTCCTCGATTTGAAGTTTACCGTGAGACAAGGAGCCGGAGAGGTGATAGAGAAAGAGCTTGCGCGGCTTGTCGGTCACCTCGGTGGAGGGAAGAACACTCGAGGCCGAGCACTCGAGGTAATGGCGGTGTTGTCATCGCAAACACCAGACGGTAGTATTGACGCACAGATGGAAGATGAAGAGGGGCAGACGATTTCGACGAAGCTCACGTATCGGAATCGAAAAAAGAAGATAAAAGGAGATTGAAATGTCGAACACAGAAGTAGCTACTGAATTTGTGAATGAGCGGAACGCGTGGAACAAGAACGCGTTATCGCAGGGAAAGTATGATAGCCCTCTTGTTGTAAAAGGTTGGCATGCGCACGGCGGAATTTTGTCTGTGTCTGAAAATGGGAAAGCTAGCGCAGTGTGCGTTCATTTGCATTGTGGGACGACACACGTTCATGTTGAATCAGCGTTGAGCATTGAAGATGCTGAGAAATTGGTGAGCATTATCAAAAAGGCAATCTCTGAAGCTAAGGCGATTGAAGTAGGATGAGCGGAGAATTTGACGATGACGAGATCGCAGACGATTTCTATTCGCTCGTCGCGGACGCTCAATTAAATGAGTTGAAAGCTGTCGACGCTCAGAGAGCATACGAACGTGAAGAGATTGCGCTTTTGAATGAACATCGCAAAGAGCAAGCGATGACTCTTATGCAAATTGCTGGGATGAAATCTCAGAAAGAGCTTGATAGGATCGCAGCTGAAAAGCATTCTGAAGAAGTCGAGCAAACGAAAAACGAAGACCGTAAAAGAAAGGCTGCAGAAAATGCCAAACTCACGGATCAGTTCCCCCCACCGATCATCAGCCATTCGTGATTGCACTTGTGGCGCGTGCGGCGCGTCGACGATGACAACGGTGGGGACCAAATGTCATTGTGGTGGTTCAATGCGTGCTACCGGAGAGAGTGGGATGATTAGAAAAGCTTATGGGTTGGAGGATACCGATTTGAAAAATGGAGGTCTGAGGTGACTTTGACGTCGTTGTGGAAACGTCGTCGTTTTGGTGAGGCTATCGGTGCTCCGATTATAGTTCTGCCTGACAAGTTTCTTATTGATATGGAAGCTATGAAGGAGATGATCAGCGCATTCACGTTTGGTAGAGGTGTGACGAAGTTTTGGAGGGATATCCCAAAGCTCCCAAAGCTCCCTATATTAGCGAGTGAGGGCGATACCTGATGCGTTTCATGGTTACACTGAAACCGTTGTTGTCAGAAGATAGTGATCAGTTGATCAGAGATTTGGATCTTAACCAAATCATCGATGACACGCTAGTAACGACGTGGGATGGAGGTATCGTTACTGTTGCGCAGAGTGTTGCGAATCAAGCTGTTGTGTTTCCGAAGGTTGCAGCTGGTAAATATTTGCTGATTATTGTTTGGTCAGGCGAGATTACTTATCGTGTGAATTTGAATACATCATCGCCGCTTGGCTTGAAACCAAATCCTGCGACGACACCGGATCCAATTCTGCCGTACCAGAAGAATCCCCAGCCTGGTATTGTGTTCATGGGACCGATGACAGTGATCGCTCCGCTCACTGCATTATTCTTTTCAAATCCTAGCTCAACAACACCTGCGCGCGTGCAGGTTGCAATCATAGGGGAAGCAACGTGAAGAAAGCACTACATCTCAATAAGCAAACTATTCGCAGTCTCACGACTGAGAAGTTTGGCTTTGTTAATGGTGGACGTTTGTTAACTGAGTCCGATGTCTGTGGACCGAGTGACGCTAGCACATGCCCAACACATGATTGGTCGTGTATCAATTTCAGCTGTACGCTGCAGGAAGGACCTCAGTAATGATGGATCTGCAAGAGTTGCGTATTCAACGCACACCAGTCACTCCAAACAGCAAATGTGAAGGCTGCGTTCATTACGATGGTAATGCCGCCGCAAAGGGTGGAGCCTGTGAGGTTGGTACTGCGCCAGCTTTGTGCGGTAGCGGTATTGACCGTAAGTATGGTTATGCACCTCTTGCAGAGCTTGGGCCTGACGAGATTGACGATTTGGCTACGCCTTGCGTTAACGGAAGTCCTGGCACGATGAACGAGTATGGCTCGATGGAGCCGATGATTCAAATGAAGCGCGTCACGTTGGGCGATGAGGATATGACGATTGCTCAGCGTATCGCAGGCGATATTACGCGCGATATGGTGAAGTCCGAATTCCGATGGCAATCGCAAGGAGAAGTCTCCAGGCACTGTGGGCAAGAGATGGCAGATCGGATGCGAGATGGCAAGCCGTTGCCGCTCGCGTATAGGGTCGCCAAATCGCTTCGCGATATGCATTTCGCTCCACGCAAGCAGCGCAAATACGATCTCGAGGACGTGCTTGATTTCCTAAAGGCTGGCGGAATGCATGTTGGAGAGGATGCGTATGAAGCTGCAGGAATCGAGAAAGGCACAAAGCCAGATTGGGTGTATGGAAAAGGTGGTCAAAAAGCACCTCCAGTCGTGGAACCTTCGCCGACACCTAAAGGTCAATTGGCTCCGATTAACGCCAAGCCGCCGATGGCAAATTCGATGAAGCCTGTGGTAAAGGCATTGCTCCCTTTTGTGAAACGCCAGTAGTCCAAAAGGCGATTACTGGCGAACACAGTGTTACGCAACGTATTCCGCGCGAATCGATTCGCGAAGTAATGACGCCAAAGCCTGAATCAAGTGAATCGAAAGCGACTCGCCAAGGAGCGGCGCCGATTCTTCCTGATACGCCAAACAGAAAAACTACAGTCAATCCTACGCCAGCATCGACAGCGAAAACAACCAAAATTCCTGTGGTCAAGTCGCTACTGATTAAAGCAGATGGTGAGGGGTCTCGAGGAGGGAAGGTGATTGGACACACCAAGAGCGGAAAAGCTGTTTACGCTCCGTCTGAATCGGCAACAGAGTACATGAGAGGCCATGTCAATTTGCAGAAGAAGACTGCCGAAGGAAAGCTGGCAGAACATGCAGCGAGTCATGTCCGTCGTGCAGCGAAGGATTATACAACCGAGGAGCACTCAGACGCTGCGCAGCACCACGGTAAAGAAGCTTTGAACTACAGCAATAGCGATAAGGTCAGAGCCTTCCACCATCATATTGCTGCAGCTCATAAAGCAAAGGGTGAAGGCAAGCAAACTCCTTCAGAGGAACGCGAAGCCAAAGCGGCAAAGGCTGCAGAGAGCAAAGAGCGTTCGCGTATAAAGAAGGAAGGCGCACGAGAAAAAAAGACAGTTGACAAAACGTCTGGTGGACACGAAATCAAGAACACACACCACGTTCGTTTTGGATCGTATGGACCGGAGATTAAAGAGGGTCCTGCGTCTGATTCAATTCACCATAAGTTTGCAGGTGAGCACTGGGCGCCGATTGAAACAGAGCTTGGGCACCATTTGACGCCAGAAAAGAATATTGACATTGCAGCGTACCACAGGGAGAAGGCGACGCACCATGCAGGCGAATCAGCAAAGCATTACGCTGCAGCGGCGCAAGAGCGAAGGACTGGTAACTACGCACCTGACGTAAATCATTACAGCGAGCATTTGAATCATCGCAATATGTCTCAAAATCACTCACACGCTGCAGCCGAGCACGAAGCACATGCTCGCGGCGTTGGTGCGATGGAAGCTGTTGCTGGTGATGCGGAGAAGGAAGGCAATCATGCTGCAGCTCAGACATTGCGTGCAAAGGTGAAAGACATCAGAGCGAATCCTGACGAGCATCCAATTGATAAAGCGCCGTACTATGACTTGAGTAAATCAGCACCAAACGTCAGTCGCATTGGGTGAAAACAAATGGTGGAGCAGACGCCAATTGCAGAGATCGAAGCTGGATTACAGCCTCAGGTCAAGCACGCAATTCACGAAGCTACTGGAGAGCTGTTTCAGAAGATTGCAAAATCCTTGCACGATCTGGCGACACCTCCGCCGCAAGAAGCGAAACCGCAAGGGTTCTACGCCGATCCTTTTTCACTGATTGATTCTATTGGAATGGGCTACAGGTCCAATCCAGCGAGGATTACATACGAGACGCTTCGTCAAATGACAGAGCAAGACACGCTGCTTGGCTCAATCGTGACAACACGTAATAATCAGATGAGTACGTTTTGCCAGGAGCAAGAGAATAAGTACAGCGTTGGCAATATGGTGCGCTTCAAAGACAAGGACAAGCGCAATCGTAGGATGGACAACGGCGAACGTGACCGTTCGAAGAAGGTTGGTTACTACGTTCAACATATGGGCGCTGAGAAGAATATTACACGCGCTCCATTGATTGATGCAATGAAGATGATGACGCGCGATTCATTGACGTATGACCAAGTCAACATGGAGAACGTCTATAATCGTGGTGGCAAGCTTCATGAAACGCTTGTAATGGATCCGTCTACGGTTAGGATTGCAGATCAAACGAAGACGAATCCGAAGGGCCATCCGATTGCGCGCTCTCAAGAGAAATCGCATGTGATGTACGTGCAGATGATTAATGGCGAGATTTTGCGCGATTTCACGCCGAGAACCCTTTCCTTCGGGATACGCAATCCAAGGTCTAATCTAAAGGTCGGAGGGTACGGCTTTCCAGAGCCGCAGATTTTGATTCAAATTGTGACGGCGCATATTTGGGCGCAGGAATGGAATAAGAAAGCGTTCTCGCAGGGAAGCACGATTAAAGGCATCCTGAATCTGAAAGGTAATATCTCGAAGGAGAAATACGACGCGTTCAAGCGCCAATGGATGGCTCAGGTTGGAGGTATTACCAATGCCTGGAGGACACCGATCATTAATTCGGACGGTGTCGAATTCCAGCAGATGCAGATGTCCAATACGGAGATGGGTTACCAGATGTGGGTGGAGTACCTGGTGAAGGTGGCTTGTGCGCTGTATCAGATGGATCCAAGCGAGATTAACTTTGATTTGCGTGGGAGCGCTGGTGGTCAGCAACCAGTGTTCATGGGCAATAACGAAGCTCAGCAGAAGCTTTCAAAGGACAGAGGATTAAAGCCTCTCCTTCGCTTCTTTGAAACCTTCATCAATCGGAACATCGTTGACCGTATCGATGAGGATTTTGAGTTTGTGCTCGTAGGTCTCGATGCGAAGAGTGAGGAACAAGCTGCAGAGCTGCGCCAGAAGCAAGGTCAAACGCACGTCACTATCAATGAGCTGCGCGCATTGGATGATGTCGGTCCAGTGAAGCATGGTGATGTGATCGCCAATCCTGTTTACCTTCAGTATCTCATGCAGAAGGAAATGGCAGAACAGCAAGGCGGAGGTGCTGGCGGAATGCCGCCTGGAATGGGCGCTCCTGGTGGTGATGAAGGTGGTGACGAGGAACAGCCTCCAGAGCAACCGTACGCAAACCGTTTTGGCAATGCTGGAGACGGGCCATCTCCGACGGCGAAAGATGCTGGTAAAAAGCTTGGTGCAATGGCGCGAGGTTCAAAACCTCAAGACGAATCTCACGAAGAGGACGACAACATTCGTTTCCTGAAGCAAAACGATTGGGAGTCCAGCGTGCATTCATCTGTGAGAGATAACGATTTGTATAAAGGCGGTTCTGGTTCTGGCCCCAAACCATTTCACGGTACTGTCAGTTTCAAACGAACGATGAAGTCACCTGCAACTGATTATCACGCAGGTATTGCGACTCATGGGATGTACTCGATCAGTCACGATAAGGTCGTTAATCGTGCATCTGTGAGCTATAAACCTGGGGGAGGTCAAACGTTCCAAAAGCTCGGTGAAGCGGACGGACTGTCAGGTGCGAAAAATATTGTGTCTGCACACCATGATCAATTGGGCAGTGTCAAGAAATCAATTGATATGGACTTTTTTGAGATTGATTTGAATTAACATGCTGCTCCTTTTCAAAGCAGAGAACGTAAAGCGCCCTGGGGCAAGGGGTGCTAAGTTTCGTTTAGACGAGCATGGCAATGTTCGATATGACGAGAAGTCTGTTAAAGGTGCGGCGCACAAATACATTGCAAAGATCACGCTCTCGGATGGAACGGTTGAATATGTTTACCCCAATGAAAATGAGCTTGACGAGAAGGGTCAAGTCACTGGGCAAGCTGCAATCAGGGAGATAATTAATAGGGAGTTGTTCGGGGAATACGGTTTCAAAGAGGGCGGCAGGTTTTGGCAGAAGCGTGGTTTACTGATTGAGTACCGGACTCGGACAACAGACAGGGGCAAAGTCGTTGTTGATCCAGTTCAAAGACACAAAGGGTACACTTCGTTTGAGTTTAGGGATTCATCCGTTGCTAGAGCATACGGCGGTAGTGAGGAAGGACTCCCAAAGAAGATTACGCAATATAAGGTCGAAGCACAGCCTCGTGAGCCCGTGCCGACCAAAGACAAGATTGAACTGCCAGCAACTGGAACACACGATCGGCCCCTCGGTGGTGTGCGTGAGGTGCATGAACACGGACCGTACGGTGTTTACGAGATTGAACCGACGATTGAAGAGTTGGGTATCCACAATGTGCCTAAGAGGCTACCGGAGAACCGGACATCAATCGGAGAGCCTTTAACTGCAGAAGAGGATCCGCTCGTGATTGCGACGGCGTATCTCGACGCGTCACTGCGAGCGCTAAAACCAAGTCACGCCAAGACGGAAGCTGGTCAGGCGAAAGCTCGAGCTGATCGCGAAGGTCAATTCGACGAGGTTGTAGGTAAACGCGAGATCAGTCCGCTTCCAATGTGGGCGGTGAATAAGTTTGATTCTCCTGCGCAATTGCAACATGAGCTTTCACGAACAGAAGGTCGGCCGCTGACGACGCTCATTACATTGGGAATTTGGAACCCTGACAATAAGAGCAAACGCGTTCGTGAGCAGTTGTTGAAGGAATGGGCGCCTTTTATCCGAAGGTGGACTCGCAAGTTTGGTAGTGTGTTCGCTTCGACGGACATCTATAGAGAAATGGATGAGGTAACGCATAGGGAGGGTTATGCTGGAAAGTTGGCGGAGTCATCTGCTAAGCGTTATATGTATGATCGCGAGCGTGACATGTTTAATGAAGCTGTCGCAGTGCTCCTCGATCAAGCGAACAAATACGTTCCAAATGACGAGCCAAAAGGCCAGTACAGCCGTTTTGATTTGCGCGCAGAGAACGCGATTAAGAACCATCTCGAGCAGTTTGCGAAGCAAGCCGCGATTGAGCTTGGGGCAACAGCGCTTGAAGATCTCCACGAGGAGGAGGAGTACAAAGCTCCGAAGATGATTTCTCCGAGGGAGCATTTTGAGCTGCATCACTACGAGCCAATTGCAAAGAAGATTATTCGAGAAGCTATCGCCGATCTACCGCCACATATGCGTTATGCGTTAGAATCGCGTTTGTGGATGGACGATGACGACTCGCATCCTGATAAATCACAAGAGCACGCGTTCAATGAGCAACGCGCGAGGCATCAAGAGAAGTACGGCAAAGCTGGATTGCATTGGGGCCGTCCGTGGACTGGTAGCGAGCATGGTGTTTCATCAATTGCCACAAAGCTTGCTGGTGTCACTGTAGAGCTGCCCAAAGGAAAGAAGGCGCTGCTAGGGACACTCTCTGTTGATAAGCAAGGATACCATTTGGAGAAGTGGTACGCCGCAGCTTTAGAGCACGTAAATAATAGATTGAAGACGCGACAAGGCGGTTTGACACCGGATGGATTGGTGGTTGAAAAGTGGCTTCGTCTCGAGTCGAAGGTGGCAAAACTCAATCGTCGAGAGATTGAGGATCGGACGGCCGTTCCTGTGGCTCAAATGCCCAAGCTGGCGGAGCCGAAGGTTCAACATGTTCGTGCTCACGAGCATCCAGCGATTACGTTTTTTAAGCAACCAGGTTCCAATCGAGATTTGGCTGTAAAGCTTGGCATCGCAAATGATTTGAATCTGCCAGCGCAAATAAAGAATGTAACGCTCCCAAAGCAGCTGCAGCAGAAAGCAGAGGTTTTGAATGAGCATTACAAGCTAGTTCAGAATCTCAAGCAGATTCCTAATCTGGCACCAGTGCATGAACAAGCGCATGGTACAATGCAGGCCGCGCAAGATGTTGGTGCGTGGGTGACGGATGCTAAAGGTAATACGAATTGGCATGAAAAAGTCGGTGTTGTGCAGTTGCACGAAGCAGCTGTTAAACTGCATAATACCAAAGGTGCAGACCAAGAAGCGGTAGCTCAATTTACTGCCGCCGCTAATGCTCTTGGTGGGGCGCATCCAATGGTTAAAGAGTACATGTCGCGTTTGGCGGTGCGCGATATGCCGACGAGTAATGATTTGGCAACCTGGAAAACGAGGCAACATGCTGCGTATAGGCAGCACGAGAATCGTTTGCACATTGTGGAGTTTGAGCAGGAGCAACGGAAGGCTTTGAAGGTTGCGAAGGGGAGCGATCTAGCAAAGGCATTTGCAGAGTGCATTGACGCATATGATGCTCTGAGCGATATCCTAAAGCACATTAATATCGTCAAGCAACCGGGGTCGCGTGGCGGTATTTGGTACCGTAATGACCATGGTGATGTTGTTTATGGAAAGCAAGGCGCAGAAGACTCGGAACGTTCAAATGTTGCACGCCATGTTGTTGACGCAAGAGAGCGTTTGCGTGGACATCAAAAGCAACTTGAGACTCACAGCTATACAGAGGCTGCGCACCGTGACCAGATGAAGACGATTAAAGAGAAGATGGCTGCGCTCAAGGCACAAAAGAAAACTGTCGACAAAAAGAAGCATGGCTCATTAGACCGGAAGATTGCAAAGCTTGCTGGTGAGCATGACGAGCATAAAGCCGTTGTGACGGCGGTGAAAGAAGCGAAGGTAAAAGTAAAGAAAGAGTTGGAGGCTGAGCGTATTAAACGTCGTGGCGAGGTCAAAACTACGTACGTTGAGACGCAAAAAGACCTGGAGAATCGTGCCGCGTTTTACAAAGAATCAAAGGACAAAGCCGCTGCACGCTATCATGAACGAGAAGCAAAGAATCAAGCGCGCGCAGATGCCAGTGCCGCGGTGGAGCGTGAAGCGATTACACGTATTGGGCACCATCGGATTGGTAGCGACGAGGAGAATGAACCGGCCGTATCGGCTTCTGTGGAACAGCAGTACGCAGATACGCCAGATTTTGTGATTGGAAACAATCAAAGAATTCGTGAGGAGCCTGAGGAACCAAGAGAGTTGTCTCCATTGGAGAAGCTTTCAAAGGAAAGACCTCGTTATGTGCACAAGCCGTTTGACCCACTAGCCGGGATGACTCAAGCACAGAAGCAGCAACACTTTTACGAAGACGACCGACGGAAGGCTAGGGAGCGCCAAGAATCAGTGGACCGCGCGCATGCAAAAAATGCAAATATGTCTGAAGAGGAGAAACGCCGCAATAGGGAAGCAAAGCAGGCAATAGACACGCAGCACAATATGCGTGAATCTGCCAAGAAACTACCTCAAGGAGAATTTGATGCTGCGCCTCCAGTGAAAGGAAAGAAGCCTGGACTATTGACGCGCGTCGCGTCGTCAGTTCGTAAAGTCTTTGGCAAGGACGCTCCTGTAGTGGCAAAGGCTATCGTCATTAGAAAGCGTGTGCGAAAATGAAAAATAGCACGATGCTTTCAGTGCATCCAAAACTACTGATTGTAAACGCCAAACCAGTTCGTGGTGATTTGGAGGCAGCGCCGGTTGGTATTTACGACGTGATTAGAGATGACGTTCGCGAACTGTCGACAGTGAAACCAATTGACAGAGTATTTGTCGAGCGTACGAAGCTAGGCTACCGAGGTGTTTTGTATTCTCACGATCGGCCGTTCCTTTTTGCATTAAACGGTAATGGTTTTACAGCAAAACCTCTTGATAGTGACGACGTGGCGATATTGGATTTCTGTACGCAATTGGAAGAGGCAGAGCAACGATTGACGTCGAAGTTTGATGCAGAGAGGGCGGACCGAGAACAGGAAGTTTTCAATCAAGAGATTGGGTCTAGACAGTCTCCACTTCCTCAGTACGGAGATGCGACCGCAGAATTAGAAGACGCGCCAGAATCTACAACACGAGTTTGGGGGCCGTCTGGAGACGACACGGTGGAGCGCGTTCCTGGTAATTACAGACAGTTGATGCAGGGCGCATTTGTAAATCGTGTTTTAGATAAAGACACGACGAGAGTTTGTGGGGGTGGGATTGTAATGAATTCTGATGGGAAGGTTTTGTTGATTAAACCTACTAATGGATTTGGTGGGTATGATTGGACGTTTCCAAAAGGTTATCCAAATCAGTACGAAAATAATGTCGAGACGGCGTTGCGCGAGGTAAAAGAAGAAACAGGACTACCGTGCGAAATCGATAGAAAACTTGGGCGGTTTACACATAATGACGGCGGTACTTGCGATTACTACGTTATGACACCTAGGAGTGTTGTCACTCGTGTTGACGGTGAAGAGGTTGAAGCAGCGAAATGGGTTACGTTGGTTGAAGCTTTAGAGCTATTAAATGACGACGTAGACGTAAAGATTTTAGCACAAGCTAACCAGTTGATGCCGACTCTGATTATTAAAGGCGGAGCGCACAGCGGTACGATGATCGCGCTGCACTTACCGGACAAGATTGCAAATAAAATCGCTATCCGCGGCGGTGAGTCCCCAGAGTCGATGCACATTACGCTCGCGTATCTTGGTAAAGGATTGACCGAGAAGCGGAAGAAAGCCGCGGCTGCTGTTGTTCGTAAATTTACAAGTCTAGCGCTCGGTATCAAGGCTTCATTGAGCGGCGTTGGGCGGTTCAGTGCTAGTGAATCGTCGGAAGGTAAGGATGTTATTTATTTGTCTGTTGATTCACCAGACATTACGAGATTGCATTCTAGTTTGATGGAGCTGTTGCGCCAAGCTGGACTGACGTCCGGAAGTGTTCATGGTTTTACACCGCACGTAACGCTTGCATATATCGGAAAGAAAGACAAAACGCCATTGGAGCGTTTTGAGCCTGTCGACATTAATTTCGATTCAGTCGCGTTATCGATTGGAGGCAAGCGGATGACTGTTCCATTTAGGAAGGCTGTGCTGGTAAAGGCATTGCCTAAGATGTCCGACGATCAACGTGAAGCAAGTAATAAAAAGGTTGGCTCAAAGGTCATTGGAGCTAGCTCCAAAAAGCTCGGTAGTGGTGGCCAGGTGAGATATAATTATCCAGGAGAGCAGGGAGCTAAACCTCAATCGTCACAGCAACCAAACGGTAATCCTGCAGAAATGCAAGCTGGCAAAAAAGAAGAAACGAAATTACCACATCCTGATTTGCCATCTCCAAATGCAGACCAGGAACCTATTGCTGCAGACCATCCGGAAAAACCAGATCAGAAGGATGTGCGTGCACCTGATCCTTCGAAACCACAGGCTCCAAAACATACATTAAATGTCGCAGAGTTTTGTTCTGCATTGAATGTACAACGTGCAGTGATTCAGAAAATCGTTATGCAGATGCAGAAGAAATATGGCGAAGATGCGAGACAGAAGTTTGTATCGTTTATGAGTACACATTTGGCCGAATTTGGTGATGCTCATGGATTAGATGGTGATTACTTTGGGTTGCTGTTCGATGTGATCACCGGGAAGGTACTGGAAGGTCAGCCTTCTTCTGGAACGTCAGAAGTAAAGCCTGTGAAGTCTTCAAAGCCAGGTCAGCCTGTGGCACAATAAGGAGTTGGTAATGGCTGTTAAGATTGACAAAAAGAAGAATGGTCCGAACGATCATATTGGGGAGCCTGTAGATGCTCCGGTTGGGCATATGCCGCGCGTTGTGAAGGTTCCAATGCACGATAATGCTGACGTCAATCCAAAGTTTCACGCTGCAAAGGAAGAGGAAAAGAAGTCTAAAACGCCGGATGTAAAAAAAGGCGCTGGGTGGAATGCGAAGGATGAGAGGCAGTACAATCATATTAAAGATAGCGGAGCAAGTGAAAGTATTGCCGCTGCAACGGTGAATAAGCAACGTAGAAAGGAAGGACATACGAAGATGAAACCAAAGGTGAGTATTGCGAAGGGTGGTCCTGGGTCTGGGCCAAAAGATGATGGCGGATACGGTGCAGCGGCTGTTACTGCTGGTAAATCGGCTCATCAAAAATCGTCATTAGCTAATATGAGCCAATCGCGGCCGACGCACGTGCAAGCTTTCTTGCATCATGACGCGGCAGGAGAACACGAACGCGCACATGAATTTCACAGGATCGCCGGAAACGTCTCGCAAGCAGCCGTACACAAAAATTTGGCTGTTGCTCATCGTCAAACGAGTGGCGCTCTGCAGCCATACACAAGTAAATCTGAAGGAGAAAACGACATGACAAAGAGTGCAATATCTGATCTGTTTAAGGCTGAGCTTGGAAATGATTCCAACTCTCCAATTACCAATTGCGTGCATTGTAAGCACGGCTTGACGCATGAAGATCTCCACAAAGGGCTAGGGCCTCAATTTGTTGTGGACGACAATGACAATCCGCATTCTGGAGGTGACGGTCAAGTAGAGCCGTCTCGTCCTGGTTCTGGCGTATCGGAGCATGATGCAATTGCGCCACTGCTCAAGAGCTGCAACGGTCCTGAAGCTGGGGACCAAGAGGAATACCCAATCAGCAAAAGCGAAATGGTTCAGATGGGTATGAACGTTGACGAGATGAAAGATGGTTGGTACAAGATCTCCAAATCGGAGATGACTCGTCTGGAGGCAGGTGATCATATCGCGTATCTCGCTGGCAGGAAGGCGTTGATTGCGAAAGGATTGCCTGGTGGAGGTGCGAAGCTACCTCCGCGCGGACCATCACCCATCAAGCCATTTGTCCCTCACAAGCCGCTCACTTCCGGAAATCGGAACGAGCCTCCAATTAAGAAGGGTGGCACGAATGAGCTTGTGATTTGGGAAACTGGAACGGACCAAGAGGTCGCTGACTACATCGAAAAGAGTGGGCATCTTGGTATTGGCGACGACGAGCCAATCCGTACGCAGGGTAACGGTGAAGGGTAGATAAATGTCGATTGACGATGACGCATTACTTGAGGGTTTGCAAATCGGAGACGATTTGCTCATCAAAGCTACGTTGCGTATTCCAATGCGGCCAATGCGTCACGCTGTCACGCAAACTTTATCTGATGATTTGAACGCGCTGTATCGTGCTCGGATGTCTGCTTTAGAAGCAGACGTAATGGCTGTGCTCGAAGAAGACGGTATCGAAAAGTCTGCGGCCGGATCGTTTGTCGTCACAAGCGACGGACGTTTGCTTTTCAAAGCAGAGCCAAAGCTGCCGAAAATGTCCAATTCGCCAATTGGTGGACGGTACGGAGGCAATCCGAGCGAGCAAGCTGCAACAGGTAAACACAAGATGTCTAGCTCCGCGCCTGTGGAGCGAAAACTTACACCGAGCGGTTACGTTCATGTGGAGCGCGCTGGTTCGCGTGGCGGTAAGTTTTGGAGGGATGATAAAGGCAATGTCCGGTATGGAGAGCGACCACACGGTAGTTTCACAAAGCAAGCGACACCAGATAATGTTGTAGAGCATTTTCGACAGTATTACATGCCTCAGCCATTTGCAGCGCATGACCAGCTTGATCTACACGACGCGTTATTGCATAGCGATGCGTTGAGCGAAGCTGACCATAATTTCATGGAATGGTGGCATGATAATTATGACAACGTTTTAAGCTCGTTTGGGATTACGAGAAATGACGTGGAGAAGGCTGGAGGTTTGCATAATATCTCTGTGAAGATTGGAGGTCGCAATATTGGATTTGAAGAGGCGACGGAGGAGTTTTTTAGAACGAATGCCGACCTCTTTGTGGGTGACCCTCAATATGGAGATGTCGAATCTCCAGAAGACATTCTAGAGGTTATTCGTGGATTGATGGGGCGCTATAGGAAAGCACTCCACGAGGATCCAAAGGTTCAAGCCGCTGCAACAGCGTCCGCAGAGAAATTAGAGATTCATCGTAATGCGTTCTACATTAAAGCAGAGCAGATGGCCGATGAATTTTCGCCGCTTGCTTCCGATATGATGTTGGGCGACGACCCAAATGATCTAGCTGTGCGGATGACTGTGGCGATGCATCAAATGGGGTTAATCAAAAGAGGTTCTAAGGGTGGTGTGGCGCAGCGCAGGATGCGTGGCGCGATTATCCCAGAGTCTGGTTTGCTTCTGACTCGTAAGCGTGATCTAGGGTCTCTGTGGAAAGATAATCAGCTTGAGCGTTTGAATGCGTCGCAATTGATGGCCGTGTATACGGCGACGGACGCACAGAATTCGTTCTCTTCTGACAACACTTACGATTACGCTCCAGGTGATCACACCGATGCGACGATAGATGGTGTGTTTGATTTGATTGCGCAAAAGCTCGGTATCGTCAGCAATGACAGCGCCGCACGGTCAACGTTGAAACGTAAATTGCAAAAGACGTCAGAAGCGACTCTCAAAGCGTTCACTGATTACAATACTGGGCAGGATCCTCATTTTGCAGATGTCTTCAAGATGAAGATGAACGATGTCGCCGGTAAGAGCGATATCATGGACGATCATTTGGTAAACGTCGCAAAAGAGCAGGCACGGATTGTAAAAATTCTCGCTGCGCAAGAAGATGATTCGTTTGATGTTCCGTTGACGATGAAAGATGGTATTTGGAACGGAAAGACACTAAAGGATCCAAACGATCCGAGTAAAGGGGTTTGGGAGCCATTTGGGTACCAGAAGAAGTATATCAATTGGATGATGGCGGTGAAGCGTGGTGTGATTGCGCAAGATGCAGGGATGGGAAAGAGTCCTACCGTCATTGCTTTCATGGAGCAATTGCGTGCACAAGGTAAAGACATTCCTGCCGTGATGTTTCTTCCGCCGTCGCTGATGGAGCAGTGGCCTGGAGTAATTGCGAAGTTTGCACCGGAGAGCGCGGACAAGATTCTTAATCTAAGCGGTTTTTCTCTCGAGGAGCGGAAGGTTGCACTTCAAAGTGATTTGGCGAAGAAAGCGCGGTACATTTTTATTTCGTCAGGGACCTTGACTGGAGATGTTCCAGATCCAAATGCAAGCGAAGACGAGAACGATGGTACCGGTGGGTCTGACCATGAAATGGTAAAGATTCTTCAAAATTTGGAAGGTGCAGTCTTTATCGACGAAGCGCATTCTGGAGGTTATAAGAAAGCTGGCAATACGAGACACGAGATTGCAAAAGCTGTTATGCAAGATCGTGAGTATGCATTTGGCATGACAGCTACGCCAATGCCAAACGATCCAATGGATTTGTACCATCTCGCGAATCTATTTGCACCAGATAGCGTAGGCGATCAAGAGCTTTGGTCTGGAAGAATGGCTGGTGTTGCGTGGAATGAAGACGACCAAGCATATAGAGTGTCAAATCCTGAGCATCTTGCCGATTTGAATAAACGACTAAAGCCGTTCGTGTTTTATAAATCAATCACTGACCCAGACGTTGTGGCAGATATGGGTAAGGGGTTGACGAAGCGCGTAGGTGTCAGCGAGTCAAAAGAGCAATGGCCGGATGAAGGTGATTTGGCACTGTCGAAGGTAGTTAGCTCTGAGAACGGTTTGTCTCAGAATGACTATTTTAAGGAGGATGGCGTTATCGATACGATGGTCAAGCTTCGTATTGAACGTTTGATTAAAGAGCGACGTGCGAAGATCGAAGCGAGAGAGATTAATCCGTCAACAGGGGAGCGCTACGAGGAGCACAACGAAGGTGCTCTAGCGCTCATGGCTGGCGGCATGCAAATGATGTTGCAGCGTCAAGCGTCAATTTCTCCGGCATTGATTGATGCCTCATACCGTAAATCTGATGGTGGTATTGCGCACACGCCTAAATTGAAAGCTTTTTGCGACGATGTTATCGCTCATTTTTCAAATAGTGGGCAAGGTGGGAAGGCTGCCAAAGGTATTGTCGCATTTTGCTCATTTCCTCAAAAGGCTTTTCCAATTATTAGGAAAGCACTCGCAGAGCGTGGCATTGATCCATCGTTAATCGATACGATTGCTGGAGACGTTGCTCCTTCCGAACGCGGCTATATTCAAGATAAGTACAATAAAGGTCACTCCAAGGTTTTGTTGACAGGCACGGTTTCTGGAGGCGCTGGTCTGAATTTACAGGAAGGTGGGAACAAAACATTATTTATTGATGAGCCGTGGAATCCAGCGCAAAAGCGTCAGGCGATTGGTCGTCAATGGCGTACTGGTCAGACGGAAGATGTTCATGAGAAGACATACCGCTCTGTAGGCACGTATGACATGATGGTGGAGCAGAAGATCGCAGGTAAACAAGCAATGGTTGGGGCGTTGCTTGGTAAAGAATTGCCGACGAGTGCGACGTTTGACGTAGAAGGGTCTGTGCACGATCTAATGCGTCGTGTCCAAGGAGCGACGTTTAGCGAGGCGCAGATTAAAACGATTATGGAGAACGCCAAATCATACGATTTGGCGTCACCAGGACAGAAAGAAGCAGAGGAGACGGTTGGTTCTGTTGGACTGTCCAAACATGCTAAAAAGATTGAGGCTCTTGGAGAAGATTGGAAAGAGTCTGCAGCTGCAGGAGGTAGGGGTGGTTTGAGTGCTCAATTGACCGATAAGGATTTCGAGCCGAGCAAAGAAGGCAAAGCCAATCTGAAGAAGCGCGGAGCGCATGCGCTTACAAAGAATTTTGACGAAAAAGAGTTTAGAGGTCAATGGGAGCTTGACCGCAATAAGCGAAATTCTAAACAGAAGTTTCAGATGGCTAACCTGATGGAACAGGTTTACCGTGATAAAGGCGATAATGATAAAGCTGACCATTACGCAAAGCAAGCTGAGGGATTGCAGAAAGAGTATCCTGAATTGGCATCCGAGAAGCCAAAGACTGGCTCAAAGAAGGAAGCTAAAGGCAAAGTAAAGGCTGTGGCAGAGCAACCGAAGGCTGCTGAGAAGCCAAAGCAAGCGACAGCTACCGTAGGCACGGCAGAGCGCACAGTTGAGAAGAAGACTGCGCAGAAGCAACAGAAGGATAGCGAAGACTGGAATGCTTCACCAATTCCAAAAGGTAGCGAGCCGTCGAAGGTGACGAGTAAGAAGCCAAATCTAGGTTTGGAGTTTCATTCTAGCGATAATCCATTCAAAGAGGGTAGCACTCGTAAAGTTAAAGGTTCCGAGATATCTCAAGGAGAGGCGCATCATTTCTTTGAGCGTTTGACAAAGACAAGGTCTGGGGATTGGAACGAGTTTATCAAGAAGGAGCTAAAACCGATTTGGGACGATGAGGATGGACGTAATCCATTCTCAAATGATAAAGCAGAAGAGTACATGCAGAAGGTTGTGGGGGCGCTTCAGAGTCAAGGATTGATGACGCAATCCATGGTTGCGTTTGGAGAGAAGAAGAAAGAAGGAAAGTCGTGAATCAGGAGAAGTCAGACCATGTGATCTTCAGGACGACCAATCGCGGCGATGGGACAAAGGGTGTGGAGGTTGACACTCCTGAAAAGGTGTTGCCTTGTCGTTCGAAAGATGAATTAGAGGCGCAGCTAAAGCATTATGCAAAGTTTCTAATGGTGCTCCATACTGCAGATAATATGGCGGCGCGTCGAAAGTACGTTGAGAAGATTCGTCCAGCATTGAGGTACTACTGCAAGAAGTTTAACGTGAAAGCACCTTCGTGGCTCGCGACGGACGATTATTACACGAAGACGCTTACAGCTGATGAGAGACAGCGTATGTTTGGAGCGAAGCCTTTGAGAATTGGCGAGTTTCAAAAGCTAAAACCTGTTCCAGGTGTGGAAGGGTTTTCGTATCCTGGTAAAGAGCCTACGCCAGAGGAGAAAGAGGCGAAAGCCAATGGCTAAGCCAATTAGCGATTTGGCTCGCGAGAAGGTCAGGCAATTGATTGCAGACCATCACCTTGCGCTTGCTGTTGAAGTGCTAGGTCCAGGCGCAGTTTCTAAGGACGATTACGATCGGTTGGTTCGCAATAATATCCTGCGCCAAGGGAGCATCGAGCACGCTCAGGTTGCAATTCAGGCAGCGCACACGGTTGGTAAAATGGCTGCGAGCGCGCCAAAGAATGACCTGTCATTGGCGCGGATGTCACCGGAGAAATTTTGGCTGTTTGTCGCTACAGCGCCGCCTCAGTTCTCACAACACGAATTGGATGCGATTAATGCGACCAAAGACCATGTTGGCCGATTGATCGGAAATCTGTCGATGTCGATGATTAATGATTTTGAACAATCTACGCACGAAGAAGCGACGAAGCTTAGGCATGAGGCTTTGGGGATAGTGCAGCACGAGATTGCTTTAGGTATCGCAAGGCGATCATCTAAAGAGCAGATTGAGCGTAGGTTCAAAAAGAAATTGAAAGACACGCAACGCGATTGGGCGTTGATTGTAGCTACCGAATTACATAATGCTAAGGAGCACGGGAAGGCTCTTGGGATAGCTGCGGATGGGTTTGATCCGCTGGTTTATAAAACGATTCAACCAGACGCCTGTAGATTTTGTAGAATGCTGTACACGAACGGCCGTAAACCACGTCTGTTTAGGCTGTCAGAGTTGGCTAACAACGGAACTAATTACGGTCGTAGAGCCGTTCACCCAAAACGTGCAGGGAGGACTGAATGGCGACCTGTTATTGGTGTAGTGCACCCTGGTTGTCAATGCGAATTGCACGAGATGCCTGCTGGATTTGCATTTGATGCGAATGGAAAGATTATAGCGTCGACTAAAAAGTCAATGTCTGACGATATTACATACAGCGTTCGAGCTTTGATGGATCATCAGTGTGAAGTGTGACTACCGCATTCGAAATATCGGTTAAGCAGCTGAAACCTGAAAAGATGTCCCTATTGAAAGAGGGGAAAGTTGGTTCGCGCTTAGCTACGTATTCAAACGGTATCCAAGCTGTTGTAAAGATCGCGTCTACGGTTGCAACAAAGCGCAATCGTGAATTGCAACGTGGGCTTCCTGTGACGACGTTTCCAAGACGTGAAGTTGCATTCTATCGCCTGTGTAAAATACTTCACAAATATGATCCAAAATTTGAGGTAGTTCCAGAGACGATTTTAGGGGAGTTTGAAGGTGTCACAGCGTCCTACCAGCAATACACGACCTCAGCTCGGTTGGTTGCCATTGAGCCAAGGCTGCGTAAGCCCAACGATAGGGAAATGTGGGCCATCTCTCTCCGGGAGACTTTGAGAGATAAGCTGCCGCCTAGTGACACGCTACGCCTTACGGTGTTAGATTACCTAGCCTGTTCTCGAGATCGTCATGCTGCGAACTATGGTGCGCGTTTGGACATTGTTGATGGGAAAGCGTGCTGGCGCGCAATTGGGTGGGATAACGGATGTTCGTTCGGATTGACACAAAAGAATTATCACTGTGTGGCTCACAAATATTTGTTTAGATTCGCAATGGATCTTGAACCTGTTTGGGATGCGTTGCAGAAAATTCAAAGGTCAGATCTAGTTAGTGGATTGGGAGGATTGTTGTTGGACGAGGAGATTGACCATGTTTGGCTGCGCGTTCAGTTCATGTTGTTGTTTCCGCACCGCATGCCTTGGATTACGTTGAGTCAAGGCAATGACGACGTTGATTCGTTTCCGACATACGAGAAGTTTTTCACACCTATGGCTAATATAGCAAAGCCAATTTACATCATGAACACGGTGTAATCGATGAAAGACAACGATATCTTAGATGGTAAAGACGATTTTATCATTTGGACACCAGGCTGTGTTGTAATTGATTTGTCCAAAGGCGCAGTAGATATAGAGCGAACACGCCCAATCGGTGGAACGTGTTCCACGGAAGATTTGGACCGGCAGGACGAGCGTGTTTTAGCAAAGGGGTTGGATTTCACAGAATTCGTGAACTACGGTTGGTTTAACGATAACCACAAGCAAGGGACTGCGGATGCTGTGGGTGTGCCGTCGATGGCAGAATTACGGAAGGGGTCCTGGTGGACGGAGGGTAATTTGCTTGTTGACTACGAGCCTGCTGATCGCATTTGGACGCTTGCTAAATCACTGCTAAAGAGTGGCGTTGCTAGACATCTCGGTTTTAGTATTGAAGGTAAGGTTGTCGATCGAGGATACGATAACAAAATACTAAAGGCAAAGATTCGCGACGTTGCGATTACGCGTGTTCCGGTGAACACTAAATGTTCTTGGAGTATTCTCGCGAAGTCATTTGGTTCTTACGAGCAAATGGAAGCGAGTAATATTAGAAAAGCTCTGTCTGCTGGAGGTCAATCGCCAGCGCATAGTGGAGGTGCAGCTCTAGCGAGCGGTCGTGTGGAGCGTAGACGGATGGAGCTATCATTCGATGAAGCAGTCAAAGTGATTAAGTCGCATCGACCACAATATGCGTGGGCAACCTGCGAGCGACTCGCGCGTGTAATTGAAAAACAGGAACGGAGGATTTAATGGCTAAACGAGTAGCGACAGGAAAGCCGCGAGTCGGCGAACAGAGAAATCAATCAAGTCATCTTACTGGATTGATCACGTTTACAGGGTCGACAGTCGTCGACCTTGGACGTGCTATTCGGATGAAAGGTGGACGTGTCGACATCATGTCATATGTTGTTCAGTCATTGAATTTTGAAGACGCTGGAGGTGTGGCGACAGTTCATCGTCTAGCGTCGGTTCAAAACGCAAACAACACCTTTACAATCAATGCGTCGAAGGAGTCTGGCGCAGCTGGCGTTTACGCAGTTGCAACAAATCCATGCACTGTGCGCTGGACCGTGTTGGTTACTAACTAAGTTTTTCAAATGACGCCGAGTTGAGGCGTTCGTAAATAAAAAGGAGAAACAATGTCTCGTCAGAATCTTGTGCGCTTCAATGTCGGTGGACGCGATCCGCTTACACCATTTGTTGTAAAGGTTGCAGGAACCTTTACAATTCCTGATAGCAAGACAGTGCTGTCAGCTGTTGATCCAGCATTCGGAGGTGCTTTGCTTGGGTCAGTCGTAAACATCGTGGGAGGACAGCTTTTGCTCGCAATGAGCGATGGTGCCTCTGGAGTCGGTTCGGTGTTCGATCTTACTGGTCAAGAAATCGCCGATCTTCGTCCTGGAGATGTGGTTGCGATGTCCGCCGTCGTGGGTGGCGTTTCGACAGTTACCGTTACGTCAATTGACGGTACTGTTCGAACGTTTCTTCTGACCACTGCAGTAACTGGAAATATTGTCGGATACTTCGCGTAATGGAGTAGCTTATGGCGAGAACACCAGCAGAGGCCAGGTTGCTTGCGTCACTAGAAACGCTCGAAAAGGGCGGAGATGCTCTCCAAGATGCTCCACACGATGGAGGCTTGGCGACGGAGGGAACAAATATTCAATCAAGTGCGAAAGCGATGAAGAAGGCGTTGAGAGGTCTGATGAAGGGCGGGATGAGTCGGCGGAAAGCGGAAGAAACACTGAAAGCGCTGTACGCTAAATCTGACGACGCATCGTCAGATGACGATGTAGCGAAAGCTGGAAATGATGACGACGACTCGATGTCATCTGACGACGACAGCGGAGATGGGGAATCCGCTGGCGGTGGGGATGACGAATCGGATGAAGGAGGTGAATCATCGTCTGATCAACCTGCAAAGGGAGGTAAGCCGTTTGGTAAATCCCACGGCGCTTCGCAGCTTGCGAATCTTCGTCCCAGACAAAGAAGCGTCGTAATGAGAGCATTCGAAAGGCTCTCATCGACGAGACTCCAAACGCAGAAGCTGCGTTTGATGCTGCGCCAATCCTCGATAAGCTCGTCCAATCGATTGACAACCTAACCGCCGGTCAACGCAATTCGCGTGACAAACGGTTGATGAAGTCGATGCGAAAGTCGATCACTGAATTCGGTGATAATCAGAAGGCTTTCAATTCAAAGATTGCGAAGGCTCTCGTGATGATTGTGGAGAAGCTAGGCAGTACGGAGGACCTAGTCAAAGCTATTCACGATCAGCCTGTACCCAATCAGCAAGGTTCGACGTTGCGAAAAGCGAATGTTCGCGAACCGCAATTTCGGAATGGGGACACCTCAGGTATCGACGGATCGGAGCTAGGCTCGCCATTGGAGAATGTCGAGTTTATCGCAATTCAAGAGGCTCTTACGGACATGTGTTTGAAGAGTCAGGGCGTTTCTCTGGACGAAATTACCAAATTCGAAAACACTCACGATTTCTCAATGCTACCAAAGGCTGTTGTCCAAAAGTTGGAGCAGAAGCTCTGTTCTGCTTCGTAGCAGACAGCAACAAAAACGACACTGAAAGGAGTCACAGATGGAAGGCAATTACGTTGGCATGTCTGACTACGATGGGCTTACCGGTTTCGGTTTGCTCCCAAATGCAGGCATGAGTGCGGACGATCTCCGCAAAGCTCTCTCAGCAGGCAATCAGAGTCCGCGCCATGACGGCGGTAGTGCGCTTCGCGTGGAATCACTCGAGGCGACGCTCCGCGTGCTCACTTTCTCGCAAGGGCATATGAAGCTTTGGAAGGACATTCCGAAGCTGCCTGCGTTCTCGACGAGTGAGGAGTACACGATCCAATCGAGCTACGGCGGTGAGTCTGGCGCATTCACGAAGGAAGGTGAATTGCCTCAGGTTCAGGACGCGGCGTACGAGCGGCGCGTGGAAATGATCAAATTCCTCGGCACGCAAGGCGAGGTAACGCATCCGGCGACGTTGGTGCGCAATGCGTACGGCAATATCATTGCGCGAGAGACGCAGAATCGCGCGATCTGGCTGATGATGCGCATTGAGCGCGCGCTATTCAGAGGTCAAGCGAGCGTCATTCCAGATTCGTTCGACGGCATTGACGAGCAGCTCATGCGAGATCCGTTTGCAAGTGCAAACAACGTGATTGATCTTCGCGGTGGGCCAATCACGGAGGACGCAATCGAAGAGGCGACCAACGTTGTCGTCGAAAACTACGGGATATCTTCGGCGCTGTATCTTGCTCCGCGCGCACAAAGCGATATGAGCAAGCAGTTCTATTCTCGTCAGCGCGGAAGCTTTGGCCAAACGGATGGTAGAATTGGCTACAGCGCGAAGCTGATGGAAACGAACGCTGGGGATATCGCGCTTCGCGGAAACATCTTTCTGCGCAGTGGCAAAGAGAACAGCGTCAAGAATGCGCCGACTGCTGCAACGTCCGTGCGCGCTCCAACGGCGCCGACGTGTTCCGCTGCGAGCGGTGCAAACGCTGCTTCAATCTTTGGTGCGGCCGATGCTGGTACGTATCAATACAAGGTGTCTGCACTCAATCGCTTTGGCGAGAGCGCTGGTGTGCAAGAGCCTGGTGGTGTTGCTGTCGCTGCAGGCGATGGCGTGACGCTCACGATTACTGATGGCGGTGGTACGGATACTGCGACAGGGTATCGCATCTATCGCAGCAAAGTCGGTGGCGCGGCTGGAACCGAGCAATTTGTGCTCGATGTTCCACGTCCGACTGGCGCGGCGACGACAGTGTTTCTTGATGTCAATCAGTGGCTGCCTGGAATGTCGCGCGCGTATTTGCTGCAAATGAATTTGCAGTCAATGAGCGTGAGGCAGCTGGCGCCAATGATGAAGATTCCGCTGGCGACGCTTGCGGCGTCAATTCGCTGGATGCAGCTGATCTACATGACGCCGATCCTGTACGCGCCTCGGAAGAATGTGATCTTCATCAATGTTCTTGACGACTAGAGTGCAGGTAGAAATGAAGGAGAACAAGTATGGCTAATCCGCAAAAGCAGACCGTGGTTGCACGCAACACGGAAATGGATCCTGATACAGTCGTTACGCTGGAAATCATGGACCGTCGCAATGCTGGCAAAACTCCGTCTTCGAGATGGGGCAAAGTCAAGTTTGACGACGATGGCGTAGCGACAATCAAGGTTCCCTTGAAAGACATCATTCACGTTCATTCGTTTGGGTGGCTTTCTGTGGAGGATCAGGAGAAGTATCTTGCTTTGGAAGAGGCGCAGCCAGCGACGGCTGCAGAGACCAAAGCAAATTCGGATCTGACTGCAGTGAGAGGAGCCAATGCCAGGCTCGCTCAAAAGAATGCAGAGCTGGAAGAGAAGCTTGAGCAAATGGCCACCGAATTCAGGGCGCAATACACAGCGTACCAGGATGGCATGGCCAAAGAGGCAGAGGCTTTGCGGCGTAAGTGCAAAGAGCTTGAGCATTCGCTTAGCGTCGTGTCCGCGGAACGTGATGCATTGAAGGCGAAGAAGAAGAACTAAATCGATGGCCCTAGCGGATGGAAATATCACGATCAAGTTGTCTGACTTGACTCCTGATTGGCTTAGAGCCAATTGGTTGACTGGTTTGGAGTTTATTGATCGTGCAGGAAAGCCTTATCCTGACAGTTTTTTTGAAACGCATATGCAAAATGCTTTGCGTAAACTAGAAAAGCTTTGCGATATTTCAATCCTCGAGGTTGTCATCACTGACGAACAGCATGATTATTACGCGCAGGATTATATTAATTGGGGTTGGCTGCAGCTGTTCAAGGTTCCAGTCAAATCGATAACCCAGCTGCGCGGCGTCTTTCCTCTTGGCGTTAGTATCGTAACGTATCCTCCAGAATGGATCCAGATAAGGAAGGACTCTGGAGAATTAAATGTTGTACCAAATCAAGGAGCGTTGAGTGCTGTGATTATTGGGCAGGGTGGAGATTTTTTGCCAATCCTGTATCAAGGGATTTCTTCCGTTCCAAACCTGTGGCGCGTAGATTACATAGCTGGAATGGATCCTCTGGACCTGCCTAGGATGATTGTTGAAGCTTTGGCAAAGCTTGCGTGCATCGATCTTCTTCGCATTATGTCGGATTTGGTTCGTCCGATTGGTGTGAATAGTGAGAGTGCCTCGATTGATGGACTATCGCAATCAATGAGCTATCAATTGCCAGCCTTCCAAGCGCGGATTTCTCAATATTCAGAAGACCTATACGGACCGGCAGGTAAATCACAAGAATTGACGATGACGTCAGGTTTGCTCAAGCAAATCCTTGATGCGTATAAGCCAATTAATATGGTGTCGACGTAATGGGCGTCAATCGAACAGGTGGCGTTATTGTCGGTGGCGGACCGACCGCGATAGGGCAGCCGTCGGTATCTCCATTCGTGCGTTCAGACGTATCCGGATTTAGCGTGCCATTTGACCGCGACAAGTTTACGCAATTGATAAAAGTCCACGGATACAATGTCATTTGGGAGACTGCACAGTATTGTCCTTTTATTAAAGGGCCGAGTCCGCGTGCACATGATATAAATTGTCGAGTTTGCCATTCAGGATTCATCTATTTTAATCCAGTGGTGACTCAGATGCTAATCACGTCTCTAGGACTATCATCACAATATTTTGCGTACGGGCGATTCGATTCTGGTAAAGCTCAGATCACCGCGTATCCTGAATTCAAGGTATCGTTTTGGGACCGAGTTACTTTGGTTAATGCTCGAGCGCGCCATACTGAGAGCATCCTTCGCCAGCGCAGTTCTTTGACCGACAGACCAAAGTTTAATATTCTGAGCGTGGAGAGGATTATTTGGGCTGTGGGTGACCAGGAGTTTGCTACGGCAAATGCAGAAGATTTTACGGTCAACACTCTAACTGGAGAGCTTGTTTGGTTGACAGCGCACCGACCGGACGCCGATACGTATTTTTCAATTGTGTACTACTACCGGCCGGTTTACATTGTGCAAGATACGTCGCATCACGTTCGCGACCAATTGATTCCATCATTGGAAAATGTACCTGCACCGTTTGAATTTCCAGTGCAGGTAATTGCACAATTGGATGCGTTTACACGTAACGAAGGGCTAGACGTGCCGAGTGAAGGTGACGTTAAAAATCCATTCCCGTTTCAAAGGTAAGTTGTCCGGGAAGATGAACGATGCGCTTGCTGCAACAATGGTTGTGGGCGCGTCGAAAGTTGTTGAAGTGCTATCTAAAATCGCAGATACAAAGCTGCATAACACCGCAAAGCTATTTACGGATGCTTTGGCTGGCGCGGTCACAGCTACCGCAACTCGTATTGTCGTCAAGATGGAAGGCGTCGCAAAGGATATAGAGGTTGGGTATCCGTCTCGAGACTTGAAGCCTAAGTTATTAGCTTCTCCAAACGCGAAGACTAGCGAAAAGGGTAATCGCTACATTGATGTGCCATTCAAGCATGAGATGCGAGCGAATGTGAGAAGCCAAGGAATGCCTCCATTGGTGAAGGCGCAGATTCAGGCAGCAGTGCAAACGGAGCGGATCTCCGCGAGATGGGGCGGTAGAGCTGAGCGTAATCCATTGCGCGTTACTGGTACGATTCCAGCTGCCAGTTCAAAGCATGTGACGAGCGTTTATTCCGATATGCTGAGGACAAGGTCTTCTGGGAAATCGTCATACCAAACGATTCGTCGGATCTCTAGTAATAGCGATGCGAATGCTTGGTGGCATCCTGGGTATGAAGGTCTTCGCGCTTTGAGGCAATTGAAAAATTTTCCAAAGCTTGTACTGAAATCTATCTTTAAGCGTGAGATGGTTAAGCGCGGATTGAGGTCTAAATGACCGTTGATCCTAGAACGCAAACGCCAAACGGATTTATCGGCAATCTGTTTTTTGAGGAGTTGCTCCGTCAATTTCTCGCATATCAGTTCAAGCAAATTCAGCGAGACATCGCGGCTCCTGGCGACTTGTTTTTTGACGAGATGTTCGGGCGCTATGGTGACGAGGTTCGTTTACAAGCGAAGCGTTGGTTTTCTGAGAACACAAATCTTCATTTCATCATTAATTATCCTCGAGATAACATGCAAATTCCATTCGTTTGCATTGTCAATGCAAGCGAGACGGAGAAGACTGGAGAGACGTACCTCGCAGATGATGGAGGCCAAATGTTGATTGGAGCGCACAGTGTTGTAGCGTCATCCAATATTCAAACAGCTCCCTCTCTGTATGGTCAGATGTTCGTGCCAGACAATCGGCCACGAGCTACGCAGTCACGACAGCTTCTATCAGTGCCTGAGAGCCACACGACGAAGATTTATATTGCAACGGAGAACGTCGATGCGACGTTGTATCTGTACGTGACTATTAAAGCGCTATTGCTAGCGAACAAGATTGATTTTGATAGGTATGCTGGCGCTCGAAATATGAAAATGAGTGGTAACGATTTTCAACATAATCCAGAGCTGTTTCCAAGCTTTGCGTATTTCAAGGTTCTATCGCTTGAATATGATATGAATTTTGATGTTGCTCTCAAGCCAGATTACACGATTGGGAGTGTAAACGTGTCGCTGTCAAGTTTCCTATTTGGCGGCGCTGCTCAAGGAGTTATTCAATGAGTGATCAGCCTGGCGATGAGGTCAAGCTTGGAAAGAAGTTTGCCGGAGAGAAGTTTGCGACGATTAAATCGATGGCCGACATAGAAGAAGAGATTGGATTACGTCAGCTCTATGGTGAGCATCCAGAGGCTATGTCGATTGAAGCGTACTTTTCGCATCGGCGTATTCATGATCCAATTCACCAGTCTATGAGGCTGGCATTTACAAAAGTCAGGATAGCTACGGTATTCGTTTTCGACGATATATTTTCCACGTTCTAGGAGGTCAAAGTGACTCGGCAAATTTTATTTAATGGCGCTGTCCTGACACGTCCTGGGGCATACACCAAGATCGATGCGTCTCAATTCAATAGCGTTGCTCTTTTAGGGCTTGGCGTTGTTGGCTTGATTGGAGATGCGGATGGCGGTCCACCTAGGCTCACTCAAGTATTCAATGCATCAGCTGCAGTAAAAGCATTGTACCGCAGCGGCAATCTCGTCGAAGCGGCGCAGATTGCTTCTGATCCTGGAAACGATCCGCTGATTCCTGCAGGTGCTCAAACGTTGGTTTGCTATAAAACAAACGGTAGTACGCAATCCACGTTTGTCCACGACACCACGTTTACGTTCAACTCCAAAGATTGGGGTTTGCAGACAAACAGCATTCAAGCCACAATCACGTCAACCGGTGGTAACCTGCGAACGGTTCAAATCACAGGTATTGATTCGTTTGGTAATTTGATTACCGAGACGTCTCCTGAGTTTGGAGATCCGACGAAGTTTGGTAAATTTTCAATTCAGTATACCGGTGCTGCCGCGACGTCGACAATCACGATTACTGCTACGACATTGACGACAGCAAATGCAGGTGCTGTTGATCAGCTGAATATTACATTTAGCCAATACAACAGCTTGGCTGATATCCTGTTCTTTATCGCAGGTACTGGGAAGTACGCAGTGACAACGTTGATCACAAACGCTGCGTCGTTTGATCCGAGCAATCTGGATGCTCTCGCAGGAGTTACAATCAAGGCTGCGCCAGTTGTCATCATGTCAAATAACTTTGACTTGAGTGATTGGCTGAATAGCAACAGCTCTCTGATTAACAGTGTGCTGACAAAGGGTCAGACTGGTCCGCGCGTTGTGCTCACGAAGACGGCGCTCGCTGGAGGGACTCGAGGGACGTCGGCAAACTCGGATTGGGCAAACGCGTTTACAGCAATGAGTGGAGTCAATCTCAATCAGCTGGTAACGCTGGCATCGAGAGACGCGAATGCGATTGAAGGAACGTATACGCTAGCGTCGATCAATGCTGGTTTGCAATCGCACTGTCAGCTGATGAGCGCAACGGCCGGTAGGAGTGAGCGTCAAGGTTGGGCATCGTTTCAGGGGACCAAAGCAAACCTTATTCTTGCGGCGCAAGCGCTTAACAGCGAGCACGTGTGTTTGAGTAGCCAGAAACCGACACGTCCGTCAGCTGTGACAGCAAACCTGACGCAGTTTGATGAGTGGGCGTATGCGGTGATCTTGGCTGGAATGCGCGCTGGCGCGCCATTGAGCGAACCTTTGACGAAGAAGGTTATCAAGGCAAGCGCACTCACGAATGATGCGTCGTGGAGCACGAGCAATGCGAATGACATTGTAGATTTGCTCTTGAACGGTGTTCTCTTTTCAACATTGGTCCAAGGGCGTGGGTTTGTCATCGAGAAGGGAATCACGACGTATACCAAGAGCAATAACGACGCATTTATCGAAGAATCAATTGTACAAGGTTGGAAGCTGATTGCGTCAACCTGGCGAACGGCGCTGGAACGTCAATACGTTGGAAGACCCCTGAGCGCAGGAAGGGTGCTCACGGTGAAGCCATTCTCCGCTGGTATTTTCCGTGATTTGCGAGACCAAGGTGTAATCACGGATAGCCTTGTCAATGGCGTACGGACGCCTGGTTATCAAAACATTCTTGTTAGCGCGACCAATGATGTGTTGAGTGTGTCTGCAAACGTGTCTCCAACGTCAGGCATTAATTTTGTTCTGAATACCGCCGTTCTCGTACCGGCGCAATTCTCTCTCTAATTCTTGAAAGGAGTTGAGCCGTGGCAAACGAATTACCATTTAGCGACGTGGGTACCAGAAGCTTTTCTGGCGCTCGCGCACGTTTCTATATGAACGGAACACAGGTCGCTTACGCTACTGGATGCGACGGTAGCGAAGAGATCACGATGGAACCGGTGGAGGTTCTAGATCACTTGCCAGTTAAAGAGCACGTACCTACCGGATATCGCTGCACGCTCAATTGCGCGATTGTTCGGACGGTAGCATCTGGCGCTAGCACCGATGTTGCTCCTGGCTCTCTCAAAGAGCAGGGGATTTATCCGAAGTTTGGAACGCGTGGCGAGCGCATTCTTTTGCTGACACCGGTTACGGTATTTATCCAGGATCGCAATTCTGGAAAGGTGCTGTATGTGATTGAAGGTGTAAAGCCGACGACACAAAATTTCAGTATCCAGGCTCGTGGGGTAGTGACACAGAATGTGTCATTTGTGGCGCTCAGAATGCTTGATGAATCAGAGATTGTGTAAAAAGGAGAAGGAGTTATGGAAGAAGAGAAGAAGCCAGAAGAGGCGACAGCAGAGAAACCTAAAGATCGCATAGAGATTAGAGATATCACGCCAGAGGGTGCCGCGAAGGCGAAGGATGTTCGTTACACGAAGCGATTTTTCATGGATTGGCTCGACGAAGACGATGTGAAGCAGTCTGGAGAATTTACAATCAAACGGCCAAACATCGAGGAACGCGCGCGTATCGGCACGATGATGGCGGAATTGCGCGAAGACAAACCACCGTCGTCTATCGACAGGAATACGGCGCTATTGCACGAGTGGATGGCCGTTTGTTCTGTGTGCGTGATTCAATCTCCACCGTGGTTTAATACCAAGATGTACGATTCAGAACCAATGCAGCGAGCTTATTTGGAGGTGCTCGCGTTTCAGCAGTCGTTTCTTAAGCCTGTGGGAAAATGATTACGAAAAGCTGAGAGCAGTCGCTGCAGCTCGATTAGCACACGATGAGCTGCAATGGTGGTGGTGCAAGAAGTATAAGAGGCCATTAAAGGATCCGGTGCTTCAAACGTATACTCTAGAAGAGTTGCAGATAGAGTATTTCATGTATGCGATTGAAGATGATCCGAACGAAGCTTTCCCAAGCAAAGATACGACAAATGTTCAATTTAAGACTGGCGATCCGATAATAGACGATTGGGAAAAGAAGAGAGCGGAAGGTCGCTTCGACGAGATTGATTGGGATGCTGGCGTTGATCCTGATTTCTTGAAACGCTTCAAAGCGTATACCAAACGTAGTGACGAGGAGCAATTTCCAGAAATTGCTGCATCGCGTTTGAAGGCAGAACCGAGTAAGCTGCCTGTTCCTGCAAATGAGAGCGCAGACTTTTTGTCTAGTTTGGTTGGTGGCTTTGATGATAGCTATGATAAATCATGAGTGATTCTGACGCAACATTTGTAATTGACGCCGATGTGCCTGCGTTTCTTAAAGACGTGGACAAGATGGCGGAGGGTGCGCAATCTCGCTTTGCAAAGCTCGGCGCTTCGCTTGCGAGCGTGATGGGTATTAAATCAGTAGCTGGTCAATCGTGGAGTCAAACGCCAGTTGCTAAAACCACGAAAGAGCTTGAGGCGCAGCACAAGATTGCGCTTGAGCTTTTGAAGGTTGAGCGGCAGAAACGAGATATTGCGCGCGCAGATCGCTTTGAACGCAATCGCGGTCGCTTTGGAGGGAGTGCCGAGCTTACAGAGGCTGGCGACCTCCGACGCCAGCGCAGGGATTACCAATTCCATAAAACAGTACAGGGGATTGGTCAAGGCATTACGGCTGGAGGTAATTACGCATTCTCTGGTGGTTCATTGCAAGGAGGGATGCAGCTTGGCAATTCGATTGCCAATATGTTGGCTCCACAACTAGCTCCAATTTTTAGCGCTATTAGTGGCGTGGCGATTCAAGCTTTGGACGCAGATGATCGTGTCAAAGAGGCTGCATTGCGAGGGTACCAGGTTGGAGGTGTTGGTGGCGCAAATCAGCTATTAGATCCAAGAGACCTAGTAAATTCGGAGCGGAAGCAATTAGGATTCAATTCGGATAGGTTTTCGTCTCTGCAAACGCAGATGAGTCGGCGCCAAGGCGATGACAGAGGTATCGCAGGTATCATGCGCGGTGAGAACGAGTTTGGCATTGGAAGCCAAATGATGAATTTGCAGAGTGCTGGTTATCGGACTGGAACGATTGGCAAAGGCGACGATCAAACAAAGCTGTTTGGTGCCGCGTTTGGCTTGCAGGTTGGTGAGGGGATTGGGCGTGGTCGGCTTGGCGAGGTGATGGACCAGCTGTCCGGCGCAATAGAGGCGAACACGGAAGCGACAACGGATGTTAAAGCGACAGCTGATCGGTTTATGTTCATATCTCAATTGGGTTCTCAGTTCAGAGGTAATACCGCAGCCGCTCAAGGAATGGACCAGTCTTTGAAAGGTTTAGCCCAAGGCCAAACCGGGTATACTCAAATGACAGCGTTGGCTGCGGCTGGGTTTGGGCGTGGTAAAACGTTTTTCGAGGCTAAACTAGCTTTGGCGAAAGGACTCGATACAGTTGGTGGTGTGAGCCATGAGGATTTGATTAGTACGAATTTTCAGAGAGCGTTGCCGGAATACAAGAAAGCCAATGCTGCAGGGAAGGCGCGGATCGTTGGAGGTTTGGCACTGCTTACAGGAATGGGCGAGGCGAAGATTCAATTGATAATGGACAATCTCGCTTCAGGGCAAGGCTCGACGGTAGACATCGAAGGGAGTACCGCTCAATTTACAGCGGCGGTGAATGCGCCAGAGAAAGAGGGTTTGATCGGCCTGCATCGGCAGCAAGTGAACGCAGAATCATCCAAGACTGGTTTTGCAAATATGGTCCGGAAGATTCGTGAGGGATTTGGACTGTCGACGGAAGAGGACGTAAAAGCTGGCGCAATGAGGAAGGTTAATCCTTGGGTTGGTAATCCAAATAAAGTAACATCATTGAGCAATCAAATAAATGATTACGCTGGAAAGATGGGGGTTCCACCGTCGTTTCTGCAAGCGTGGATTAGTGAGGAGTCTGGAGGAGACAATTCGCAGGTAACGAATTTGAATGAGCGTGGTTTGTTCCAGATTATGGGTGGGCATGGAAAGACATCATTTGCGGATTCCGAGGCTGGCGGTTTGGGAATGACTGAAGGCGAGCATAAGAATTTGTCGAAAGATCCATCCGCTGCGATGATGTGGGGCGCAAAATTGGTGGGCAAATACTCAAAGGTCGCCAAGGAGAACGCGCAAGCGTATGGTTTGAAGTGGAGCGACACCGATATCCTGAGGTTGACAAAGCTTAACCACGGAGGTGTTGGTATCGAGAAACAAGCTTTGGACACAGCTCAATCTCAATTGCATCGAGCACCGGTGTCATTTGAGGAAATGTATAAGACGGTTTACAAGCTGGTGAATGCTCAAGCGCAAGGGGCGTTGGATAACGCGAAGAATATAAAGATTACGATTGTGGACAAGACTGATAGTGGTATTGACGCACATAAAGAGGTGCAGCGTCATGCAGTAGAATCCAGGAAACCAGCTCCTGGAGACACGCCAGCGAAACACAAATGAGCGTTGACATTAATATACCGAAAGTGATCGAGGGCTATGCCCAAACTCGTATTGTTTGGTTTGGCGGTTTTGGTGATGCCAAGATTACAGGAGACGATCCGTTCTCAAGGCTCGCGCAGATTGCAGCAAAGAACAGCGGTGGTTCTGAGTTTAGCACGAATGGGGAAAGTGACATTGCGAGCCTATCGACGAGCAAGGACACGGAGTCTCCAGCTGGTGTTTGCAGCGTTCAATTGTTTCCACGTCGCGATTATTTGAACATGGTGCAGCCAGAGGATGTTCTCCTCGTGTATGGTCGTGCTGATAAAGTGTCGTCGGAAACATTGATTATGCTGGTGTCGGTAGATACGGTCCGAGAGACTAGGTCTGTTTCTGGAACAGGGGCCACGATTACGAGAGTCTCGATTAATGGGAGAGACCTTGGGAAGATTTTGATGGAAACTCCCACGATTTACGATGCTGCATTTGGCGGTTTAGTAATGCGTGATTTCTACGCGCAGTTTGTACAAGCATTTACAAATAGCGCTGCGCGCGGTGGACCGAGTGTAGTGGTTCAAACGATGCTAGCGGTTTATTACTCTCTAAAACAGAATTTTGTGACGCTAGCGATAGGTCAGAAATTTGACCCTACTGATTTGTTTACCTCAAAGCCTACAAATCCGACGACAACGCCGCTGACACCGTTTAGGTTTCCTGGAAACAAGGCAGTGTCTTTGTTTTCGTTTTTGGATACTAAATCATTTGTGCAAACGCCAATGGTTGGCGCAATGCAGCAACGAGATGAGCCGACGATTCTGCAGAATGCATCGAATCTGTGGTCTCTTTGTGATATGTATGCAAACAGACTGGTCAATGAATTCTTCATTGACACTCGTGATTTTGTTCCAGGGTTTGACGACGCTCATAAAAGAGCAGCGTATTATGCGCAAAAATTTTTGTCTAAATTTGGTAATGCCTCAGCTGAGCAGTCAGGATTGATTGACGCGTTGTCGGACTCAACGCAATTAGCTTCCCAGACTTCTCAAGAGCTTTTGCAGACACAAGAGGCTGGTCCTTTGCAATCTACCGTTGCTATTGTGCACCGCCAATTGCCATATGACACCTTGAGTTTTTATTCGCTGCCTACGTCAATCGTGTACGAGACAGAAGTGTTTTCAAATGATGTGGGCACCGGTTCTGCCGAAATTAAAAATGTGTTCAGGTTGAGGCTCCCAGGTCTTGTGGGAGGGTCGAGCCCAGACGTTTTTACTGATTTGCAATTTGGTGTTACGCTCAACAGGGATTCCATTACGAAGCATGGTTTGAGGAGATTTGAAGGGGAGAGTATTTATTTTTGGACAAACGAGAATACGTCGCCTGCGGATGTTACGTCGTCGTTTCAACCAACGTATGAGTTTTACCTATCGCTCATTACAACGTGGTATGCCTATAACGAGAGATTGCTTTCAGGTTCAATGACGCTTCGTTTTAGGCCAGATATCAGGATTGGAACAAGGCTGACGTTTGTTCAATCTAGGATTACATACCAGACGTATGCGCCGTCAGGGAATACAACGCACGTGATTGATTTTTATGTGCAGAATGTTCAGCATTCGTTTTCACCGAATCCAAATGCGTCTAGGACTACGCTCCATTTGGTGCGAGGAATTGTGCGCGAAGGTTTGTCAGTGCGCGCGTTTATGGAATCACATTTGTTCTGGACCGACCAAGGCGGTTCTCTCGATCCTGATCCGTATGAGGTTGTGCAGTCTTCTGATCTGTTCACGAGTGGAGAGTCTCCTGATTCTGTAGCGACTACGCTTGTAGCGCCAGGAGCGCCGTGAAAGAGTATCCAGTCATACGTCAAGCTGGATTGTCTGGTGTTCTACTGTCCGGAGAACATGCTTCTTATTCAAAGGTGGCTACAGTCGAATGTGTCGTCATTGCCGTTCGCTACATTGACGATGTGAATAACCTTTCAAAGACGTACGTGGAATACGACGTGCGAGATTTGAGAACATCTCAAATTTACAAAAATTGTCGCAGGTGCGATCAAGTATCCGGGATGGAAGATGGTGAAGATAATATTTTGCGCGCAGCGCAACAGCAGTTTGGAGCGACAACTCCTGTATTTGACCCAAAGACAGCGCAGCTCTCGCAATCGGACGGAGATCGCGTTTTGGTGACTTGTAACTACGGCGCTCAACATAATGCAGTCATTGTGGCTGTATTGCCACATAGCCGGTTGACTTACGGCGCGACGCGTGACAAAGGTTTTAGGAGGTTTCAAACGCATAAAGGAACGTCTGTGGAGACACAGAAGGATGGAACGTATCAGATTAAACGTGGGGACACGACAATCACATTACAAGCTAATGAAGAGATTGAAGTGTCACACAAAAGTGGATCAATAATTCGCTTTCTGGATAACGGCGATGTTGAGGTGATTCCAGCCAATGATTTGCTTCTCGGTGGAAACGGATTGACAGAAACTATCGATGGCGTTGTCCACGGTACTGGGATTGACGTATTCAGTGGTGCGAAGTATTGGCAACTTGGAAGCACAAGCAGAACTGTACTTGCAAAGAAATTTTAGCTATGGCGATGGACGGTAATATCATGGGTCAGCAGGTTATTGAGGCAGTTGATGCTGTCGCTAAGCCGTCCATATCTCCAGGTGAATCTCAGGATAGTATTGACGCTAAATTGAGCGCGTATAGAATACAAATGATGGAAGCGATGTGCGGAGCTATTGTGCTCCACATTCAGACGTTCGCTATTGTGAACAGCTCTGTTGCTGTGATTGCTGTATCTGGAGTAACGACAGGTCTCGGTTTGTCTGGTCCAGGCACCGGAACCGGTACCGGAACAATCGTGTGACGTATGGCTGATAATAGCGATGATCAAACCACGAAGATGCCGCCCCTTGAAAATTGGGCGGCGCAAACGTTTGCGTATGGCTTTCTATTGGATCGCTCAGCTACGGTTGATTACAGTGGCAATGCTGCGCCGAACCAGAGCGGAAAAACAGGATTTGGAAATCCGCAGCCAGATGACATCCATCTTTTGAATTTGAATCCTCAATCGATTTCATTTGACGAGCCTGTAGCAACGGATACGGCTTTTTCACAAGGTGGAGGAAAGTTTGTCGAGTCACGAGGAGGCTTGATTAAATCAGTAGCTATTAGAGGCACCACAGGTCTTTTGCCTCCAATTGCACCGTACGCGACGCACATGCAAGGTCCAACGATTAGCCAGACGAACGATCAGAGCAATCTGAACCTTGGATTAGCATTGCGCCAGCGAGAGAAGCAGTCTGGATTTTACGAGTTTTATCATCTTCGCAGGCTATTTCGGCAATTTATGGCAGAGAGGCGCGCTGGGAAAAACATCCAATTGCACTATTTGGATTTCAAAGGTGATGAATTTTGGATGATAGAATTGAAGCATTTCAGAATGGATCGGACGAGGTTTGGTTACAATTATGATATCGCATTTGATTGCATAGAGCCGTCTCAGAAACGTGTTCAAGCATTGAATCAAGGGAGTGACGCTAGGTCTTTGGGCGTAGGTGATAGAGACCGTGGGAGCGACGCATTGAAGCAGCTGCGTAACCCAGTGAGCACCTCTCTCGATTCAGTAGCTGGTAAAGCGATTACACGTTTGGTGCAGCTTGCGGCTAGCGCAAAGGGCTTTGTGCAACGGTTTAGCACCGGTGTTCTTACGTTGAAGCTGCAAGGAGTCATTACCGCGATTACGAAGGTCCAATCGTTTTTTGCAGACGTAGCGTCAATTCGCCGCGCTGTCTTGGACGTACCGTTGAATTTGTACAAACAAGTATACAGTGCGCTAATCGGTTTGGAAGACTCGTATACTGGTGTAACACCAGAAGCCTTTAGGGCGGATGTCAATGAGTGGATCCTTGAGACGAGGTTTTTAACGGAAGGCTTGGTGTCTCACCATTTGGCGACGTATGGATCTACGCCAGGGCAAGAATTTGCGGATGAGAATAAAAAATACACCCAGCCTCGTGCGGTTCAAGGTGTCAAAAGTAATTTCTTTCAAGAAAGCGACGTATCCGGTTCTCCGGCGGTGAGTCCATTTATTGGAACGTCTGGGTTAAGCTTGGTGGGGGACATCGAGCAAATGGTCGCGATGTCTGCTCTGAGAGCAGAATTCGTTTTGACCGGAGAGACAATATTTGATGTTGCGCAGAGGGTTCTTGGTGACGCACGGCGCTTCGTGGAATTGGTGATTGCAAACCAATTGCGGGCGCCGTTCATTGTCTCTGATAAGAGAAATAAACCTTTTGGAACGATTGCGTGGGGAGAGCAGATCTTTGTTCCTTCGACACAGGATGCTGTGTCACTGAGTACGGCCATTCCGTTGGACGGATCCTCAGCTACGGTTAGCGGTAGCATCGTTGTAGCGTTGACCGACCTTGATGCTGTTTTTGCCAATAACGATTCCATTAAAAACCCCTGGCGATCGGACATGTGGGTTGGGTTTACGCTGGAGTTTACGAGTGGAGCGTTGCTAGGACAAAAGCGTATCGTTGTTGCAAATGACGTCAATACGTTGACAGTTAATAGGACGTACGCATCTTCGCCTGCGGTGGGAGATGCGTTTGAATTGCGATTGGATATGCTCCCATTGCGCAGACCATCAACACCAGAGACGGTAGCTTTTGGCGTTGATATGCTGGCAACGTTTTCTCAAGGTTTGATTGATGTGGTGTTTGGTCCGCGCAATCAAACGCAGACGGTGTCTGGATTGGAGAATTTGGAGCAAGCGATTGCGTTGTGTTTGCAAACGACACGAGGTTCCAATAAATCAAACCCTGAATACGGAACGTCAGATATTATAGGTCGGCCATTTGAGCCAAATGCTGCAGCAATGTATGTGTTTTATGTTCGCCAATCTCTACTAGCTGATCCACGCATTTCGTCGATTGAACGCTCGTCGGTTACGTATATAGGAACAGCGTTGTTTTTTGAGTTTTTTGCCAGACCTGTGAGGACACAGCAGACATTGTTTTTTAGAATTCCGCTTTCGTGAGTCAAAAGGTGACAAGATGCCTACTGCGTTTCGTGTAAAAACTAAGGCTGAGATTCAAGCGCAGATGTTTGCGACGCATCGAGCGCAGCTTGGGCCTGATACTGATTTGAATGTTGGCTCTCTCGACAGAACGCAGCTTGAAGCATCCGCATTGCAGCATGCGGACGAATACGTTCAAATTGGGAAGCTTGTTGATTTGTTTTTCCGAGGCAATTGTAAAGGTGATGACTTAGACCGTCGTGCTGAGGATTTTGGGTCCGTTGTATTTTCGACAATGCGACGTAGGAAGGCACAAACGAGCATTACTCAAATTGTTGTTGGCGATGGGTCGACGAGGAAAACAGCGCTCATGGGTGCGGACACAGTCCAGGGAATCACTTCATTCTCTGTTACTGACGCAACTGGATGGCCAGCGTCAGGATCATTGATTATTGAGCGAGGTACGCTGCGCGAGGAATCGATAACCTATACGAGAGTCGGCGTGATTTTTACAGTTGTGGTTCCGTCAACTGGTTTGCGTAATCCTCATTTGCAGGTTGGTTCCGTAGAAACGACAGCTACTAAATCTGTTATCACTGTTGCGATAGGCGTTGCTGCTGGCTCCTGTCAGATCCTCTCTGGAACTGAAGGAGATTGGCCGTTGTCAGGATCCGTAATCTTTGAGCGAGACACGGTTCGTAGAGAGCTGAGGACGTTTACACGTGTCGGCACAGTATTGACCTTGGGTGCGTTGACGACGTTTGCACACGCAATCAATTCAGACGTGACACTGTCAACTTTTGGGTCTGACCGACCTATCGCATCTGGAACGATTGGCTTTGTGCCTGAGTCAGCTTCGTCAACCAGGGTTCTGTTTAGAACGGTTGGAGCGACAGCATTTCTATTCGATGGGGAATTGGTAACTGGATTGATTAATATGGAGTCTGATGCTGCTGGTGTTCAGACTAAAGTAGGGTCTAACACGATAACGCAATGGCAGTCCGAGCCATTCGCCAATGCGACAATTACAAACCCAAATGCCGCAACACGTGGCACAGACCGCGAAGATGATGATACATACAACAACAGGATTTCTTCATTCATTCAAAGCTTGAGCCGAGGTACAGCTCTCTCGATTGAGACGTTAGTCGCAGGACAGCAGGATCCGTTTAGCAATCGGATCATCGCTTTCGCTGAGACGGTAGAGCCTGTGGCTCCTGGGCAATCGTTGCTGTATATTTCAGACGGCACAGCGACGTTTACAATTGATTCAGAGATAAAGACTGGGCGCGACGTATTGATCTCTGACGCTAGGATTGGAGATCGAAGGTCAAGCCTTCATGCGTACGGCCCGTTTTTCAAGGTGCAATCGCCAGCTGCTCAAAGAACGCCGAGACTTTTCAAGAGTGAGACGAATGGGAGCGGTGTCGCGACTTTGGTCGGTGCCAATTTTCTCGAGGATTCGTCCAAAGTGTGGACTGTGAATCAGTGGGCTGGTTTTGTGATGAAAGCAGGCGATGATCAGTTCTATTCAATTGTGAGCAATTCTGTTATTAGATTGACGCTGTCTGCGATCGGAGCTACTCCAGCCTTTGGGTCGTATGCGATTTTTAATTTTGCAAACGATCCTCTGATTCCTGACACCGATTACATTTTTAATCAATCAAATGGTGATTTGGAATTGACCGTAGCTTTAGGGATTCACGATTCTCTCATTGCCGCTGACGATAATGCGCTGGGTTCTGTGGGTGCTTACACGTACTCTAGGGGGCTCGCTGCATATGCTCAGCGCTTGGTGAATGGCGACAAGACCGATTTGGATAATTTTCCAGGGATTCGCTCATTAGGTACGCAATGTAAAGTTGTTATTCCGACGGTGGTAACTCCGACGATCGTTATCCAAGTTGTCTCTGTGTCAGGTGTGGCGGATGCTGCGCTCGCATCGACGGTTCAGAGCGTGGTGCAAGCGTATGTTAACGGATTGGGTATGGGCAAAGCAGTGCTGCTTTCAGAGGTTATAAGGCTTGTTAAATCAGTGCCTGGTGTCGCTGATTGCAGAGTTTTGTCTCCAGCAGCTAATTTCAGCGTTCTCGATGGTCAGATTGCGCGGATGAATGCTTCCGATGTGGTGATTGCGTAATGTCAAGAATTCTTCATTTGCTCAGCGAGACCTCCGGACCGGCGTCCGAGAGTGCTGCAGTCACTGGTGGTGGTTCTAGCGATGCGCGAGATTTGTACAAATCAATCGTTTTACGCGAATCACTTCCTCCAGCGTATCGAAGAGATCGTGAGAGTGGGTGGGCTAAGCGATTAGCGTGCATCGGAGAGAGTGGTAACAATATTGGAGGATTGTTTGGGAAGGATAATTTCAGAGGTGAAACCACGATTGGTGGTTTAGGCATTGGAGGATTGTATCCTTTATCCAGTCAGGCAATGAATTCAGCTGTTGGGTTTGGTTCGTGGGGTTTTGGGTGGCTGTGTAATGAGGTTTCTGGTGATTTGCAGCCGATATTTGGTGGAGTGCCGCTGACAAGGTCTACTGGTAACGCGATTTACGGATTGCCTGGTCCGTTATCTCCGAACACAGTGGACACAGCGATTGGTGTATTTGCGCAGACGCCAGACTCGACAAACGCCTCGTTTATCGGGACAGCTGGAACGTTCGACGTAGGTGCGGCAGACGATTTTGCGATGATGGCTGTTGTCAAGGTGACGTCGCACGGCGGAGTGAGTGGTTCTGCAAGATTTTGCAATAAGAGCACTGGTGGAGGTAATGGGTATGATTTTGTGACCGGTGGCGTGAATGCGAACAAACTGAAATTTTTAGTCCAATCAGGCGGAGTGCCGACGTCAGTTGTGACAACTGACGTAGTCCCTGCTGGTGAATGGGTGATAGTTTTAGCTGTCGTAGACCGTGCAGCACAGAAAATAAAAACTAGCTTTCGCACGATGTCTGGACACTTTTCAATTAGCGCATCAGCTTCATTTTCTAGCTCATTGGCAAACGTCGGTGTTTTTCAAGGGTTTGGGGTAGCGCTCGGCGGGGCTGGGATTTTTTGCGCAGCAATGTTTATTGCAACAGGTTTGGGCGCAGCGTTCGGTCTGATTGGCCGGATGGATTCTGCGATGTACAATTTTGCTCAATCGCTTTTTCATTCGCAAGACATCAGCGCAATAGAGCAGGCGAGAAACACAATGTTTTGGGATTCAGCACAAGGTCAGCATCTGACTAGGCTGGGTTCAAATTTTGGTGTGCCAAGACCTCCACAATCACCATTTGATGATGAGCTATACCGAAGCATTGGTCAGATTCTATCGTGGTTGCCTAAGACACCATTGCTTGTGACGTATCGGCTAGCAGAGGCGATTTTTGGGACACAGGCCGATTTGCAAGCGTCGATTGGAGTCTCGTGGAAGATTTACGAGGTTAATCCGAACGAATTTATATTCGAGTGCCCAGTGCTTTTGATTGCTGGAAATCCTGCTATCGCGAGCTACCTGCACGGTTATCCAGGGACGTTGACGGCTGTGGGGACAACAACAATTACATTTGTAGGAACGGACGCTCGCCTTGCTGCAGTGACTTTGGTGGGATTGACATTGAGAGCCTTCATTGGTGGCGTGTGGACATCGTTTACGATATCATCTGCATCGTATGTCACTTCTACGAAGGTGAACACGTTGGTGTTGTCTGGGGCGGTTACAGCTGGAAATTATCAATTTTATATTGATATCCCAGAAGTGTCATCGTTTCTTGGTGACTTCATGTTGGCGAGTGCATCCGTGGCTGGGGGAGGTTTGAATCCTCCGACGAGTCAACTTGTGTACTTGTATGGTCAGGGAAGGCTTGACATTTTTTCGTTTTACTTTGATAATTTCGTGCGTGCAGCAGGGGTAATACTCCGTAAAGAGGTTCTGTGAAGGAGATCAGATATGGCTGCTGGTGATAAAGTATTAGGCACGAAACCTCGCGCAGATTCAAACGAGCGGTTTGATCTCGTAGATTTTTTGGCGCTTGCTGTGACTGCGCAATCTGGTCTCGAGGGAATGCAGCGCGCATTAGTGTCTTCGCCAAAAGCGACGGTAGGTTTACCGACTGGCGAGCGATGGTCTGGATCACTGACGATAAATCCAACCAGTGGTTCGGACGGCTTGTTCAGAATTGATACGGTTGTGTTTGTTGGACTGGACGCGAACGGAGGTTTGGTTCTTAAACCGGCTGGGACCACTTTGTCCGTCGCAATTCCTGCCGGTGGGTCTAGCCAGCAGGTTTATGCGTATATGGCAGACGTTACTGAGAATCCTCAGGTGCGTCGGTTTATCCCAGCAACTACACCATTCACTGAATTTGTGCAGGCAATTAATGTTGCTTCTCGCCAAACGTGCAATTTGTACGTTCGCGCTGGTGTTGCTGGAACAGTTGTTGCGGAGGACGTTGTTTCCGGAGTTACGAGGTCTTTGCTGTTTCTAGGAATCTGCACCAATACTGGCGGTGTCGTGGCGTTTACGCCGGCAGCAAATACGTTGGAAACTGTGACTGTGCCTACAACACTGCCGACGGCGAACACAGGGACGACAGTTGGTGCAACAACAGTGACTGGATCACAGGCGTCATTGCGCGAGCTAGTAAATGCAGCGTTGTATCAAATTGGACAATTAGGGTGGAGGGGTTCCAGAAATGTCGTGCCGTCGGCAGCGAATAATTTTCAAGCGTATTCTTCGCCGTCCGTAGGCATAGATGCATTATTTGATTCGCCTGGTGAGAGTACGACTACGCCAATTACAGTTTGGAGAAGCTGGAACCTAAAGAGACGGTCAGTCATAGACCATAACGGTTATCGAATGGGTGCTGTAACTGAGTTGGATGAGGCTTGGTGCGTTCCAGCGACACGTACATGGTGCTATACGACGTTTGGAGCTGCACTTGTTGGTGGCGCTGGCGGCGGTTTCAACATTGCGGCGGATAAGGAAGCATTGACCTTAAATGCGACAGGTCAAATCTATGGGATTGGTTTGGTACCACAGACGGAAAAAGGTTTTTCTCTCCTGATAATGGCTGCAAATGTAAACCGGACAGTGGGCACAGATTTTATTAGGTATCGTGTTTATGCAAGAACATCAGTACCACTTTTGAAAAATCAGATTATGTTCATCGATAACGACGGTGTAACCGGAAACGTTGTGCATTCAATACCGTTTGGCGGATCGATTAATCAGCTTTCGATACAGCAAGGTCAATCGCTAGAAGTTACGATGGAAGCTGTTCCGGTCACGGGAGTTAATCAGATTAGTTTGATTACAATGCAAGTAATTGTGGATCCTCCAGGGTGGATATTTACAGGGCTATTGTCCACGGAATTGGTTACTCCAGGTCCAGCTGTAGAACGCACGTATAGCTCATCTCCTACAGCAAGTTTGAATCAAGCTTGTTTCTCCCTGTTGACGCCAGGATCTGCAAGTTTTTCCGGCGTCAAGGCAATGACGACGGAGCTGTACGAATGCTTGATGAACGGTAATGTTAGTTACGTCCAAGAGTGGATGGTTAATCTCCAGGCGATTACAGCTGCTGTTAACAATAGAAATTTTGCTTTGGGTGTTCAGAATAATGATGGTGGAGCTGGAACAAGTTTTATTTACTTTTTCAATTCCAACACAACAGCAAATTGGCAACTGAGAGTGGTCGGGATTGGAGGTTTATCAACGGTAGACACCGATACGGGTGTTGCGGTAGCGCAAAATACAACGTACAGAATGCGTTTGGAGATTAATGGAGCGAATACGTCGACGTCTGGGGTAGGCTCGTTTAGAATCCGCGGTTATCTAAACGGTGTAAAGGTGGCCGACGTTATCAGCGCAGCGCTTCCCCTCAATGACGTTATTAGACCTTATTTTCATATTGGGAATACAAGCTTAAACGGCGGTCCGTTTAATTACAGCGTTGGACGTGTTCGGCGAGTCTTCAATCACCTTCTCGATGGCGATAATCTGTAAAGGAGTTTAATATGAGCGGTGGTACCGGTTATCCTACAACGATGTCTGGCACGTCGTCGGCTACAGAGACTTTTGTAGCGATCTTGTCTCCATGGCGTAAAGGTGCACCAAATTCAAATGGCACTGCGCCTACGCCAAAAGCTCGCGCGACGTACTTACGTGAGACGAGGATTAGTAATAAAGATGCAGTAGCGACAAATACCCTACTCGTTAGAATTAATCGTGCTGCAGCGCAGGTAACATTGAAGGGCGGGGAGACATTGAAGATTGACAAGGCGATTGTGCATTCAATTAGTATTCAAGCTGGGGTTGGAACACCAGCTTGGGATATCATTGGCGTAGCTGCGTAAAGCGAAATGATTATGGAACCAATCCCATCCGGTGGTTTAGAGACGTCAATCGTAGGCGAAGTCTTGCGCTACGGTATTGTCGGCTTGGTTGCTGTCGTTTTTGGATTGGTGATCCGTTTTCTCTATCGTGAAGGGAAAGACGATCGTACGAAGATGGAGGCCGAGCGAAAGATTTGGGCAGCCGAGCGTGAAGCACTCAAAGCAGATAATGCTAAGTGCTTAGAGGCGTGCAAAACTGAAAAAGAGACGATGAAGGCTGACTACGAGCGTCGAAATAAAGAGACGTTGGAGGGCTACAGCCATCAATTGGTTCAAGAACGCGACGCTGGGAGGAAGCGAGAAGACGATATCCGTCGAGAAATGACGGTGTTCATTGAAAGAATAGCGCATCAGTATCAAGAATCAAATGAAGATCTTTCGACAATGCTCGCAAAGCTTCACGATAAACTTGTCAAATAGGGAGCGGTAAAATGAGTACCCATCGTGCTAAACGAGCAACTGACGAGGTTTTGGCATCACGCGAACGTGTGATTGCACAAGCTAAAGCGATCAGTCAAAGCTTATCTAATCGTGAATTGAGAGCACGAACTAATCCGTTTATCAGACTCGATGAGCATTCGGACGAGTCCTCAAATGAAGAGGATGACGATAAGGAGTCCGATACAGACGTCGACGTGTTTGATTGTGAAAAGAGGTAAGCCATGGCGACAGGAACCTACAATAAAGGTAAGTTTTTAATCGCTAGCGGCTTACTAGCGTTGAACACAGCCGATATTAGAGTTTTGCTCGTAAATAGCGGTTACGTGTTTTCTGCGGCGCATAACTTTGTGTCTGATGTTGCGTTTGAATTGAGCGGTTCTGGGTATGCTCGAAAGGTTCTTGCGAATAAGACGCTATTGGAGAACGACACGCTCAATCGCATAATTTTTGACGCGGACAATGTAACGTGGCCAGCTGCTACGTTTACAGGGAGCGGTTTAGGAGGCGGTGTCGCTGATTCCGTGATTGTCTACGTGGAGAATGTGAGCGATGCGACGCGTAGTTTGATTTGCTGTGTAGACGCTACGCCAAAGATTGCACCGGTAGCTAATGACTACGTTTTGCAATTTTCAGCCGGTGGAATTCTCGTATTAGTTTAATAGGAGACAACCGTGATTATTAGTTCAAATGATGGATTTGGGTTGCTCAGCGATCCAGATGCATTCTTAAAGAGAGCTGCGCTTCTCCCGATCTTTTCCATTTTTCCAGCCGATTCGAACGGAATCGGCCAGGCAATCGGCGATGCGACATCCGGTAACGGTTGCGATCCGGTATTCCCAGTGATGACGACGTTGCCGTCGATTCCGTACTTTCAAAGATTCGCACAGGCAGCGTCGGATCCGATCAACTGGTTGACCAACGTTACCGTTCTCGGTCCGTATGCGCCGGCCGGTCAAGTCAATACCGGACTTCAATGGACGTTCGGCTATGAAATGATCCGCGCGGGCTACGCGTGTGGTTTGGTGATGGCTAACGCGGTCAATGGCAGCGGCGCATTTCAATGGACTCCTGGGGCGAGCTATCCGACAAGCCCTGGCGGGGGACCCAATGTTTGGACGCAATCGGTGACAACCAACCACGCGCAAGAAGCCGCGATGGGTGGGCGGATTCGCGGTCAAATTATGGATATGGGGGGCAACGACGGATTTAATGGAACAAACGCTTCTAATTGCGCCGCAAATTTGACCACGAGCGTCAACGCGACTCTCGCTGAGTACGGAGCCGGAACGAAGATCATTATGCTGCGCTCGCCTGACGAGCAGGCTCCTGCAGTGACGTTTCTGACCACGATCCAGGCCGCGCAGGACTCTGTAGCGGCAGCGTTTCCTTTGAATATCACCCTGATCAACACGTCTGGATTCCGACTCGCCAGTGATAACCTCCATTGGGTCGGAGATTCGGTCAACGTGATCGGCCAGCTTTGCGCGTACGCGATGCTCGACGCTATGGGTGTTCCTCGCGCGCGGCCGACGACGATCCCAACGATTATGGGATGGGGGCCGTTGTACACCGGCGCTGCCGCCTATAATTTTAATGGACCTGGCTGTTCGATCGCTGGCGATCTCGAGATCTTGTTTGCGATCTCGCAGGATCCCAGCGGTGGGCTCGCAGGCAACGACCCGATCACCACGCCGACCACTGCGGGAACCAAGCAATGGATTCCGAAAGGGACACAATTGGTATCCACGAATGGCACGACGTCGGCGAGAGTCGCTATTTTTGTGCGCGAAGTGTCGTCTGGAGATCTGACGGCGTTTGGAAACAAGACGGCTCCGTCGACGATGCCAATTACCACTCCGACGACGAATCCGATCAACGGCGCTCGTATCTGCGTGGTGCGCGGTCCGAGCGCGTTGACTCACAACAATGTAGACGCGATCCTCACGTCGAAAAACGACGCGTTCTCGACGGCCCTGACCCTCGCGCAGATTACGACGTCAGTGGCCAACTGCCTGGTGATCCCGTTCGCCGGCGGCTACCGCACGAACCTGTCGGTCAACTCGGTGACGATGGCGCCGGCGGGATCGCTGGTCAACGGGATCAACCGGTACGGCTCCACGCGAGCGGTGGCCACGGACATGATCACGAACGCCGCGTGGCAGTACGACAAGGTTGCGGCCGGTGCTACCGGGGCCGTCAACGTCACCTTCGGGATCAACACAATCGGCGTGGGCGCCTTGGTGGCGATCAGTTCCATGGCCAGCGTAACCCGCGACTCCGCGAGCGGCATCTACTGCCCCGCGAATGCCGCGGAGTGGGCCATCGTGATGGCCACAGCGGGGATTGCGAGCGGCGGGCCATCGCTGTTGTGGGGGTGTCAGGAAGCGAGCGGAAATCTGGCGGATAGCATCGGGACGTTCACGGGGACAGTATCAGGGACTCCGGTCACGTATCAGCAGGCGGTGGCGGGGTGGACGAGAAAGGGGATTGCGGGGTCGGATGCTGGGACTGGGTTGGTTACTAACTCCGATGCTGGACTACCGGATCCTGCGACTGCATCGACCCTGACAATAGGGTATGTAATACTAAACTCAATACCGGCGGCCCTTCGTGTTTACGGAACGATCATCGGAAGCGGGGTCCCAACTTACGACGCGGTACTCAATACAGGCCGTCTCCAGGCCGTCTCCAGCAGTTCTGTAAGTGGTGCCGTCAGCAGTGTCGGTGCGGTCAGACCAATCGGATTTATATACGACGTTACAAACAACAGGGTTGCCGGATGGAGTGATCAGGAGATTCTCGCCCCAATCAAGGGAGCGACTACGGGGAAGATTTTCCAAGATCGGTTAGGTTTTCCGGGCGCAATCCTCTACCGCGTCGCATTCTTCGGCGCCGCCGCCGAGCTAACCAACGCGCAGATCAAGACGCTGCTTCAGACGCTTGGCTGGACGATCCCATGGTGACCGAGCGCAGTCGCTCGTTAGTCCAACTCCGCCTGAACGCGATGAGCAAATAGGTGCGACCGTTAACCGCGAAAGAAGACATATATGCAACTCATTAGCCAATCAGATCCAAGAACCGTTGAGCGTGACATATATTTCACGTGTGTTGACACGACGGCTATGTCGACGCGTTTACAATCGTCAGATATGGGATCGTTTGTTGTGTATCTCACGAAGAACGGTGTCAATACGCTATTGGGTTCGCCAACAATTACCCAAGTAGATGCGACGAACGCAAAGGGTCTTTTCGTTATTAACCTGACTGCAGTCAATATCGATACGCCAGGAACGTACGTCTTGGTGATTAAAAGTATCGGTGGCACGAAGCTCATGGAACAGCGTGAGATTACGTTCAAGGTCATTCCGGCGTATTTTGCCGTGGTTGGAAGTACGAGCTTGAGCGTAACTACATTCTCTTCAAACAGAACAGAGGGAACAGATTTTTGGAAAGATTTGTTGGCCGTCGTTCGAAGCGGAGCATTGACCGGCCAGATGAAGAAGATTGGGGGATTCACCACAGTCAATGGAGTGTTCACATTAGCAGCTACTTACGCTTTTACAGCCGCGCTGGCAAATGGTGATGTCATAGAGTTGGTCAATGATTAAGTGACATCGTGTCAAGAATTATTCATTTAATATCAGAGTCAGGCGCCGCCCCTATTACGGTTGCGGCGGATACTGCGTTCATTCAATTGCAAACGCAAAGCTCTGGAGCATTGGCTACTCAATCTGATTTGGGAATGGTTTTTACTTTAGAGCCCATGGACGACACGATTGTTATATCCCAAGGAGCCGACGAGACGTACCAGATTACAGCTGTTGACTTGTCAGCACAGCCTGTAGATTTAACCGGCGCGATGGGATTCTTTACGGTTAAAAAGCATTGGAGAGACATTGCTCCATTAATCATGAAGCGAACGCTTAATGCTGGCGGAGCAGACGGTCAGTTCATAATTTTGCCTCAGTCTGGCGCGACCAAAGGAAAAGCGAGATTTTTTATCTCTTCGATCGACACGTCGCTCATTTCAGCTGACGATGTTGATGAAGCAAATAATTACGTGTATGATGTTTGGTTGATCCTCGCATCCGGTGTGCACAAAGTGGTTCGGAAGATCAAGCGTTTCGAGATTTTTCAGAGCGTGACTCTTTTTCCGTAGCAGCTGGTTACGTTCGCGGTGTAGCACTGCAAGACTGTGTAAATTCTAGCTTTCATGGCGAAGTTGTCACAGGTCTAGCGTACAGTCTCTCGGTTCTGTACCATCGTCGGTTGATTTGATGAAAAAGCCGAAAATTGAGATTTTATCAAATGTGCGTGCTCGTATTGTTCGCGCGCCAAAAACAGTGCTGAAATACCTCGATGACGCGCTAGCTGAGACGCAAAAAGGAAGTGAGTGGGCGCCCAATCATCGACGGTTTGGAGGTCGGTGGGATGGAAAACGTCATCACTTCCACATTTCCCCTACATTCGCTGGGATTGGAACATTTCCCAAAGGGTTACTATCGCGCGTTCAAGCGCTGTTAGCAAAGCAGAGCGTCAAAGCGAAGGTTCGCGATTTACGTAAGCACATCTTACCGGCAGTCCCTTTGAGCGGTGTGCACGCGGATATGCTGGAAGGTGTGTCCATGGACGGCAGATACAGCTTTCAATTGGACGCTGTTAAGTCTGCTCTGAAGGCTCAGTCAGGGATCATTTTCATTGCCACGAATGGAGGGAAAACCTCTATCGCAGCCGCAATGATTAAAGCTTTAGACCAGCATACGATTCTATTTGTGGTACCTAAGGCAATCCTTCTAAAACAGGCTCGTGAGGACATCGCGTCAAGACTTGGAACTATTGTTGAGAATATAGGCGTAATCGGAGGAGGTAGATTTGAGCCGAAGGAGATTACTATTGCGATTATCAACAGTATTACTCCATCGAAGAAATCGCCATCGGCTCGAGCCAAGAATCGCAATGCAGTGCTTCGTGAGTATTTGAAGACGATTGACGTGGTTTTCTTGGATGAAGGCCATCACGCGAAGGCCACGACCTGGTTTCGTTTGATGGGGGCACTGCCCAATGCGCAGTTTCGTTACCTGATGAGCGGTACGCCATTTACAGGCGATAATGACTTGATGGTGGAGGCTGCAACAGGTCCAGTGATATGTGAGATTAGAAACGACGAGCTTATAAAACTTGGTGTGAGTGCCAAGCCATATGTGAGAATGATTGCGATAAACAAGCCAGACCTCGCGCAAGCGGATGATCAATCATGGGATGGCGTTTACAAAGCAGGCATCATCTATAATGTTTACAGGAACAAAGTTATAGCGAGAATAGCCGACGAGTACGCAGCCGACGGTAAAGCAGTGCTCGTGTTGGTTCGCCAATTGAACCAAGGATCAGCAATTCGTCAGCTGATTAAATATCCTGTAGAGTTTGCTCACGGTAAAATGCCTGATTCTGAGCGCGATCGGTTGGTTGATTGGTTCAAGATAACGAAGAAAGGGCGAGTGCTAATTGCTTCGTCAATCCTTGACGAAGGAGTTGACGTGCCTGCGGTCAACGCTTTGATAGTCGCAGATGGAGGCCAGAGTCTTCGAGCGGTTCTGCAGAAGATTGGGCGTTCAATCCGCCGAAAGAGGAAAGGGCCAAACATAGTTGCTGCCGTTGATTTTGCAGATGCTACTCACAAATGGCTGGCAAAACATAGTCTAGAGAGAATTGACATTTACACAGGCGAGTCGTTTGACATTGCAGAAGAGGAAGTAGATGAAAAAGAAATCAGTGCGCGAAATGGCAAGAAAGCTGTACACGCATTACCAAGGCAAATTAATGGCAGAAGCGAGCTTTCCAGGAGCCGCGCCGATGCAGATGGAGGCTTTGGAGTCTCAATCCAAATTGATTCGCAAATGCTTCAGACGTGCCGCGAAATCATGTATTGGCGTTGGAGGCAAGCCTCGTGATTGGATAGAGGCTCAGTTTGTCAAGTTTGAGGAGTACACGCGTTGGCTTGGGAAGCACGTAATACCGCAGCCGAGGCAGCTGTACGGATTGAATGCGCAGGTCCGTTACGTTTCGTGGATACGCGAGTATCGTGCTTCATTGCAGCGTGAGCAGCTGCACGAGCACACGATTAGGGGGGCCTTCGTTATCGACGAGCGCAATCTCAAATCGCTTTGTCGTACGTTGCGATTGCCAGAGGATGCAGTGCTGGCAGAGCAACCAGAGCAATTCACAGTGCCATTCCTCCAAGCGAAGGGCGTTTACGAGTTGGTAGCTGACCGGCGCGAAGCTCGGATTGAAGGAGAGCTGTCATGACTGATCAGGAGGCGATTTGCGGAATGTTCGAACGCGCGGAAATTGTCTTTACCGTAGAGGTTCACCGTAGAGGTTCAATGATTTCAGTTGCAGGTGATGAGTGTTGCAGGACTGGAAAATGTTCTGAAGGGAAACACGTGAATGAAGGTTATGATGACTTGAAATTTGTGCTGATTTTTGATTCCGCAGGTAGTTTAATTAGTTTGGGTACCTATCACCAATGAATTACTCTGAATGGTTAAAAGGTAATTGGGAGCATGGTCCTCCGAAGCAACCAATCGATCAGCCATTGTTTCGAGATGAGCATGGTTTGGTTACGCCGATTAGTTTAGTCGATAGTCCGCCGAGTGACCATTTGCGTGTAACTGCAATTTTGCATAACGTAACTGAAAATGACGTGCTTCGAGATGGTGTCGAGAAGTTGTGTAAGCGTGGTTCGTGGTGTCAGCATTACGATTGTTTTAGCTTCTGGAGTCATGGTGGTTTGAGGCAGACATTGGTGATGATGCCAGATGGCATTAGACAATGGGTCACAACTAAATCTAGATGGGATCCAACATTGGAGGAGACAGCTGCAATGATGCGCTGGCGTGGACTCTGTGGCGCTTGAGGTGACGAAGAAATACCGTTGGAGAAACGTGCACCCAAAGCTTGGTCAAAGCGTTGTGGTGATTATGCGCGATGACGATGTTGCATTGCAGATTATCACACTAGACGGAGTCTACATCGACTATCAGGGCTGGCACGTACCAGTGCGTAGAACGATTGAGCAGTCGATTGCGCATTGGCGTTGGAGACTCAACGTCAAATGAAAAAGGAGCGCGTCAAGCTTGCGTATGACAGTGCGTTTCAAGAGCGCATTGTCAGAACGTTGTTTCAAGACGACGATTGGTGCATTCAATTTGGGGTACCTCATCTTGCATCTGACCATTTTGAGAACCATATCCACAGGTGGGCATCCGGATTAATCATAGGCTACGCGAAGAAATACATGACTGGCATCGCGCGCGATGCCATCAGGATTGAAGCACGCAATGCGTATCGTTCAGGAAGGCTTGTTAGGAAGCGCGATCGAGCCTTGGTTAATGCGTTGATTGCAAAGTTGCGACGTCCGGTGAAGGATCGCAGCTTTATAAAGAGAGAGCTGTTCAGGTTTATCAAGACGCAGACGCTCAAAGATGTATTTTCAAACGACATCAGAGAGCAAATGAAAAATAATGACGTAGACGCGTACGATGCTAGCCTACAACGTATTTTAGATGTGCAAGCACCCACTGAAGGCGGTATGGGCCATTTCATGGTGGGGAATCGTGTAGAGAGGTACAAGCGTCGAAAGAATTGGGTCGCTGATGGTATTGCGACAGGTCTAGAGGTTGATCAGCATATCAAGGCTGGAGGACCGAGACCAAAGATGATTGCTGGTCTTGTCGCACCCCCAAATGTGGGCAAGACGACAGGGTTGTGTCATATCGCCAAGCAAGCAGTAATGCTTGCTCAGAAATGTGTTTTGTTCGTTACGTTGGAGGAGTCTGACGATACGATCCAAGACCGATTGGATAGTGCCTTTACCGGGATTAGCATAAACACAGTCGAGGAGCCGAGCAACGCTAGGAAGATTCGTAAGTTTTGGCGACGGATGGGTGTGCGATTCCCAGGCGAGCGGATTGTCGTTAAGGAATTTCCTCAAGGAATAACAACTGTTTTACAGATTGAGCTGTATATTAAATCGCTTGAGCGCAAAGGGTTCTACCCTGACGTTGTTGTGGTTGATTATGCAGGACTACTGAAGGCGTCGGACGTCAGCGAGAGTCGTAATCGAAAGAACGATAGCCGGTATGAGGAGATTGGGACCATCGTGACGGAGTTACGGTCAATGGCGCAGCGTTTGAAAATTTTGGTTTGGACGGCATTTCAGGGAAATCGAGAATCGATGGGGAAAAAGGTCTTGACAATGAAAGATCTAGCTGAGAGTTTTAAGCCAGCTATGACGTGTGATTTGTTATTGGCGATCTGCATGACGCCAGAAGAAGAATTGAAACGCGTAGCTAGAATGTATTCAATGAAGGTCAGAGGAGGTAAAGCGCGTATGGAATTCAAAATCAGAGTTGATTATGAACGCGTATCAATTGTGAATCGATGACGTTAGCAGCATTGTGGAATCGTCGCTTTATGCACAGAGCTGCTGATGTGGTAAAAGATAATCGGAAAACTGTAGTTTTAACCGGCAACCGTGCGGTATTTATGATCGGAGGCACTGAAGTTCGGAATGCGAATTTTGTCGTAACGGAGGATGATTTTGTCGTAACGGAGGATGATGATTAAATGGCATTATCAAAAGTATGGAAACGTCGCGCTGTTTTGAATTTTTTGAATTATATTACCATTGTTTATAACCATTCGATGCCTCAGAGTACCATCATCTTGAAGTGTGGAGTACAGACGGTGTTAATTAATAATGTTAAAATAGTGTGATTGTGCTTTCCAAAATTTGGAAACGTAGAGTGTTGTCACAATCTCATGTTTGTGAGTTGTGTAGACCAGTATATACTGTGGTGGGTAAGGCACCATCTGACGAAATGATGAAGGAGCTGAAAAATCGTATAATGCAAACACCAATATCAGTGTACACAACAACATTGGATTGCGCAGAGATTGAATTTGTTCCAATGACTTGTCCGAATAAACCGCGATGAATCTTCAGCTAAAAAGGCTAGAGAAAAGGTTTGACCTCGCGCGGTACCTTGATCAGTTTGACGGCGTGATGTCCGGGAATAACTTCGTGATGACGTGTCCACAGTGCAATTGGAAGCACCCAACGCTGTACATTCTCACAGAAGATAAGCGAGATATTCAAGGAGAGCTGGTAAAGAGAGGTTCTTGGATTTGCTATTATTGTATCGATCAGGATGACGGTTTAGGATCTGGGCGTACGTGTTTGTCTTTGATTGAGTGGATGGAAGACCTGGAATTCACCGACGCAATTAAACGGTTGGCGGACGGCGGTACGTCGGCAGACGCTGATTTTATCGGCGCTCTGGAACAGGCATTTGCAGCGCTCGCTGAGTCAGACGATGATAAAGCAGATGAGCCGATCCCAGAGATTAATCTCCCAGATGGATTTATTTCAATTGGTGAAGGTTATTATCCACCGTACGTTGCAGAGCGCGGAATTTCGCTCGAGCGCGCGCAGCGATTCAGACTTGGGTACTGTCTCAAAGGTAGATATGCTAATCGTTTAATAGCCCCTGCGTACTTCAATCGTCGATGCGTAGGCTTTCAGGCAAGGTACATGCAGAAGCGTCCGCCTGAAGGCGTGAGCAAGACGAAGCATGCCAAAGGCGCGAAGATGTCCAGGGTGCTTTATAATTGGGACGAAGCAAAACACCAGCAAATGATAATCCTGGTGGAATCCCCTTGGGCTGTAATCAAGATCGGCGCCAAGGGCGCTGGCAGCTTTGGGAAGCATTTGTCGTCTGCTCAATTGGAATTGATACTCCGTTCGGATGCAGAAGAAGTGGTTTTGATGTGGGACCGCGATAAGGGCCACGCGATTGGCAAGGGTGGTTACGAGAAATCGCTCAAATTCGCGGAGAAGCTGGCGCAAGTGGTTCGTGTGCGCGCTGTCAAGCTTCCACGCGACATTGATCGATTAAATGTGACGCGCTTGCGTCGTCTAATCGAAGCTACGCCAGTCCTCAGCGCAAACGACGCGTGGGTAGCGCGGACCAGCGCATGGATGAGCGCTACCTAACGAACCTTGGAAATCAGCACTGGAAATCGCGTTTCCAGCAAACTTCCGAGGTTCGTCCTTGTAAGTTTGCATTTTTATTGGTGAAAAAAGTTTTCCTGTTCGCTGATTTCTGAACCGAAGGTAGAGCATGGAAGCAAAAATCGAAGGCGGTTTGGACTCACACGAACAAGAGCATCGCTACTGGGTCCAGCGAGGTAAGGACGATGCGCGCAGGGGTAAGCATACCGCGTTTCAAATCACTCGGTCTGGTGTTCGCTACGACGGTCCTGGAGATCTTCCGGACGAATGGGACGAGTCCCATCTCAGAGCAGTTGCTCTTGCGTACACCGAAGGTTACGACGCGCACGAAGGAAATATAAATGAGCATTGAAATTCGAAATATCGAGCATCTTCGCAATTTCGCCATGAAGCACAATGAGGCGCAATTTGTGCATCTTTGTACTGCCGCGCTGTCTCACGAAGGTTGGGCGATGGAGCGGCTTGATTGGTGCCGTATTGCAATTCTGAATGGAGTTTTATCTTTCGTCGCAGACGGACCCCTTGTTCCAGATGACACCATCGACGCGATGATTTTGCGCTTTATCCGAAGCATAGACACCGCGCGACCAGACGGCGGTACCGCAAAATCGTTACAAGCACCTTGAGCGCTCGCTAAATCAGTCGAAGGAGAAGAAATGTCGAAATTTGAACTGAGCATCAATGTCAAGTATCTTCCTGAGTGGGGCGTTTGGGAAGGTGTCCGCGAGTTGATTCAAAACGGTAAGGACGCTGAGGTAGAATTCAATGCGCCGCTTACGGTCGATTGGAAGAACGGAACGCTGCGAATCGAGAATGAAGGCGCAGTGATGAATCGCGAGGCATTGCTCTTTGGCACCACGCGCAAGGGAGGACGCGCCGATCTTATCGGCAAGTTTGGCGAAGGACTAAAGCTCGGTGTTCTTGCGCTGGTGCGCGCAGGACGACCGGTCACTATCCGCAGTGGTTCTGAGGTGTGGGACCCTACGATTGCGCGTAGCGAGAAGTACGACGCAGAAGTGCTCATGTTCGATATCAAGGGGAACCGAAAAGAGGAGAAGCGCGTACGCGTCGAAATCGGAGGCGTCATCGAGTCCGAATGGAACATTTTCCGTTCGCGTTTCCTGTTCCTCAAAGACAAGCGTGAAAGCGATAAGGAAACGGTCAAGACTGAGAAAGGCTCGCTGCTTCTGCACAAGAAATACGCAGGCAAAGTGTACAGCAAAGGCATCTTCGTTATGAACGATGTGAAGATGACCTACGGTTACGACTTGCCGAACATTGAGCTAGACCGCGACCGGAAGATGGTCAACCATACGGATTTGACTACAAGTACGGCTCGCGTTTGGAGTGAAGCAGCTGTTACGCGACCCGACCTGTTCGATGCCTACTTCGACATGACGTGCAGCTTTGACGCACCAAATGACGTTGTGGCAACCGATTATTGGAATAATGACATCGAGACAGTGAAAAAGGTAGCTGCACGTTGGTTGAGACGTCACGGTGATAACGCTGTGCCTGTTCTCAGCACGCAAGAGAGCGCTGAGGTTGAGCACTACGGATGTAAAGGCATCGTGGTTCCAAAGCAGCTTCGCGATTTGATTGGTTCGACGGTCGGCACTGTGGATAGGGTGAAAGAGCGGTTTCAGAAGGCTGTTGAGAAGGTCTACAGCGTCAATGAGTTGACGTGCGAGGAGATTGCAGTGTACGCGCAAGCGTGGAAGCTGCTGTGGGTCGCGCTGTGGGGCCGCATTGCTAAGGACACTGTGCAGACCGAATCAGAAGAGGAAGCGTGCACGCGACTCGGTAGGCGGATTAGCGTTGTTGATTTCAAAGTGAAGACGTTGAATGGTCTATACACCGGTCGCGGTTACGAAGATGCGGACGCTACGATTCAAATTGCGAGGCATCAGCTTAATGACGTCGCCACGATGCTCGGCACGCTCATTCACGAATTTTCTCATGATTGTGGGTATGACGGTAGTAAAAATCACGTGGCGTCAATTGAGGATTATTGGGAGCGTGTGGTGCGCTTTCAGATGAAGGGGTCTGTCTCTGGATCTGTCTCTGAGAGGTTAACAACCAAAATGAATCTCATCACTGGTGATTCGTTTGACCGAGATGATGAGGAAGGTACGCACGTCATTCGACGCTGATTTGCTTGTCAAGGCGACGATTTGTATCGTCGTTTTGGCGCGTTAAATCAAAACGTTAGGAGATTGAAAATGTTGAAAATTATGGCTGTCGTCGCGCTTCTGTTTTGCGTTTCCTGCACTGCTCGCATGCACAAGGCTTATCGAGCCGGCATCACGATGGCTGGCATTACCGCACTGCAGGTTGACGTTAGGCAAACGATGTGGGCACTCCACAATGACCCAACTGCTATGGAGAGCAACCCGATGTATGGGACCAACCCATCAAACTTGCGCTTGGCGACTGGCGTTACCATTGGCTCTGGATTGTTCATTGGCGTGCACCAAGCCGTCGATGCGTTGCCTGGTTATCAACCTGGTAGCGAATGGCTAAAAGACGTTCTGGTGTCTATTCCTGTCTTCTTTGAATTCCTCGTGGTCGCTCATAACACACAGCAAATCGGTCTCGACACGTGGAGGCAATGGTAAACGACGGATGCGACGCTGATTTGCTTGTCAAGGCGACGATTTGTATCGTCGTTTTGGCGCGTTAAATCAAACGCGAAGGAGTGAGAGGCAAATGACGAAGAAAGATTACATCGTGATCGCCAAGGCTGTTCAGAGGTCGGTAGGGCGTTTCGAAGCCAGGCCGAACGATTCGTATGTGCAAAACGTACGGACCGGTATTCTAGAAGTGGTGCGAAGCTTCATCTCAGTAGCTTGCAGTGACAACCCAAGGTTTCGAATCACCGATTTTGTCAGCGCGTGTGGATTGGAATTTGACGCAAGCGGCGAAGTTGTGTTTCCGAGCGCGAAGGAGTCCGCGTAATGAACGAAAATATTCAGCCTCACGAGGCTGTGCAAGCGTCCAAGGGATTCGTTTCTAATTTGACTCTAGGCGAGCGTACGCAGCGCATAACGTGCTTCCTGAGCGTCTACGAGGTGACTCGTCACTTTGGTGGACGCGAGGAAGGCGGATGGTGGTACGACGTTTACAATTTCACCGGTGCCGCGTTTCCATTCCATGCGGAACAGGATTACGAGGCTCAAAGCGTGGAAGGGCTTAATGAGGTTGAGTGTGGAGAGTGGATTGATGAAGAAACCAAGGCGCACATGATGTGGGTTCCGGTCGGTAATCCTCGCGTGCTTGACGAGCCTACGCGTGTTCGCGTGGCGAGCGCTCGTGCTCATCTCATCTCGGTCTACGGTTCGCCGAATACAGGCCACAGATACAGCTGTGCGCCTCGTGGTGATGATTATGCGTTTGTCTACGAGCTTGAACCTGGCGAACGGTCCGCGCGACCGACACCGCGTTACGAGTAGCTGCTAGAGTGCTTGGACCAGCGAGATCATCGCTGTTTTAGTCGCTGATATCAGCGAAGAAAGTGAGAGAGTGTTATGGTGAAATTTATGTTTCTTGTTGTGCTTGCTGTCGCGTCTGCCTGCACGCCACATCAACATCGTGTCTATCAGCACACGCTAGCTGCGATGTCAACGGTCGCATTTGCTTGCGACACCTCTCAAACCATCAGCGCATTGCGGCACGATCCGCTCACTTACGAAGGTAATTTTCTAATTCATTCTAGGAACCCATCGAATGTCATGATGGTTGGATCCTCTGTGATGGGATCTGCTGTTGCGTGGGGAATTCCTCATATCAATGATATCCCGTGGATTCCAGAATATAATCACCTGCCGGAAGTTGCTGTCTCAGTGCTATCCACAGCGTGGTTCATGGTGGAAGCATCTGTGGTGTGGCGAAACAATATGGCTAGCCGATCTGCGGAAAGGTGTGGTTTCTAATGAGCGATGATGTGTCAGCATATGCGCTGAGGTTTACACGATCTGCGAATAAGATGGGTTGGCTCACGATTATCGATGGAGAGATCGAATGGCACTCAAACTCTCCCCTCGCTCACAAGATTGCGCAAAAAGCGCTCGATGATGCCAAAGCCGAAGGCTATGTGGTTCACGTTTACGTTTGCAAATGTGTTAGCCAGAACGGCTAATGCGAAAGGATACGGCGTATGAAACTATGGCAAATAGTCGCGCAAATCGTGACAAATCGAATAACCGGAAGCACGTCTGTCGGCGTTCCTCGATTTTTCCTACTGGCGCAGGATGCTGACCACGCTATCTCGCAGGCGTCATTGATTCTCATGTGCGACCGTCGCACGGAGGACGGTATCTTGGTGGAGGTTCACGGTACCGTTGCGGTCGCAAAGATGACTGACGGTGCGTACGGCTCGGTCTACGGAATGATCGATGTTGATGGTGAGGGATACGCGTCATTTTCAAACAGGATGGTGCGAACGTGAAAAACGCGTCTGAAAGACGTCTCCAGGCGGCGCAGCGGCGAGCTTTGGGAGGCAAGACCAAAACGCAATTGCGTGTCGCGTGGGTCAAGCGGTGGGGCAAGCGCGTTCATATTCAGCACCATTGGGGCTGCCCTACGACGCGTGGTCTTGACAGTGATTGCTGCTGTGGTGCGACTGAGGCAAACAATCAGCTAAAGGTGATCGTATGAAGCATATCAAAGTCGTGAGCGATGCGGTTGGGGAGGTTCTTTTGACTTTTTATGGGGTAGTCGAAGATTCTGACATCTGCGAATACGTGAAAAGCCTAGGTTCATCGGAGGGTAATCGGCGATTTTTGCATTCAATAATGATTGCTTGTGCGCCGAGCATCGGATCGTCAATTAGCATGACTGGTCCGAACAAGGAGATTGTTTGATGGATACTTCAGATCTGACCAAGGCGCGTCGTAAACGCGCAAAGCGAGCGCAGCGCAAGTTTCACCGTCAACGGCCGTCGGCATCAGTATGGCGTTTGGATTCTTTGGCGTGGGTTGGGTGGCGTCATTGCAACGATGCGATTATCGCATCTCTCAAGGAGATGGGTCATGGAAGGTAACAAACATCCGAGGCCGACGCAGGACGAGATCCTAAAGATATTGCGCGCTACAGCGTTGCGCCAATTGAGGACAACCGACGAAGGAAAGGCTTTGACACGTGCGCTGCAATCGTCTTTGTCTCAGACAGCTTTGTTTTATAACGAGACCGAAAACGAGACTCTGGTTACAGCTTTGATTGATTGCATCGTCAATAATCAGGCTGGTATCGTCAATACGTGGCTGGAAATCGCGATCGAAGGGGAGTAGTTTTGCAAGGGTTGTAAGAAAAGGAGCTATGGCAAGAAAAATGTTGGATGATAGCTATGAATTTGTGGTCAATTGGGATGACGGTAACATCAGTATCCAGGTGGAGTTTGTGGAATCCACCGTATTGAGTAACGACACCGTTGTTCTTACTCAAAGGCAATTGGACCAGCTTAAGGCTTGCTGCAAGCCTCCAGTGAAGTAGGACTCACGATAGAGAGATTTGGAGGGTGCAAATGTACACAACTCGAGGTGACATTCGTGGTACGTGTGGGCACGCGCATCAGACGATTGTCGATGCATTGAAATGCGTAGCAACGGATTACCTGCAGTGTAAAACGAAGGTAGTTGGCTACAGTGATCGCTTTGTCGAGCGATGCGACGGCCGGCTCCTGACGAAGGATGAGCAGTGGGAAATTCACAATTGGGAAGTGCAATTGTTGTAGTAGACCAGCGCTGGTCAAGTGGCCATCGTTGCAAGGTCATGTACTTTGGTACAACGTTTAGGCGTGTTCTGTTCAGGTTTGATCCATTTCAATAGGAGAGAGGTTCCCATGTCGATTGATGACAAGTTTGACTCCGCAGCGATCACGTTTTCAAATGACCCTATCGGTTTCCTCGTGCCAGGGGTTAATGGTGGTCTCAAGGTCGTGTGCATTGATTGCGAGGCGACCTACCGCGCCGGTAGAGCCGCGCCATTGACCTGCAAGCTGTACAGGATCAACGTGCACCCGTATAAGCAGTCGTGTCACATCTGCGGCTATATCATGTATCGCGAGCCAGGATCGAACGTGTTCGGTGGCATGTCAGAGCTGTTTCCAGTAGAGAACGCTCCGTCTGAAGCCAATCCAGACGCGGATGGATTTTTCAAATGGACCGTCGAGATCAGTGTAGCTCAGCTGTGGGTGGCGGATGGGTTTGATCTGACGAACCGCAGAGCGCATGACATCATGACCAGCCATCTTGGTTATGCGGAGGGTAGCGAGATCAAAACACGCGTACTCGAAAAGCCTTCAGACGAAGCTGTCGCCAAAGCGCAAGGCTATCCGGATGTGGAGAGCTTCAGGAAAGCGAGCCACAAATGGCGTGTGTAAACTACAGCGCCGATAGATCACCTAGGAAAGGTGATCGCATTGGCTTTGGAACGTTTTCCGGTTCCTTTCTGAACGTGGTCCCACCCAAAGAGCCAACAGGGACGGTTGACCATATAGGCGACGGTGGTAATCTCTGTTGGTTTATTCCAGATAACTGGAGAGATCGGAGCCTGTGTAGTATTTTCATTTGGAGATTTGACACAAGTAGTAGAGGTGTCATCACGTACAACAACCTGGTTTTTCTGTTTGAAAAGGAGTGAGTAGGTTTATGCCGAATTGTCCAAAGCATCCGACCGCAGAATTGCGGTTACTGTTGAAGAAGATTTTCCCCCAGCTTGCTGGCGATACGATGGCGTGCCCGGATAAGGAGAACGGTACGCCGTGCGATTACCGCGTGCTTGCAAGCGAAGCTGACAAGGTGGCAGCACCGGTGTTCACCAAAAAGAAGAAATTTGATCCCCCCACGCCACCGGCCGAGCCGGAGCCTGTGATCGAGGTGAAAAAGGCTGTGATTGCCCCAATGCCAACGGAATTGCAAGTGCATCAAGTTGCGCTAGCAGAGGCAGAGGCGAAGCGCCAAGAGCGCAAGGCTGTGGTGATGAGTTTGGAGGAAACCAAAGCAGAACGGCGCATGGCGAAGAAAGAGCGTAGGGAGGCTGCAGCGCGCGCTATCACGAGCGTTGTCGAAGGCATGCGGACGATTCCTCAAAGCGCGTTTGAAGGCGCGCGGCTCATGCCGGAGTGCGAAATGGCTGCGCCCAAGATCGACGCTAGGAGCGCATTCGAGCGCGCGACCCATGCGTTTATCGACGGCCAGGTTGCAGCGGTAGGCGCGGCATTCGTGGCGCTGTTTCTGTCCGCGCGCACGCACGACGGCACAGAGGCAGCGGTAGCGCTTGAAGCATGTCGCGTAGCGTTCGACGCGTGCAACCTAGCGTTGGCGGACGTGGAGGTTAAAGCAACGCCCAAGACGAACGTAGGAGCTGTAAAGGTGGTCAATAAAGCAGCTGCTACGACAAAGCGCATTGCAAAGCAGCGTGTGAAGTCTGCAAAGTCGAAATCTTCAAAGTCTGCAAAGGGGAAGAAGTAAAATGACGACTCCGACGACGTGGTGTAGCCAATGCGGAAAGAAACTCTCGCCATGGAAGTGGAGGGCAGGAACACCAAACCAAATGCGCGCTGATGTGCTCGCGAAGATTCCGACCGCAGATCACGGAGCACCGACAATGGGCGCGCACGGATGCAATGCATTCTGCAGCGTGCGTTGTGGATTTGATTGGGCTGTCCAACGCAAAGCGCGAGGACCACAATGAGCGCTGAATACGGATGGATTGTGACCATCGATTACTTGTGCACGCTGGATGCAGTCGCCGATGATATTGGGAGCGACGTCGGCACGTTCGGTCCACGCGATATCTCAGAGTCAATTAAGTTGGCACTGCAGAAGAATGAGCCACTGACTGCTGAGACAATTACAGACGCGCAAATTCTTCAAATGTTTAATGAGGATCACGAGGTCGCAGCGATTGATCTTACCGTAGCAACTCGTCCAGGCTGGTCTGAGCGAGAGCGCCGTGATGCTCGTGAGCATTGTGCTAAGATTTTCAACGCGCTAGGCTGGAAGTGGCGCTGCAAAGACGCAGACGGAGAGGTTTACTACGAGGGTCGCTACATCGGTCCCGAAGATGACAGCATGTTTGGACCATTGGAGGATTTCGCCAAGCCAAACGCTGGCGCAATTGAGATTGAGTACCTTAATCGTGTAACGCAAGTATGGGAGACTCTGTGACGCGTAAGGTCGCAGTCAAGGAGATCTATCGTTTTAGAAGTCAAGGGTACTCCGGAAGTGTTGCGACTGTTGAGCGCTTGAATCCATACTTTTCAGAGGCTGATCAGGTCTGGGATCATGTTGCAACGTGCACCGAGGCTGAGGCACGCGTCATCGTGACAGCACTGAATGCGCACGAGGCGAAGGTGCGAAAAGCCAAGGGTGTGAAAGGGTGAGCTACGATAGTGAACGTGCGCGCGTTCGTCTCCTCGCGATGGATAAGTTGAAAACCCAATGGGAGACAAAGAAACCGCGCCGTAATCGTCGTCCGTGGACTGTTTTGGATTCCAAAAAGGAGATCGAAGCGTACGTTGATGGCTGGTTTGACGCTTTGGCGGAGAAGCGTTTGATTGGCGCAATCTCCGAGCTACCAGACACTGAACCTCCTAGAGGCTGGCAAGAACGCGTGTGGAACACACTCCAGATCAAACAAAAGAAGGACGGTGAGTGATGAACCCCAGGAACTGGACGTTGTTTATCGTGCTTGAGGATGGTCACGAGTTGCCGCACTGGACGGCGGAAAGCAGGCGTGCAGCGCGTGAGTATCGGCGTCAAATGTGTGAGCCGACGAGCGGCAAGATGCCGCGCGGTTTGCGCACGCGGATTCGTAAGACGTTTGATATCAAGGAGGCGGCGCTGTGACTCAAAATAAAAAGAAGCTCGCTGCATCGAAAGTGAGCGCGCATCGCGACTTTATTCTGACGAACGTTGAAGACACCATCGCGGAGATGACACCAACGCAAGCTTTGGATTTTTTGTTTGACTTGAAGGAGTCTATCCGGACCGAGATAGCCGTTGTAGAAGACGAGATCTCGTCCATTCGTTCTGACACTCCGTGCACCTGCAGCTATAGCCGAGTGAACACGACGGTAGGTTATAGCAGAGGATACTCGGTTCACACGAAGAAGTGTGCCAAGTCGAAAGCGGTGAAATAAATGGCTAATCAGAAGATCAAAATCACGCTGTATGGCGAACGTCCTGCAACGCAAGATGACGTAGACGAGCAAGATGCGTGGCTCAAAGCGCATCCGAGTACGCAATGCATTCCCACGCTGCTTGGCGACATGATTGACGCAGAAGACGAGCACGAGCTACCGGCAGTGTGGGAGATCTGCGATCGGTGCCGCGGAAATGGTCAGCACTCTAACCCCAGCATTGATGGTAATGGCATTACGATGGATGAGTGGAATGGTCCGGATTGGAGCGACGACGAGAAAGAGATGTACCTGAGATGAGACGGTATGGATCGACGCGTGGGCGGATGTATGGCGGTTTGATGGCGTATCTTGATTGTCGGCCGAAGGAATGCCGAGGCAATCGTGGGCGGCGTCGGACGAGTAAAAGGAGTAAATGGTCAAGCACGCCGGTTGATACCGCAATCCGGCGCAGCTTGCGGAAAGCAGTGCGCCAGCAAGGCCAGAAGGAGATCCGCGAGGAGTTAGGCTTGCGTCAATTGGAGCGTGATTTCGACAAAGTAATGCAATTGCCGCGGCGCTGGCGTTCTAAAATGGAGCGCGTTTACGCGCCTATTTTATCGCCAGAAGAGATCGATTGCGTTGTGTGTGATGCTCTATACACAATGGAAGATTACGACGATGGCTACATAATGGATCTGATTCAATCAGAACGTGATGACGATGATGATTCGTGCTATTCTATTTCGGATAACGATTGTGATCGTGGGCGATGGCCTTTTGACGATATGTGGGCTGCTCCTAGTGTGCAGGATCCAGAATGGCGCGATTTGTGGGTTGCTGGGCATGTCGATCACGATGATGGAGGTGCTGCTGAGCGCGAGGCTCCTTACTATGCTTACTCTGGCGAATATTGCGATTTTTGCCACGAGTATAACGAGTTTTGCGAATGCTACAGTGTGGATAATGACATTTGGGAGGCTTTGAGATCACGTTCGCGTTTTATTGGTGATTACAAAATTCATGCTGATGTGGAGCGCAATCAGGAAAGATTGCGTGCAGGAGAGCGCTACTTCAAACAGCATCGTCGCACAGCGCACAAAGGAGGGTGAGTATGCAGATTGCAAAGGTTTGGACGAGTCGTGAGGATCTTAGGTGTTCAATCGATGGCTGGACTTTCGAGGATTCATCTTTATTTGTAAGAAAAGCAGCACCCCACGGTGTCAACCCAAATAAAATATTTATTGGGTACACGCCATCACCCAACCTCCCATCATACGGTACTGTTTTGGAGATGCTAGCAGATGGTTGGACTCTATTAGGGCCGCCAGGAGCAATGGTGATGAAAGGTAATCCAAACATATTGGTGGATGGGTATCACTGGTGGCTGACGCGTACGATTTGAAGTCTTTGACATTTTAGGTGAGAAAGAAGGTTGGAAATGATTGCTTCGTTTAATGGTGTGAAGGTTTTCGTGGCTACAATGTTCCGTGAGCACGCGATGCTCGGCGATCAAGTCACCGATTGGATTCGTCTGAATCCAGACAAAACGATCGTTGATACCGTAGTGTCACAATCGTCGGATTCGGCGTACCATTGCATCTCTATTACGTTGTTTTACCGAACGCCGGATTGCTTTCCCTCCAAAGCTGATGCGTGGAGTCACGAAGCTGCAATTCAGGCAGGCAAGGCGAAGAATGCAATGGACGTTGCGGCTGCAATTGGTCCGGCAAAGCCAACCCGGATGAAAGGGAGGAATAATCAAGAATGACTCCAGAGGAGTGGCAAAAGATTTACGATCAAGCGATTAAATGCATGGATTGGGTAATGGCTGCTCTTTGTGAGCGATCGCTTGACGGTTTAATCCAGTACCGTCTTTGGCAGTTGCTACCTTTGGACGCTCGTGAGTGGCTAGGGTCGATGTCAGAAACGCGTGCGCGGAAGACTTTGTTCGCGTTCAAGGTTGTGGTATAGGGCCGCATGCTTTATCTAGTGCTCATTGCAATCAGACTGATCAGTGGAAATGTTTCTCCGGAGTACGATCCGGCGCTCGCATTGGCGCAAGCGTGGGAGGAAAGTCGTTTAGACTTTCAAGCTGTGTCCAGGTCAGTTGATGGAAGGCGAGAAGTTGGCCATTGGGACAAGTCGTTTCCGAGTCATTGGAAAGGACCGTATTTCTGTGGTTTGTGGCAAGTCGAAAAATATACCGAGCGTGATTGTCGAAAAACGCAAGGATTTATGGAGAGCTGGCATGCGCGTAGAAAAGAGCTGCGCGCATGGCTCTCCTGGTGTCGCGGTGGTTTGAGCTGTGCGCTCGCTGGTTACGGTTGTGGCATTGCAGGGGCTAGGCAGCCAGCATCATGCGGCGCTGGTAAAGAGCCCTACCATCGCAAAATTTTGCAGCGCGCAGCGAGGTACAGACGAGGAGATTTCAGTTGAAACTGCTAGCTCTTACGAGTTGTCAATAAGACAACAGTGAACAGATGACGCAGGGTACCAGGGACGAACTGCTAGGTTTACGATACACTCCAAAAGGGAGGAAGGGAGCGCAAGGTGCCGCAGGTTGATCAAGAAGGTAATGCAGAATTGGTGCAAGCGTATTCAATAGTATTACGAGAGCTGGCGGTTTCGAAGGAGTACATTCGAACCTCTTTCGCTTATGCTTTCAGTAAAGGAGATGCACTGACGGTTTCCGCGCGCGCGGTAGACATTTTGCAATGTGAATTTGCAGCGATAACTCTTGCATGTCGCATTGCATGCTATCGAAAATGTGCTAACGATGCTTCGTTTTCTAGTGAGTTTTGGGCCTTAGTCCAATTCAATTAAGCAAATGAGGACCAAAGCGCTGACGATCATTGCAAGCCAGATCGTGCATGTTTGCCCATACAAAGGACGAGACGTTCCGCTCGCATTGTGCTACCGACGAGCGCCAGACATCACCGACGAGTATTGTTATGCGTGTGACTACGTGCCGTACCTCAAGCGCAAGTTTGGGTTACGCACGTTTCGTCGTAGGATTGTCTTGGCGCGCTGTCTCAATTGCGACGAGTATGCTTCGCTCCACGAAAAAGAGGCCCCATATCGAGGGACTCGTGTCACCACATGCCAGGGATTTAATCCTCGAGAAAGCGATGCTGGTTTGCTTTGGGTAGCACTTAACAAGCCGTGCACCGAGTGGATGGTGGTTGACGCAGCGACAGGAGAACGCAGGACAGAGGCTGAATATCGAAATCTAGCCTCGCTATCGCCATTAGTTGGTGCTCCTGGCGACGTGCCTTCAGATCGATACGACAAGGACAGAGAGTTTGCGGCTAATGCAGCCGCTATAAAGCGAGAAGTGCAAGCAAAAGGTAATTCGAAGCTTCAAAAGAAGAAGGATGAATGATCAATGAGTGACAGGACGCAATCGCAAAAGAGTTTGATTGACCTATTCCCGAATTTGTCGTCTGCACTTGTGTCGAAAGCCGACATGTTTTCAGTGTTTGACAAACCAACCAGGCGGACTCCAAAAATCGATGAGTTTTACGCATTTCCGGAGATGCAAACATTGGAGTGTTTGACCATCCTGGAGAAACCGGAGCGGAATAACGTTTGGCTGTCTGGTTGGAGCGGTTCTGGTAAATCATCGTTGATTCGCCAGATGGCTGCACGATTGAATGTCAATTTCTTCGAGATCAACGGTCACGAGCACATGACATCGTCCAATCTGTTTGGGCGATGGACGGCTCGACGAGGGGAGACAGTTTACATTGACGGTATTGTCCCAAAGTGGTTGCAAGAGGGAGGTTGGCTTCTGATCAACGAATACTCAACGCAGGATCCTGGAACGGTGAACGCGCTCAAGTCGTGTTTGGAATTTCCTCGGTCATTGGTCCTTACCGAGGATGGGGATCGTGTCATCTACGAAGTTGGAAAAGAGCCCTGTAAGCTCATCGTGACAGACAATACGCAGGGTCGTGGGGATGACTCTGGGATGTTTGTGAATACGCAGGTACAGAGTAGCGCTGACATGCGCAGGTTTAACGGATTCGTCGTCCTGGATTATTTGGAACCGGCGCAGGAGATCGCTCAATTGCTTCGTAGAATGGCCGCACCTGGATTTCCGGATTGTGACCATGTGTCACGGCCAGTCATTGAAGCCATGGTGAAGATCGCGAACCAAACGAGAGAGGGGTTCAAGAAAGGGACCTTGGGGTGTGTCCTTTCTACAGCAGAGGTAATCAATTGGGCGGAGAATTACGCGCTGTTTTCGACGGCTCATCACAGCGCGCGCATCAGTTTCCTTAACCAGTACACCCCGGAAGCAGCGACCGCGGTTCGCGAACTAATTAATAGTGTCTTCGGTCGTGAAGATGCCGAGACTCTCGTCAATGCGGATGCAGCGAAGCGTTCCGCAGATAAAACTGGAGTTTAGCGATGACTAAATCGGAAGCCAAGGCAATCGAGCGCAGAGGTAGACGTGCGTATCATGTTCTTATGGGGACTGCTGACAAAATGGCGTCATCGCCAGATGATCCGGTCTTGCCTATCGGCTGGATGTCCGAGCAGAATCCTGAGATTAATAAAGCGCTCACGATTGTCCGTGATGAGCTGTATGCGATTCTCGAGATGGCATCAGCGGAGTTGGGAAACAGATGAAGATGCCGCCGGAAAAATTGACAGACGAAGATTTAGATGAGCTGACGATGGATCTCGGCCAGCGCGACACGATCGCTCGCGCCGTTGCTGAGATTAGGTACCATCGCGCCATGGTCAAGCGTTTGGACGCATTAGTTGCTCAGCTAGAATGCCAGGGATTAGACGGTATCGCGGATGAATTGCGTGCGCGTGTGCACCTAGGTCAAAATACACCGGTAAGTGAGTCATGAAGATGCCATCGCTAGACGATTTTATCAAATCGTCATTACCCATAGGACGTGGTAATGCGTGGGTAAAGGAGCCTGGATTTGTGGCGCTTTATGTTCGCATTTCAACGCGATTCGTCAGGAAGGAGCGTATTGAGCCGATACTTGACCTCGCAAATGTTCAGGTCGCGAAACCAGGCACCAGAGTTTTTACGAGGCTCATTGCACGGTTGTGCATAGATTATCCAGGGCTGTCTTTATACGTAGAGTCGGTATTGGAACCGAGGTTTGGCGAATATTTGGGCAGAATCGGATTTGAAAAGCTTGATCCTCACACACACGGCAGTAGTTTTCTTCTGAGGGCTTATAATGTTGACAACGGTAAATCAGCGCGCAATGCGTGAATTGATCCACCATTACAAACATGGTTTGGAAGCCACTCTTCGGATGACAACGCAGCTTTGGGATATCAATGTGGTGTTCCAAGGTACGCGAGCACATACCGTCGGTAGGACGATTACCTTACCGAATGTAGATATCTTTGCACTCAATGTAGAGATCACGGACGAAGCAGTCGAAGAGGCGCGCGCCTACTTTACTGCGCTCGTCGGTTACGCATGGCGCGAGGCTGGGTTGATCGTGGAGTCTGATTCCAAGTTGAGCGCTAGTTTCGAAGCAAATCAAGGGTCTCTTGCAAATGTGATTCGCAGCGTGCTCGATGAAATCCGTGCGGAGTACCGGTTCGGTCAACGTGGCAAAGGCATCGCTGAGGCGATTGAATACACTCGCGAGCAATGGGTTTGGCCTCGCGTTGCGCGTCAACAAGAGGCAGCGTGCATTAATGGAAATCCAGATCTGGTGCACCAAATGCTCCACGGTTTGCAATGCGTGATGAAGCACCAAGAGTATGGCACTCATTCACTATGGAAATCTTTGCTCGACGAAGTTAAAACGTTCGTCGAGCGCAATCTTGAAGACCTTGAAAGCGCGCATGACACTTTGAAAATGAATGCTGAGGATAGTGCGGCGCGTTTGGGAGAGATCGTTGTCAGAATGTTGGCGCGTTGGAAGGCTGAATGGGATACCGTTTCTTCGTGGATTGTTGGCCGCCAAGTCAAGACACTATCCGATACGTGGGGACCGTCGTCAGACGAATGTTTACCTGACGAAGCGTCGGATGCAGTGAGTGGGTTAGACCAAGTGAAAGGAGAGGAGGAGTTAAAGACGTCCGAGGGGATTTCGCCGTTTCTTCTCGTGACGTATGGATTGCAGCCGTTTCAATTGCAAGCGCTACCGTTTTCTGATGGGTTTGTGCGGCGTGTTGATGTCCTCCCGACGACCAAGGAGGAATGGGAAGCGCTGGAACCTTTGCAGCGAGGTGAAACGCGGACTCTTGTTGCGTTGCCTCCAGACCTTGAAACGGAGCGCCAGCTAAACAAAGCGATGGCTGCTCTTATGCAGGGATTGATGTCAATTGGCAAGGCAATCGCAGAAGAAGCTGAGCAGAAGTTAGCCGATGCCGAGCACCATATTTCAAAGCTTCCGGAGGACCAAAGACCATATCTGGTCTACACGACCGCAAATGATCGATTCGTGACAACTGAGACAGGATCTCTAGAGCGCTATCACGAGCTTCAATCGATTGCTTTGCGTCATGTTGGTATCGTGAAGCGACGGCTCCAAACGTTATTGCGCATTCGAACGAGGGACCGATGGCGACGCAATCAGCCAGAAGGTGATTGCTTAGACGAAGATGCGATGGCTGCTGTCGCAATGGCGCCAAAGATGCCGAATGCAGCGCTTACGCCATTCAAGGTTAAAACGGAAAGGGATACGCTCTGCGAGACGATTGTAGGCGTATTAGTTGACGTGTCTGGTTCAATGGGAGGACGAAAGCTCGAGCTGGCTATGGAGGCAGGACTTTGCTTTGCTGAGGCGTTTGACCTGGCAAAGATCAAGTTTGGGATGTGGGGCTTTACCAGCGACGACCATTTGTGGCGTCAAACGTGTCAAGACCTGGTGACGCAATGTAAAGGTCAAGGATTGACGCAAAGTCAAATTGAAGAGAGGATTAATCTGTACGGTAGATTTGGAGCGCTGCACATAGAAACTGTGAAATCTTTTACGGATCCTTGGTTTGCCACAAAGCAGCGTCTACCAAGCATTGGGTATGTGCAACACGCCAATTACGACGCTGACAGCGTTCAATGGGTCGCGAAGCAATTGCTTGCACAGAAAGCAAAGAGGCGAGTTTTATTCGTGTTGTCAGATGGTCTGCCAGACACAAGCGAACCAGATATCCAGGTTGCAAGACAACGTAGGCATCTGTCGGATGTTGTGCGCTCGATGATTGCGAGGAAAGTTGAAATTGTCGGCGTTGGCATTTGCGATAGGAGTGTCGAGCTTTACTATCCGCACGCTGTCGTGATACAGCATGCGGATGATTTACCGCGCGTTGTGATGGCGGAGATGGATCATTTGTTGTTACGATCGCGTTCACGTTAGCGATCGAAGGAGTTTGAAAAATGGATGAAAGGAAACTAGAAGATGTCTGATAATCCTCATGAGTCGAAAGTTTTGAAGTTGTGGACGAATTATGTAAAAGCACTTCCTAATTTGAATTCCGCTCGATTGAGTGGAGATATCAAAACGGAAATGTTCAAAGCTGCAGCCTCCTCCAATGGCGATAAGGCTGCAATCAAGGCGGTGATTCCAGCCTATTTGGCTGCACGTGGGCGCGACCCTACCACCGGCGCAAAGATTAAAGGTGCCGTCACTGCCAAACCTCCGAAGAAGGCAAAGAAGGAGAAGGAGTCTCCGAAGTCTGATGAAGCAGCCGCACCGACGGAGGAACCAAAGAAGAAAAAGAAGAAGATTGAAGCGCAGGAAGGCGCCGTAGATCCTGCCAAAGACGCTTTGATTGCTGCTGGCGCGAAGACAGCGCTCAAAGGCAACGATGAGGCTGGTGTCCCCAAGGGAAATATCGATCTCAGAGCGCTCAAGCGCCCAACCCTAAAGGGTATGGCAATTGACTTGGAGGTGAAATACAAGAAAAAGTGGACCGACGATGAATTGCGAGCAAAGGTTGCTCGCAAGATGATTGGCATGGACTCGAGTGCAGTAGCTGCAATTGCGGCAGCTGATCCAGCCAAGGTTGAAGGACTCACCGATTGCGTTGGGCTGATGCTAGATTTGACCAAGGCAATTTGCATCACGTGTCCTGCGCAGCAAGACTGCCGTAAGCTGTTCGAGGAACATCGGAAGAACGGATGGAAGGTGTTTGACGGCCTGAAGGCTGGGGACACTGCCGCGATTGGGTCCAATAATGGCGCTCAAACCGCAGTCAAGGTCTCTGGCCCCAAGTTGGTAGCAGCACCGACCACCAAAGCCGTGACCAAGATCAATGTGCAGCCATTTGGGAAGGTCTCAAAGCTGCCGACAATCAAGGTCGACTCTATCGCAGTGGACAATGGAGAGCACAAGGAGTTTTTGATTGCTCTCAAGAAGACGTCCCCGACAGACCTGGCCAAATTCAATGACCTAGTATTGGCCCACTACGACACAGAAGAAGCTTCCAAATTGTGTGCTTGGTTCGTGAAGTATTGCGTGGCTGTTGGCGCAATCGTGCTCGTGTAATCATTTTCGTTCAAACTTGAAATTGCAATTCTAGGAGAAATCAAAAGATGTCAAAGAAGGATAAGTCTGAGAAGAAGCCAGGGCTCGCTGTCGGTATCGTGCGTCTGCCGTGCACGATTACGATGCTCGTCACTCACAACCCAGCAGACGAACACGACGCGTTCGCACAGGCCAAGCAAGCGGCGGTACGCGCGATGGCTGGGATTCCAAACTGGCAGTACGAAATCAAGGAGGACGGAATGACACTGCTGAGCGGAGCAAAGGGCGGAGCTGCGCCGGAAGCGAAGGCTGAAAAGAAGGAAGAGGCCAAGGAAGAGAAGACCGAAAAGAAGGAGAAGAAAGAGAAGAAGCCTGCAAAGGCTGACGACGACGATGACGACGACGATGACGATGACGACGACGATGACGACGACGATGACGATGACGATGATGATGATGATGACGATGACGATGATGATGATGATGATGACGATGATGATGACGATGATGATGATGATGATGACGATGATGATGATGATGATGATGATGATGATGATGATGATGACTAAATAATCATCGCTGATTGATTTAGGCTGTGGAGTCCGCGTTGTCTGCAAATTCTTGTGGAGCGCATTGGGCTCAAAGACTCCGCAGCCTAGCTCGATTGAGTGATCGCTTCTGTAGCTCAGTGGTAGTAGCACTCGACTTTTAATCGATTGGTCGTGGGTTCGAATCCCACCAGAAGCACGTAAACGAATGACAAGAGCAAAAAGCCCAGCACCGGTAATGCCGACTTTGGTCGATTTGTGGCCAAAAAGGATTCGAGAATTTACATGGGTTGCTGAGGACGATAAGCGAGGCGCTCAAAGGGCGCTGGACATCGTCTCTAAGAATCAATCCACAGCGCTCGATACCGAGTTTCCAACGCGAGGGCCTAGGAAGGACGAAGCGATCATCTGGTCGCTCTCTGGCGCACCTGGACAGCGTTTCGTGCTGCACGGTAGGTGGCTGCAATCGGACAGTCCATTTGCTGAATGGATTGCGAGTGATCAAACCAAGCTGGTGTACTTTAGCTTCTCTGCGGACGCTGATGTCATCGAGGCTAATGCAAAGGTCAGCTGCGAGAATAGCTTTTACGCAGACGTAAAGGTGACTGGATGGTGTCGTGATAATTCAAAGCGGCGTATTGCTTTGAAAGAGGAAGCGGAGGATTATCTAGGTAATCGCCGCGGTGGGTACGGCGATTTATTCGGTTACTTCCCAGAGGGGAAAAAGAAATGGGTGACGATTCCGCCCTATCTTATTATGGAAGGTCCGCTCCCAGACGAGATGTTGGCTGTTCAATCTCATGAGGAATGGATCAGGTTGTTCAAACATTACTCAGCTGATGATGCAGACGATACACACACGCTGCACAGAATGAATAAAGTAGTCTTGAAGCGCTGGGGCTATTGGGACATGTACCAGAAGCTCGATCGTCCATATTCGATTACGTTGCGCCGATTTCAGAAGCGAGGGATCCCAATTGATTTCAAAGAGCTTGATCGATTGGATCATGACATTACCATCGAGCTAATGAGGCACAAGACGTGTCTTCGGTTGCTCGCAGGTGGCAATATGAAATTGTCATTGAATCCCCAGAGCAAGGAGCTGCGCAATCTCATATTTGAGGAATGGGGCTGGCCTACTTACGAAGATCTAATGACGGATAAAGGCGCGCCACAGTTAAATAAGATTGCTTGGTCACGCTATGCGAAGGACGAAGGTTTCACATTTGCACGATTCATGCTTCCCCATAACGAACTGCAGACAAAAAAGAGCACTTTTATCAATGGGGCACGCTACGGTGTAAAATATGGTCCCGGAGCTGCGACCAATACGCTTTTTAGCGAGTACAACCAAACAGGGACGTGGCTAGGGCGGATGTCCAGTCGTAAGTTTGAGGTGATTATCCCTGTCGTAAAGACGTTCAAGCGTAAGCCGTCAATCATTGTTGAGAAAACTGTGATGGCTGGGATGAACATGCTCAACTTCCCGGCCAAGCACAGCGACTCATTCGGCGTGCGTCGGATTGTAACAGCCCCTCCACCGGATGAGGAGTCTCCCGAAGGTTACTCGCTGATCTGCGGAGACTACGCAGGATTTCAATTGTGGCTGGTGCTCTACTGGTGCCACAAATGGGGGATTTCGTCGAAGATGCTGCAATATCTTACCGACGATATTAGCGTGCATGCGTTGACAGCTATTCGTTTGATGAAGCTAGATTGCACTTGGCAGGAGTGCAAGGAGCAGCACCCAAAAGAATACGACACTGGGAAAAAATGCAATTTTAGTTTGGCGTTTGGCTCTGGATGGTACGTTTTTTGTGGAATTCTTGGGTTGGATCCGCGTTCCTCAAAGGTAAAGCTTCGCGTTCAAAGAATGATTGCCCAATGGAACGAGATTTGGCCAGAGATGCCAGAGTACCAAGAGCAGTGCCTGCGCCTTGGTTATAAACAGGGTTGGGTACCATCGATCGCTGGAGGTCGCACGTGGGTTGAGGCTGGATTGGCGAGCGGTGATGACGGTATGGTGAGGCACTACGAGAATATCTGCAGGTGTGCGCCTGCACAACGGAGTGAAGCAGAGATCATGAAAGCGGCGCAAAACCTAATTGAGCGCGATCCGCTGATGAAGAAACTAGGATATCGACAGTGTTTCAATGTGTACGATGAGATTGTTGGATGGGTTCCTCGAAAGAACAAGAGTGAAGCAGTAGCTCAGAAAACAAAGCTTATGAAGGAGCCTGGAAAGACATTTGACTTACCGTTTGAATTGCGGACCGAAGTCCATGCGGCTGACAATTGGCGTGATGCAAAGTAGAAGGAGAAAAAAGTAGATGGCAAAGCAAATTAAGGCTGTGAAAGGGTCGAAGGAAAAGAAGACTGAAGCATCAGTTGGACAAGTCAAATCGTGGCGTGATAAATACACAGAAGCCGACGTGGACGGTTGCGTCATAGATCGAGTATCACAAAATGAAGAGGCGTGAATTTTCACCATTTGCTACAGAGAGGATTGACGCGCGTACAGGGAAACCGATTGAAACGGTGCATATTGATATCGCGGCTGACATGCGCATTGGTCGCGATTTGCAGAAAGCGTTGCGTACGAGCGTGTCGACGTGGGCTTGGTACGCGCAGCTCAAGGAGCAAGCGCATGCGAAGCTCGAGCAGTGCAAAGATCGTTTAGAGCACGTTGGCGCGGTGATCTATGAGGAGATTAGGAGCACAAACCCAAAGCTGACAGAGACCAATGTGAAGAACAAGGTCAAGCTTGATGAGCGCTGGCAGAAAGCAAACAAGAGCTGCAGGAAATGGAGCGCTCGACATCGGATGCTGCATGAGATCTGTGTCCAATTAAAGGAACGTAACGATAATTTGAGAACGCTGGAATCCAGTGAAAGGAAGGAGCGCGATGGAGCCTACTGATCTGACCGATGAGATTATTACAGAATATGGCGAAGCGTGTTACCGTAAAGGTAATTTTGGCCAATGGAATCTTGCGAGGTCAGGGTTGAGCGGTTCTCCGCTTGAGCATCGTGTCGAATTGTTTAAGGCAATTCGTGCGAAGCTTGCTGTAGCTATTACGGAAATGATATCGAGAAAGGAAGTGTCAGCCGATGAGTAAAGAAGAAACAGCCTCTGAGCGCAGAGCGAGACTCAAAGAGGAATGGGAAGCTGACCAGAAGAAAGGAGGTGCTGGCGATGGGAACACGGACAAATTGAAGGACGGCAAGAGCACGCGAAGAATTCTACCAAAAGCAGATCCTGAAGATGCGTTTTACGAATCGTACGCAATGCACTATAATCTAGGGCCGGATGGCACCGAGTCTCATTTGTGCATTGAACCAGGCGGACCGTTCGGTGGTCAATCAGCCTCTGACAAGAAGCGTGATAAGAAGCGTAACTACCGCGCAAAGGTGTGTCCAAGTTGTAAGAATTTTTGCAACAAGAAGAATAAATCCAGAAAATTCAAGTTTGGGTCTGACGAAGGCAAAGCCTATTGGGCTAATCATGTAGTTCAATGGCGAGCTAAACGACAGTACGTGTTTGGCGTCACACGTCCAAAGAGCAAGAATCCTCGTAAGGTTTACGTGCATCGTTGCGGCGTAATGATTGGCCAGCCTTTGCTTGAGGCGTACTACGATCAAGATGGTGGCGGAGATTTTACCGATCCAAAGACTGGTCGTAATGTCGTCATTACAAAGAAAACGAAGGGAGCCAGAGGGTCAAACAATGTCGAATACAAGGTGCAGATCACACCCGATCGAACGGCGCTGGAGGATTGGGGCAAGATCAAAAAGAAACTCCCTGACCTCAATAGCTTTATCCCGGAACCATTGGATCCAGAGGCAATCTTGGCGTTGCTCGAAGGCGACGGAGACAGCGCTGACGACGATGCGCCACGCTCAAAGAAGCGCCGCGGTGGACGTGAGAACAACGGCGAGCGTGATAATGATGGGGATGATGATGATGGGGATGAACAGGCGCTGCGCGTCCGCAAGCGGAAACGTAGCAAGGATGAGGAGGTTGATCCAGATGCGCCAGAAGAGAGCGACGACATTGACACCGAGTTGAAAACTGCGCGATTGGCGCGGAAGAAAGCAGCGCGGAAAAAGAAGCGGAAAGAGCAGAAATCAAAGATGCGCGCTCGTTTGGAACGTCGTGCTAATCGAGAAAAGGATCTATAAAATTGTTGAAGAAGCCAGGGCTCGCGGCCGGTATACAACGTGAAAGCGATATCAATGATTTGGCTAAAGCATTAGGAGTCAACAGATTCCATTATACTTGGGATAAGCTATTGAGTATTGCAAAAGAGCGCTCAGACAAATTAGTAAAAATCAACCTAATCATTAAAGATTGAAAGCAGTAGTGACCAGATGAAGTATTTTGCAATCGCCGCGGTCGTCATTGCGGCATGCTCAACATCGACTGCAACGGAGCAAATCACGGATAATGTGATCACGTTGAGTCGAATGGACCCATCACACATCACAGCTAATCGCGATGCTATTGTCGCGTTAGCAACGCGCAAACTTGTGGCTGAGGCATTGGCGAGCACCGACGGTCAAATCTTTTCTGTTCTGGTGGCTTGCGCCCTCCCGGCCAATATGACCGTGACAAGCGCGGCGACTGGCATTGAATATCTAGGAGAGATTGGCCTTGCGCCAGAGTGGGCGCGGTATGCACTGGGAAAGGACGCTCGTGAGTGGGTAAGCGCGTGCGTCATGGCAAAGTGCAGCGGCCGAGCGGTCGCTCTGCCTATTTCAATGCGCGGCTCAAAGGCAGCTTTGAGCGCTAACCAGGACGAACGCGACTTCTATACCCAGGAGGAAGGTGCGTTTTATGGCAACATCTTTGCCAAGCCTCAAGAGCTGGTTGCGTGCAATGGGCGAGACGGAGCTAATATCAGAGTTTGCGCATTGGAAGATGAAAATCGTCCTGGTTTTACACGCTGTGGATTTACGTTTGACGGCAATTGCCAGGATGCTTGCGATTCGTTTACTTATGGTGCTTATCGCAATTGCAGCCATCATAGAAATGTCGTCACAGTATTTGGTGCACCGTGAGTGAAGACCTTGACGCGAACGAATGGCGGACGCTTCTGACTCTCGTGGAAGAGGATTGTGAGCGTTTGAAGGCGAAAGGAGCCATCTACACTGCGCAGAAGATGATCGCTTTCCACGAGAAGCTACAAGCGTTGGTAAAGAAAAAGGTCGAACCGTGACAGCGATATCCGAGGAGTTGCAGCGCGCCATTCAACGTTTGCGAATGCGTACGGTTCACGACTTGCGTCAAACAAGGGACGAGGCAAAGCGTTTGGATAAGACGCTTGCGGAGATTGCAAAGCAGTTCGGAGCAGATGTGCTTGCGCCGATTAAATTGATGGCTGAGCGCCACGATGTACAATGCGTTTCAACAGGCTACCAGGCACTGGACGACGTTATCAGCGGTCGGACGGAGCGCAAAGGTGACCGAAGGACCTGGGTTGAAGGCAGCGGTCGCGGTTTACCCAGATCTCGGATCATTGAAATATACGGTCCGGAATCTTCTGGCAAGACGACGTTAGCGCTTGAGCTGATTAAATCGTATCAGGAGCGCGGTCTAGAAGCGGCGTTTATCGACGCGGAACATTCGCTCGATATGGATTACGCCGAGCACATTGGTTGCGACGTCGACAACTGGCTTTACAGCCAAGGCGGAGAGTCGGCTGAGGATACTTTGGGTATGACGATTAAACTTGTGGAAGCGAGCGCTGTAGACATCCTTGTTGTGGATTCTGTGGCGGCATTGACTCCTCAAGCTGAGGTTGATGGCGACATGGGTGATTACCATGTCGGTTTGCAGGCTCGTTTAATGAGCCAAGCGTGCCGTAAGCTAAATGCTGTGCTCAAGAGAGACCATCGCTGCACTGTCGTTTTCCTAAACCAAACTCGATCAAAGATCGGCGTCCGGTACGGTAATCCAGAGACAACCACCGGCGGCAATGCTTTGAAGTTTTACGCGACGGTCCGGATGAGGACGAGCAATATGGGGGAGATTAAATCTGGTGGGGAGAAAGGGATGAGGGGCAAGATTCGCATCGTAAAAACAAAAATCGCCGTACCGTTTGGTGAGTGTTTCGCAGACATCACCGGCGGCAATGGCATTACACGAATGTACAGCAGCGATCCTAGAGGGAAAGAAAAGGCAGCAAAGGAAGACAGCGATGGCGATGACTAAACTGACAAAACATGGTGTACGTGATTTGAACGCGAAGCGTAATGCGATGGTTCACGAGCATCGCTATTTTCCAAATACGTACACCGCTCGCGACGGCAATCAGGTTACTCGAATGATGTGCTATTGCGGCAATCGCCAGGAAGAGACAGAGGATGAGCGCGTTGCGCGCCAACTCGAATCCTTCGAGGCTACTCGCAAATGGTGAGGTTTATAGCTGCATTATTATTGCTTGCGCTACCAGGCTGCGAATCAGGGTGCAGCTGTGGGGTGCACGCAAGGATTAAATCTCGGCTGTACAGATGTGAGCCGATTACAATAGGTACAGTTATACCAATTGCGTACAGGTGTAAACGATAGGAGGAGGTATGAACGATCGTGACAGACTGAAGTTACGCATTGTAACTGCACTCCACAACCACGATGTCAATTGCGCAGAGCGAGCGCTTAGCCTGTGGAACATCGCGCTAAAGATCGACGAAGCAGGTAAGGTACTCTCGATGCGCTTCGTTGCGCGTGTGATCGAAGTGCTGCGCCTCGATGGGTATCTCGAGACGTCACAGCGTAGGGACGAGCCTGATGTCTTCTGGCTTGCGAAAGAAAACGCGTTGTCAGAGCTACGCGCACATCTAGGTTTCGCGCGAAATCTCGTCGGCGAAGCACATCTCATAGCGGAAACACAACTACCAGAGCGAGATTTTTGCGTCACTTCTCAAAGTGAAGAAGACGAAGAGTGCTAGCAATCGTAGACCGCACGTTGTAACGTGCAAATGTAACCGGTAACTAACAACGAAAGATCAAGGAGATAACTCAATGGCAATCAAGAAGAATCACAACAAAAAAATCAAGCGTGGAAAGCGCGCTGCAGCTGCAGCCGCCTCGGCAGTTGAGAAGGCGAAGGCGGTGCTACCCCCGCCAACAGTCGTCGAGGATGATGACGACGATGATGATGTGGAGGAAGAAATCGAAGAGGAGGAAAGCGCTGACGATGATGACGATGATGATGATGATGTGGAGGAGGAAATCGAAGAGGACGACGATGATGATGATGATGGGGACGAGGAGGACGATAGTGATGACAAAGCTGAAAAGGATGGGAAGCCGAAGAAGAAGAAGCGCAAGTATCAAAAGTCTGCCACTGCGTGGGTAGACAAAGCTGAAAAGCGAATTAATCGCGTGCACAACGCACTCGAAAAGCTCGACAGGGTAATCTCTGCAGCAAAGCCGCCAGGGATTAATGTCCCAGGCATCAATACGGCGCTGTTGCAGATTGCAGCGGCAAAAGCTGCAATTGCAGTGCTTCCCAAAGACTGGAAACCGGCGCGTGGCTCCAATCCTGGCACCGGTTCTCGAGTTGGCATTACTTCAATCATCAAGGTCAATCCAAAGCTCGAAGGAGATGATCTGAAGATTTACAAGTTTATGCCTCAAGCACTCTTCACCGGTGCGACCGTGGAGTATGACGATGGTCGCAATTGGCTTGTAAAGTGTACTGACGGCATGTCGCGTCTTCTGCGGAAAAAGCACGCGGTGCTGGCAGCGTCATGAAGGCTCGAGTGCGACGGATGTTTGAGGTCAAATCCGATATGATTCACAAGATCGGATTTGATTCGACAACTCCTGGCCTTGGTCGTGGATACCTGGTGGTTCAGTTCGCAAACTTCAAAGCGTACGGTTACCAAAACGTCGAATGGTGCGATTATTTGCTGCTGGCGAATGCTCCGTCAATCGGTGCTGTATTCAGTGCTCACATTAAAGAGACGTACAAAGGTGAGCTGCTTACGCCAAACGACGATCACGCTGTGATACCAACTGAGTTGTCATCGACCAAAGAAACGTTTGAGGTTGACAGATCGCCAAAGACGTTTGACCAACTCGTAAACGAGCGTTTGACCGAGGCTAGTGGTGTTCCAATGCTCGATGTGATGGGTGTTGACACAGCGACAAGCAAAGTAGGTAAGGTGTCCTCAATTACGCATCGAAAGAAGAAGTAATGGGGAGACGAAAAAAGAAGCAGCACGACGCAGGCATCCGGTACGACATTCCCCCGGAGGAGTTTGTAGAGGTGTGGACTAAAGCGCCCAATGTCGACGCTGTTGTTGCAGCAACCGGTATGCCGCGCAATGCGGCGTATTCGCGCGCTGCAGCTTATCGGCGAAAAGGCATTGAGCTAAAGATGATGACAACAGGGCGCCCTACACGTCGAATGGACGTGGCTGCGTTGAATGCGATTATCGCGAGTTACAAACCAAAAAAGTAGGTTTCATATGGCAAAGAAGAAGGTACCAGATTCAGTTGTGGCGATTGTGCGCCTGTCGTACGGTCGTCCAAGTGCAAGGATTTCAGTGGACGTTCCGGTCAAAATCAAATTTGGCAATTTGCCATATTGGCTTGGAAACTCAGAAGAGTTGGTTGAGTACGCAGCCAATGAAGCTTCGATGGCACGTTCGCAAAAGCTTGTAAATGCCAAGGAGTTTACCGCTGCATTCAAGCAGTGGCAGAAAGGTCAGTCGAAGTAATGCCGAAGATCTTAATTGCGTTCTCAGACAAGGTGAAGAAGGATCGCAAGGCTGCAACGTCTAGCGTCAATCTCAAGAAGCTGATTGAAAAGCGTGTCGAGAAGGATGGAGAGGACATCTCTTACTCAGTAATAACGATCAACGCCAAAATGAAACTGGCGAACGTCGTAGCGCTCATGAACAGCAGTGTCAAAAAGCTGTCTGAGCACGAAGGCAAGGTGTCGATCGAAACGTACAAGATTGACCCAACGAAGGAACGGAAGAAATGGTCAATTGAAGCAAAGAAAGCGAAAGAATAAACGCCAAAGATAGCCATCGAGGCCAGATAGACACGTTTAGCAAAGAAGGAGCTGTCAGATGAAGGTTTTGATTATTTATGAGCGCATTTGAAAAATTGTCCGTCGTAGTCCCAAATTTCACCTCAGATGGATATTCTGAAGGCGCCGCATTCGTTCAAGGCCATAGCAATCTAAAACTCGTTAGCACTGAGGAGAGGCTTCGGTTCAAAGCGGCGTTCTACGCGTGTTGGAGATTGCTCTCTGGCGCTGGTAGTTCTTTCTCGCTTATCCATCGTCTAGAGGCTGCAATGATGCTTCACGTCACAGCTCCGCCAGCTGTTGAGCGGCTTGTCTTGGAAGGCAAGACGATGATCGAATTGGAGGCGCAGCTTGAGCTTGCCGCTTCGACCGTTTCGACGTTACGTGAAGAGTGTTTTGTGAAAGACATGAAGCTAGAGCAATTGCTTCACTGGGTGCAGGATATCGAAAAGAGCGATACTCCGTGGGGAGGCGACCAAATCGCCGCAACGGTTCGGAAGTTTATTAATGAACCATGAAGTTTGCGCTTTTTTCAGACCTCCACATTCATCAGTGGAGTGAGTTTGCAAACGGAGACGATCGATTAAACGATTGCATTTCCGTTCTGACCGATGTCCGTGCTTATTGCATTAAGCACGGCATTTGGCATTGTGTCTTTGGCGGAGATCTATTCCATAAGCGTGGAGTGATCCACACACGCCAATACGTGCAGGTTGCAAACGAGCTGCTAGCTTTCAAAGACGCAGGCATTACATTTTCCGCGACTACTGGCAATCATGATCAGGAAGACGCATCAGGAAATGTGCATGCGCTGCAGCCTTTGATGGCTGGTGGTTTGATTCGAGGTGTTGGGAATAAAGGCTGGCGTACGTTTACGATTGGAGTCACAAGTGTCACACTGTTTTCGTATTGCGATGGTGCTAGCGTGCTTGGTGGGCGTGTTGCCAAAGCGCGTACTGCTTTGGGACCAGACAAGATGGGTGGAATTGGAGTGTTCCACCACGGTTTTCGAGGCGCGAAGGTGGGTAGCGTGCTCGAATACGAAGTCAAAGAACCAATTGACGCTAAAGAGCTGCAGCTTGATAAAACGTTTTCACTCGTCTTCTCAGGCCACTATCACGCCCATCAATCCATTCAAGGTATACGACGAGGCTGGTACATTGGAAGTCCACTCGAGCATACCCGAAGCGACCGAACAGAAGACCTCAAAGGCTTTCTCGTCGTAGACACGGATGCGATGACGTTTGAGCGCGTGCCATTGAACCGGCCGCGCTTTGTTACATTGGACGTTGATGACGCTTGTGCCAATGTCGCTATTGCACGCGGTAACTTTGTGGATATCGCATACGCGCGTGTAGACGATAGGCTTGACGAGTGTATTGCTCAGGTTAGAGCTGTCGGCGCACGAGGCGTCAACCCAATCGCAGAGCCTCAAACAAAGGTTCAAACGAAGCAGCGATTGAACGTGGCCCCTACGCTGGCACCAAGCAAGGTCTTAGGACGATACCTCAAACATCGGCGCAAGGATATAAAGCGACAAAAACTTGATAGCGATGAATTGAAAGTATTGGGTTTGGATTTGGTCAAAAAAGCAGAAGGAGAACTGTGAGTCTAATTTGGATATTCCTGATCGTCTACGCAGCTATCGGTCTGGTGTTTTCTGTGATTGTTGCAGCGAGCGACATTATTCATCGTCGTAATTTAACTGGAGATTTTGTATTTTGGTTCTTTGGATGGGGAGTGTTTATTATTGCGATTGCCTGTAGCGCCGTATTGCCAAAGTCAAAATGATTAGGTGTCAAGTTTTCATGTGCGAGGACATCGCCTCCACTGAGAGGTCAATAGGAGATCGAAGGTTTTGGCTTTGTGCGCACCATGCAACACCTGCTGGTATAGCTTGGATTAGCCGAGGGGTGCATGCATCTGTTAGGTCTGAAGAAGTGCTGTATACCGGAATGACTGGCCAAAGATTGTATGACAACTCAATAGCGCTTTGGCGCTACTGGAGAAGGTAAATGACAAAAGATCAAAGACGTCACGAGATCGAGCGTTTGAGCAAAAGTTACAAGCGATCATCCCTCATGCGATTGCGTTGGGCGGAGAAACGTTTGGCTCGTCAGGACGAGGAGCCTAGAGATACAACGATTGAGTCAGCAGGCAATCCGGATTGCGATTTGGACGAGCTACTAGATTTGGTGCTTGAATGAAGCTTACGGATAATCAATGCAAGCTTGTATTGAAGCTTGCAGAGACGTACAGACGCTTGGAATGCTGGGACATGGTTACAGTTGTGGATGAGCAAACTAAAGAAATTGCTTCCATTGACGCATTGATTGCAGATTTGCAGCACGTCACAAAGAACTGAGTGGAGCGTTATGCCAATCAGTGAAGCAAGTAAACGAGAATTGCGACGTCGAAGGCAAGAACAAGTTGGTTTAGCTCATGATCGGATTGCTGAGTTTACCAATTGGCTAATAAAAGGTGATTATCAGCATGGGTCTCATAGGACCACATTAAGGGGTCCGCTTCTGACTGATGAGGAGATGAAAGTTTGGATGGAGGGGAAGCTCGTGGAGATGCGCGATCATCTCAAAAGATGGCAACAGCCTTTCGACTTTGAAATCAGCTAATGCGTCTCATCAAGCTTTGGATTCGTAATTTCATGCGCTTTCACAAGGCGCAATTGAACCTCGAAAACCAAGGCATGGTGCTGATCGAAGGGATCAACAAGGACGATGACAGCGCAAACTCAAATGGCGCTGGTAAATCGTCCTTGGTAGATGCAATTGTGTGGTGTCTTTATGGCGTGACGACGCACGAACCGAGTGCAGAGGGAGACGACGTTGTAAACGAGAAGCGTGGGAAGAATTGCGAAGTACAAGTCACGTTTACTGTGCATGAAACGCTGTACACCGTCATCAGAAGGCGCGCTTGGAAAAAAGGTGGCAAAGCTGCTCAGCTTTTGCTTGATGAGACGAATCAAGGTGGCGAGTCAATAAGCTTGACGCGAGGCACGATGCGAGACACGCAAGACGCAATCAATAAATTGATTGGGATGAGCGTCACGACGTTCAAACAAAGCTGTATCTTTGGTCAAGGGAGCGCGTATCGATTCTCGAGGTTGACAGATAGCGAAAAGAAAGGCGTTCTAGACGAGATGTTAGGGTCTGAGGTATACGCGCGAGCGGCGGAGATTGCTGCGCAGCGTGCAACGCAAACTGAGCTGGAGTTGGGCAAGGCTCTTACAAGCCTAGAAACGTCGGCTGATTCGCTGCAGGATGCACGCGAACGATTGGTCAAGCTAAAGAGTAAGGTCAAAGAAGCAGAGCGCACAGCGCATGCAGAGCGTGATCAGATGAAGCAGGATTTAGAGGTGATTGAAGCAAAGTGGAACCAGCTAGGGCCACCTGCTGATATTGCGAAATTGCGCACGGATCAATCATTCTCAAAAGAAGCAGAGATTAAAGCGCATAAAGAATTGCAACTAGTGCTCAATGAGATCGCTACGCTGCACGCTGAAATCGAACGATTGAAGACGGAGCGAAGTAAGCTTCTCAAACTAGAAGGCGCGACGTGCTTACTTTGCAAGCAAGCTGTCTCGGAAGCGCACATTCACACGCAAACGGAGATGATTGATGAGGCTATCCGACGAAGCATTGATCGTAATAAGCAAAAGAAAAATACGTCGGAGGAGCTGGTATTTTTGGTCAATCGACTGCAACGGACTACCGAGAAGTGTCGCGATGCGATCGCTGCAGCAACCGATCAAGCGCACAAACGTGAGCGTATTGAAGACCAGATTAAAGCACTCACAAAGAAAGCCAAGGCTGCCGACACGTCGCCACACTGGGCGGAGTTGATCGCAGAAGCAAAGCAAGCTATCGCCAAACTTAAAGATAAGAGGAAGGTGGAGCGTAAAGTTACGCTCCAACGTAAACGTGAGCTTGCTCAATTGCGCTTTTGGCAAGCTGGATTTGGCGCTAAGGGTTTGCGGAGTCTTCTTCTAGACAGCGTCCTCCCGTATTTGAATGCGAAACTCATCAACTACACGAATGCTCTGACAGCAGGGAACATTCAAATTGAGTTTAGGACGCAACGTAAACTCAAGGGTGGAGGCGTTAAAGAAGACTTTCACGTGCACGTTGCAAACGAGTACGGCGCTTCAAAGTACACAATGAACAGCGTAGGTGAGCGCGCCAAGGTAGACCTTGTGGTAGGCTTGGCGCTGCAAGACATGGCTGCGTCTCGATCACGCGTTCCGGTCAACGTCGCCTTCTTTGACGAAGTGTTTGACGGATTGGATGCGAGCGGAATCGATCGCGCTGTGCAGGTGCTCTCTGGATTGAAGCGTGAAAGCGCATTCGTGATTACTCACAGTGACGGAATGAAGGTGTTTTTCCAGAACGTGATTACGGTGGTAAAGCAGAACGGCGAAAGCCGAGTAATAGGAGCAGATAAGCGTGAAAAAAGAACCAATTCAATTGAGATTGCTCAGATTGCTTAGATTGCTCAGGAAGGTTCGCGATAAAAGAAAACAGCTCAAGCTATGACACCTCAGCAATGGCGATGGTGGTTATCAGTGAGCTGTTCGTGTATTTTACTTCCAGAGTGTGGGTTTCATGGTGGAGAATCGAGACTGCTGGGGTACATCCGATGCGATCAATGTATCGCGTTAGGTATCGTAAAGACAAAGCGTGAAATAGAAATCAAATTCGATTTGGAGTACGTAGAATGAGAACCGTACGTGCGCACGAGCCTCTTGACTGTTCAAATTGCGGCGCTTGCTGCCGAGGACAGTCCGCGGATGGGGACTACGTTCCAGTTACACGATTGGATCGTAGGCGTTTGACGTCTAAATACGTTAGGAAGCTGGTGCGCCTTGATCGTGTTGATGAGCACGGTGCAAAGGAAGCATTGCCTCTCAAACGATTTGGAGAGCACGAGGCTTGTGTGGCGCTCAAAGGTAAAATGGGAAAGGATGTTTCCTGTGAAATCTACGCACAACGTCCAGAATTTTGCAGAACGTTTGAGAAAGGGTCGGCGGAGTGCTATGCTCGACGCCGCGAGATCTTCACCGTCGTCAAATAGGGAGGCCATATGAATAATAATGAGTACGTAATAAAGTACAAAATCAGTGATATGAGAACTGGATTTGACTGTGATTTGAAAGATGGGACGGCAGTTCTCTATGACAGTCAATCCAAAGCAAATGACGTTGTGTTGCAGCTTGCGTCCGGTGCTCAACGGCTGAATTGGGCTTACGTTGATTATTCTATAATTCCAATACGTGTTTTGGTAGGCGAAAAATCTCCACCTGGTGACCAACCTTTTGAAGGTGTAAAAAAGACGCTGGACGTCTTAGACAAACACGTCGGTAAAACCACAGCTAAAAGCTACAGCGATAAGCTTGTTTGGGCAGATAGTAACACTTTGACTATATCGAAGGCAGAAGACGTGTCGGAGGTGTCTAAAGTTGAGGTATTACCATTGCAGTTGGTTGAGCGGCTCGTCTTGGAGCATACATCTACGCCAGACCCAATTCCAGACGGTACGCTGATCCCTGTAGTTGCGGCTCCCGCAATTGATGTCCGCGAACAAAACCGGACAGAAATGGAGTGCAGGCATCACGCGAGGATGGCGATTTTGAAGGAGATAATCAGAGGAGGTGAGAATGCAAAAAGCTACGCTGAGGCATACGCCTTGTTAAGAGATTAAACGTGTCATCATTCAAGAACAAAGTTAAGATCAAGGCGACTGTTTTGAAAGAAACGACAGGTGCACTTCTCGTCGATATCGATGGTGGTCAGCACTGGATTCCGAAGAGTCAAATCGACGATGACTCCGAAGTTTACAAAGAGGACGATACTGGTGAATTAATCATCAGTGAGTGGATTGCTGCACAGAAGGGTATTGAGCCATGACAGAGAATCGGCAATTGACTGACGAAGAGGTAGCTCAGCTGACGAGCGGACAACGTCTTTTGAAAGACTCCGTTGAAACGCAGTGCATTGAGCAAGTCAGGTTTCTGAGGAAAGAAATCTACAATGATTCTCGTCTGAGCCTAGAGGCCAAGAACCATCTACTCGGTGGATTGAACAATGGAGGTTTTAAGGTTAGTTTGTTTCGTGTGACCGATAAGAATGCCGACCGAAAGCTCGTCGTGCAGGTTGTCTACGCAATAGACGATGACTTATTGGCGTACCTCAGCAAACCGAAGGATCAATTGCCTGAGAGTCTCGTAGACTTTTTGAAGGGAGGTATTACTCTAGAAAGCAAAGCAACTGCTGTTGATTTAATGCCACAAACTGGAAAGACAAAGGTTCGCTAAATGAAAAAGATAATTAAAAAGTCTGTTCTGATCCTGGCTCCTGAAACATTGCGCCATTTGGTGCGCGGAGGAGGTGCATCTCAGATGATTCCTACCGACACCGGTGCTATGTGTTTCGACTCCTGTAGGGCATGTTTCATCGCTGATAGTGGCGCTGAGAAATGCCCCAAGTTATGAAGAAATTAATTTTGAGAAAGGAATCAATCAGAACGCTCGTCGCGCCAGCGCTGTCAAATGTTCACGGAGGTGTCGTGCGATACTCAGTGCTTGGTTTGGGTTGCTCGACGGTCAATAGCGAATGCAACAAATGCCCATGGCCACCTGTGACCGATGAGTACAGCGACCTGTGTCAGTAGCTAAATAGACGAAAGAAGGAGCAGAAGAAGATGATTATCACGATTACGAAGCGTCAGGCGGAGCAAATCGGTGTTGACAGTTTCAAGGAGTGGGGCTTTGATCGTAAGACGTTTTATTGGGGTGACTCTAAAGGTATCATCCATATCAAAACGCTATCTGAAGAGTCATTGGTTCGGCTGGAAACACTGCTTACAAAGCACGAGAACGTGTATGGCGTCAAAACTCATTTGCGTGATCTTACGACTTGGCACATGGCTTTAGACACCATTGACGAAGGCAAAATTAAAGTTGCATCAGTCAAAGCGTTCGAGATGCTGTTGACAGCATTCATGTTGAAGGTGCCAGGGCAGCGTGTCTATTGTCCTCACACGGAAGGCGATGGTGGCTACCACGCTTACCATCTCGATGGGATTGAGTACCACCCACCAGTGCACCACAAAGCAACACGTGATAACCCAGCGTGGACCACGCCGGATTACGTAGACTACGATTTGCATTATGAAACGTATGAGGGGAAAGCTTCAACAAGTCACAGCTATCATAAAGAAGACGTGCGCGGCAAAACGATTGCTGAGATTTTAACGCATGATGACGTATTCCCGGAAACTCCTGAGTTACGAGCTGACTATCTCAAGGAGACGGAGCGTTTTCAGAAGATATTTCTGGCGATCGGTCGTCAGTATATTGCAAACGGTAGTGCTGTTGATTTGACAGTCAATAACGATGATGACGATAATAATCGATGGTGGCGCCGTTCTCGGTCACAAGCCATCGTAGAACTGCCGTTGAATTCTCGTGTTGTGGTGGACGTTACTAGCGAATCAAAAGACGGTGCAGCGCTAGCCAGCAATAATCACAAGACAAACAACACGTGCACTGTTAAAGGATTCTGGAAAACGACAAAGAAGGATTTGATCTTTGATGAAGATGACGACACAGAGCCAGAGAGTAAAGAAGAGGCCAAGATTGATCCTGTAGAGATTCCAATTCATCCGTATCTCGTGGTGTTCCATCTCAGCAAACACATGCGCTTGCGAGTACACGCTGTGCAACTCAATCGGTACAAATACGATACCAAGCTGATCGATAAGCTCGTGATTGACGATACGCGTAAAGCGCTCGTCAAGATGCTGATCAGGTACCGCGATTCGAAGTATGCGGACGTGATTGGGAGCAAGAGCGGTGGCGCAATCGTTATGCTATGCGGCGCGCCAGGCACTGGCAAAACGCTCACGGCGGAAGTATTTGCGGAGCACGAAAAAAGAGCGCTCTATAGCGTACAATGTGCCCAGCTTGGCGTGACTCCGGAGGCATTGGAAACAGAGCTTCTAAAGGTGCTAACTCGAGCGGCACGTTGGAATGCTGTTCTCTTGCTTGACGAAGCTGACGTCTACGTCCACAAGCGAGGCACAGACATCCAGCAAAACGCATTGGTCGGCGTGTTTCTACGCGTGCTCGAGTACACAGACGCGCTGATGTTCATGACGACTAATCGCGCCAAAGACATCGACGATGCAATAGCGTCGAGGTGCACAGCACGATTGACCTACCAGGTGCCGACATTTGACGAGCAAGTCAAGATTTGGCGCGTGCTCTCAGCCACTGCCGAAGTTGAGATGGGTGATGAGGCAATTCGCGCAGTCGCCAAAAAGCATTCTGAACTATCAGGGCGTGACGTCAAGAATTTGATTAAGCTTGCAATGCTCGTGAGCAAAGACAAACCAATCACTGAAGAGATGATTGATTTTGTAAAGCAATTCAAGCCAACCTGATGGCTACTGTAGAAACATGGATTAACGGTGTGCAGCAACCACCAGAGTTTTTGATTTGGGACGCGTCGTGTGGGTGGTATGATGCAGTCATGCTTTGGAGATTTTGGAGGACAGCGATGGTAAAAAATAAGGTAGGGCGACCGCCAGGTACTCATTGCAAAAACGGTCACGTTTATGAAGGTAACGTCACTGTTGTCGCACGAGGGCGATACGCTGGTGAAAGACGCTGTAAATTGTGCATTGCAATGAGCAAGAAAAAGCGTGTTGAGAAGGAACGCGCCTTAGCTAAGTTGAAAAAAGAGAGCTGGTTTTTCTAATGCTCGGAATACCTAGTGAAAAAGCAATTTACGTCGAAGACGGCTGGTATTATGAGCTTGAATGGTTTGATCAATGCGATCTGTAGCGATACCATCTGTTGCAGTGTCTCGATTGGAAGCTAAATCAGGGCGCAGACGACGCAAGAAAAAGCGTCGAGGCGAACCATTTCCAATTGGTAGCGCAGCGAGCGGCGGTGGTAAGAAGTCGAAGAGAAAAGGAGCTAAATTTGAAGCCACTATTGCTAAGTTATTTAGCGCTTATTTTGGTTGTAGTGTTCGACGTACCCCAGGTAGCGGAGGTTGGGCTACTGTTGGCGATTTTGGCCCTAAAGGAGATTTGGTATTCGCAATACGCAAAGCGCCGTACCATGTGGAGTGCAAGCGCCACGAGGGATGGGATTTGGCAGATCTCATCACAGGTAAGCGTGCTGGAGATACCACGAGCACAAATAGTATCGAGAAATGGTGGGCGCAAACGATTAGAGATTGCCCAAAGAAAAAGTATTCAATGCTCGTATTCGCGCGCAATATCGCCAAAGCAGGGAAAGGAAAAAATATTGGCGTACCTCCGCTCTTGATGATGAGGCAGGAGGATTTCAGAGAGCTGGGTACGGTTTGGAAAAAAACGGAATGTTTAGCGTGCTTGAATCATTTAGACCGCACCGAATTTCATATTTGCGAATTGAATAATGGTTTGAACATCTACAATAGACCAAAGACCGCGGTGTGGTGTGCAGCTGATTTCATCCCACATCTGACGTTCAATAACGACACTGGAACCAGAATCGTGTGTCTACTGAGTGATTTCTTCAAATTCGTGAAGCCTCCCAAGTCCTCCCCGAGGAGGAAGCAGTGGGAGAGGGGAATTGGCTGATGTTCCCTTGGTTCCTCTTCGAGGCTGTGTTAGCTTCCTCGCATGTCGGAAGTGATTGTGATTCGGTGCGACGGTCACGAGTGCCATTTGCGTCAAATCGAAACGATGCTGGCCGATGTTGTGGAAACCCAAAAACGGATACTGAAAGGGCAAACGAAAATGAGCAAGGAAGTCGACGATCTCAAGACGCTGGAACAGGCGGAGGAAGCAGAAATCAGTCAGGTGCTCACAATTTTGACGCAGGTTCGCGCGCAGGTGGTGGATCAGGCGGCGCAGATTGCGGCGCTGCAGGCTCAGATCGCAAATCTGCCGCTGTCTACTACAGACGCTGCAGCGGTCGCAGAGATGTTTGCCGGCATTACGGCGAAGAATGCCGAGATGACGGCTGCACTCAATCCTGTGGTGACTCCACCGACGGTGTAGCGCCGAAGTGTGATCGCAGTAAAAAGAGCGCACAGCCCTCACTGTGCGCTCTTTTCTTTTGTCTACTAAAAGTGAAGAAGGAGATTTTGAAAATGACTTGGACCTATAAATACCGTGGCGCTGCACCTGCAATGTTTATTGCAGACCATCAATGCAATGATTGCGAGCATCGGTGGGAGGAATCGTTTCCAAAAGCAGAAGATCACGAACCAGTAGAGCATGGTTACCAAAGCCATCTGATCGGACAATGTTGCCCCAATTGCGGACGGTACAACACAGCCCCCACAGATGGAACCAGGACGAAACCTGTGACGATTGTTCGCGGCAACCATGACTTTGCTGAGCGCCAAAACAAACGTCTCTACGAGCGTTCTACGGAACACTACAGGCGTGAAGGGAAAGACGAAGCAATCGAGCGCCAGCGAAAGGTTTTCAAGGAGGTTGGGTCGACAAGTGACGACCTGGTAGCGAAGGTGCCGTGATGCGAGTTTCAAATTCCGGCATGCCTGTTATCTCCTGGTACCCTGGAGAATTCGACGACTCTGACGATGGTTTTAATGGAGATGACAGCGAGCGTCCATGGGACGTTGAGATCAATTGGAATGACATTCCTGCACCTGCGCGTGGGAAGGTCGAAGCTATCGTTACGCTCGTGCTCACTGTGCTCACGTCATTGGTAGACCGCGAGGAGGATGTGCGCCTCGTGGTCCACGCAAACCATCGACGCGTAATCATCACAGCGCGTGTCAATCAATCGGACGTTGGCTTCGCTCTTGGGTCGCATGGTTTGCATGCAACTGCGCTCCGCACCCTCTTGATTGCAGCATGTAAAAAGCTTGATTTCCATGTGGAGATCGACATTGGCGGACCATCAGGCGTGACTGATTGGAGCAGTTCGTGAGCGCTCTCGTATGGTGGTTTTTGCTCGGTGTTGCCGCTGGGATGAACATCGCTGGATTGGTCTACCATATCATCCTTACGCGTGTCCGACGGCGGTACGATAGTTACGTTGAAGCACACAAGGTTCGGTTGGCAGAGTTTGAGGCTGTGACCAACCAAAGACACGCTTCCTTAAGGAAGCGTCTTGGGCTACCTCCAAGAGAACACGAGTGGTCGTGACTTTTGTGCATGCACAATGAGGTAACCTGACTTTACGTTGAATTCCACTGTGTTTGCCAAAGCGAGGTTGTGCACAATGAAGAAAAAGCCAGATCCTTTAGCTTCGAGGAAACTTGCACAGCAAGGTGCACAAAAGACGGAAGTGCTAACAGAGGAGGAAGCATTTTGGGCAGAAGATCCAAAACGAGCGCAAGCTGTGACTCTACTATTGCAAGGCAATAACAAATCACCAGTGGCTCGACAGCTGGGTGTGCACAGAAACACGATAGACAACTGGTGCAAGAATGTCTACTTTGCTACCGAGATGGCGAAGCTACACAGGGAGCACGTTTCATCTAAGAGACAGCAGAGATTAAAGAGCACAAACCTGGTAAACGATCTGAACGAGAGAGTGACGATAGCATTAGGGAGGAGGATTGAAAAAGCATTAGCCATCAAAGAGGATGGTCTTCCGACCGCTATGTTTGATGATAAAGACCTCAGGCGATACCGCGAGATGGCATCTGAGTTTAGGGAGACGCGAGAGCACGAGCGCATTGATATCGGCGATGACGTAAAGAACATCAACATCAATTCGCAGACCAGGCACACGATTACAGGTGACGTCCACGTAACGCAGCATGGTGTAAATGAGACAGCGTTTACCGATTACGTTCGTAAAGCGCTCGATACGAAGGTGATTGACGTCAAATCGATAGACGTCAGCGCAAGCGAAGGGGAGGGGCAGCTCTTGCTCAAAGCAGCCGAGCATTTGCTAGTTGATACTGATCTGCTTGACCAGATCAATGCTGAGGATATGGCCGCAGAAGAAGCAAGCAAGAAATGAAAAGATTTTTATGGTGGTTCGTTAAACCCAGGAAAAGAATAATTAGATGGTACATTTATGTGCCGTGGGGTTTGATTTCTTACGTGTGTTGGATGTCAGTTTTTATCAACGATGACATGAAAGGCATCCAGCATGGTGATTTACGATCTCTGCTGATAATTCCATGCTGTTTATTTTGGGCATTCAATCGTCAGTTCATTGATGTCCATATATATTTCAAAGAAGATGCGAAATGAAATGGTATCCTTGGTGGTTCAAGCGCGCAATGCATGTTTGTATGCGGACAACCGACCATCTAACAAAAGACGGTACGTTTAGAGAATTGCGTGTTGACAACGATAATGGTGAACCACAAATTTGCGGTAAAGATTTTCGCTTCTCAGATTGCGAGACAATGATTTGCAGATGTGAGATGAAACCACAATGAGTGACGGCAGCATCGACTCGGTAATTGAGCACAACAACAAAGTTGATGCAGAGCGCGATGCTGCTGAGAAAGCTGCGCCTCAAACAGATATTGAGAAGCGCGTTAATGATGTTCTAGAGAAGGCGCCAAAGCTTGGTGCTCGCGAAGCACTCGAGCAAATGGCTGCAATTGATCCTGTCATTTGGACAATGTATAAACGGAGGCTCGTTGGTCACGGAATGACTTTTGATATGGCCAGGCATTTGACACCTCAAGCGCTTGAGACGAAGCGCACAGAGTTTTCAAATACCGATCGAGGTCAAAAGGAATACGATCGAGCAGTCACAGAGATTCAGCAACGTCATCGTCCGTGGCAAATGGAACCATTGCGTGATGATCATGAACACAAGGCATACCAAAAGGGTCGCCAAATTGGCATCACAGAGGTCAGCTTTACAGAGGCTGTGTGCTTCCTCGATCAACATCCGAACACGATCCTCTTGTACGTGTTCCCCCGAGACAAACAGCTAGAAACATTTGCGACGACGCGAATCAACCCAATGTTTATGGAAACGCCGCGCATGCGAGCGCTGCTTACTGGAGTCAATCAGGTCTTCACCAAGAAGATTAATGAATCACACATGGTCATGCGCTCAGGTTGGGAGAGTGGTCTAGGCGAGGGTGTGAATGCAGATGTTCTTGTGATTGACGAGAAAGACCGGATGAAGCCTGGTGTGGAGATTGCGTTTAGGGAGTCGATGTCAGCGTCTCGGTTTAATTGGCTTCGTGAGGTGTCAACTCCTAGCGTGCCCAATCGCGGTATCAATGCTTCCTATTTGCTCAGTGACCAGCGTATGTGGTTCGTCAAATGCTCACGCTGTGGTCATAAGCAGCCCATTACGCAAGACAGCATCAAGCAGATGATCAATCTGCCATTCAATTGCAAAGAGCTACCTGAAGACAGCTACGCGTACATTTGTGAGAAGAAGAAGTGTGGAGGTAAGCTCGATCGAATTACTGGAGAGTGGGTAGCCAAACGGCCTAGCGTCAAACGCATTCGCGGCTATCACATGCCACAGATGATTGCAGAGTGGATTTCAGCCACTTTGATCATGCAAAAGAAGATCAATTACAAGTTTGAACAGCTTTGGGTCAATTATGTACTGGGTCTAGCCAGCGTTGGTCAAGGTTTGATGATGACCGAGACCGATTTCGATATGGCTAATTCAGGACACAAAATGATTGATAAAAAGACAAACGATTGGTCGCTCGTTAGTGTTGGAATTGATTGGGGACACAAGAATTGGGTCATTGTAGAAGGGCTCAATTCCAATGGTCGGAAGTATATTATTAATGCGAAGATGTTCGAAGATAATCGAGCTGAGGAACTGTCGAGCGTTCGCGCGATTGATGCTTGGATTGAACCGTTTCAACCTGACATTATCATCCCAGATGCAGGTTACGGCAAAGATAGAAACGCGTATCTAGCGCGTCGTTACCCAAATCGTGTATTTGAGTGTCGCTACAATCCTGCAGAGAAAAGCGCTGCAGCGGCGTTCATTCCTCGGTGGTCGGCGAACCAGGTGCTGGCTGATCGAACGTCAAGTTTGAAAAACATCTGCCGATTGATCAAAGATCGCGAGATTGGATTTGCGAACAGAGAGTACGACATAATCAAAGAACTAGAGAGCCATCTCAAGGCGTTGATGCCAATGATGGAGGAGGACGACGATGGGAAGATTGTAGAAGTAGTAAAGGCGACAGGGGAGGATCATTTGGCACATTGCACATTGTACGCTGAGCTTGGTATGGACTATTTAATGAAAACCAATCATTTCAATTTCAGTTTCAGTTAATACGGAAATGAAAATGGTAAACAGAAATAGGAGTCTATTACAAAGATTTTGGTTACGAGTTTTGCTATTTGCGATCAGACGAGGCGCACTTTACCAATTGGGTAGCTGTTCAAACAGAACATGGCATGCAGCGTTATTTGATAGTGTCGAAGTTAAATTGACGACACGCAAATTATGGGAGCCTGATGGATACAGCAGAGAGGAGTTATTGCTGATGTTGCACACTGTGAGAGAGCACGAAGCCAAACAAGGATGGTCCGTGCCAGAGCCGTCATCTGCGTTTGATTGAACCTTGGCCCCATTGCAATCATCCTGCGCCGTTGCACAGTTTGATAAAATTTTGTTTCCGCACGATGCTTGCAACACGCCATCTCGTGTTGTAGGTTCAACCTACCTCGGAAAGGAGGGCGCAAATGGACGCGGAAATGACGGCTACAGAAGAGATGTTGGTGGAAGCGACTCGGCTACTCGTCGAGGTTATGTGCGGATCTGGTGCGCTAACGCCAGATCAAGCGCTACGCGCTCAAGAATTCATCTCCAAGAGCTGCAGACGTCGCGGAGACACTGCGCGTCACGTTATGAAGGCTGCGTAGCATCGAACAGCCCTAGCCTGAGCCATTGAAGGCGTGATCCTGGAAAAGGGTCACGCCATTTGTCGTTTTCAACCCAAAACCGAAGGAGAAGTGTCATGAAAAAGAAAAATACTGTAAAGAAATCAAAGACGATGTCGAAGAAGGAAGTGATCGCTAGAGATGTAAAAGCGATGCAGGAAGAAAGACCGACGAGTGTTGAAATACTCCATAGTGCAATCAACTCACTGCAAGCTTACCTTGACACATGGGATAATTCACTGACAGAAATAGAGATCGATGAAATTAAAATTCAAATGTCAGAGATTCGGAAAGGCATTGAGCTAATTAATGATCTAGGAACTGTGCTTGCGAGGTTGCGATGAGCAAAATCATTATTACCGTACGACCGAGTCTAAAACTGACTCGTGCAGATCAACCGAGGCTTAGAAAAGCTGCAGCGTTCCTGAATAAAGAAGATCCACGTATTGCAGGACTGCTTATAGACATTGCAGATGCCATCTTGATTCAAGAGACTCCAGAAGATTTGGATGCTTTCCTTGATGGGGAAGACCGAAGGAATTTGGAGCTACCTCATTGCATCTTTGAGGATTCGTGATCGTTGCTGCATCCATTGCGTTCAAGCAACGCTTGATGCCGCAACATCGCAGCTGGGGCGAGGTTGCCGACATGTTGGCATCGTACCTTCACGTCCGCCCGGCTCTCTTGCTCTGTAAACGGTGCAGGGGCGAGCATTTTTGCTTTGATGAGAGCCTGACGATCCATTGCGCGTGCGGAACTGTCACGCGGTACGAACGGTACGTGCTGTTTCACATGTGGTCGTCGCTCACATGGAGCCTGGTAGCGTCAGAGCATCATGGCAATTGCGTAGACGGCACCAATCCATTGCGCTGGATGAGCCTGGTAAGCGCAAAGATTGTAGACGCGCCGTTGACCAGACCTCAGCAACCAATTGACACACGCGTCATGCAGTGGCGTTTCAGGAGTGGAAATGGACTATAGATGTGTTCGATGTAAAAAATTCATCACCACATCGTGGCTTTGCGAGGCGTGTGGATTTGAGTATTCACGACGTGAAGACAGGAGAGCTTCCACAGCAACTGTGATCAGCCGAAGCTACCAGCGCCGAAATGAGGCAAATGCAGCGTGTGAACAGCTTCAATCGCTATGGAGCATCGTTGACAATCCGCTAGATGTCATTCCAAAAGAAGAGAAAGCACGTTTAATAGGATCTAGAAGTGCCAAGCAAACGAATGCTTCAATCAAAAGGAAACGTAATGCCGAGGTCGGTGGGTTCTGTATGATTGAAGAGATGCTTCGTGGAAAATGTTTAGCGCCGCCGACGCATGGATTTAATCCATCGTTGTATGCTCGGAAAGAAAGGCGAAGAAAGGTGCGCACGTGACGATTGCAGGCATATGGGAACGGCGCCAGAGAATAAACAGGTCGCGTTCCTCACACTTTGTTGTGAAGGCTAGAGCTTTGTCAAAGGGTTTGGTTTTTAAGAAATGCGTTTGCGGATGCACTGGATTAGATCACGCTCAAGATAATGTTTTCGAGGGTAGAGAACGCATTGTCGTGGGAGCTTGCAACAGGTGTAAGCGTTGTGCCTATTATACGTCAGCGAAAAGGGTAAAATAATGCTGTCTTCGGTATGGCAACGATGGTGTAAAGCCCATCGTGGAGTAGTAATCAAGAAGCGAGATGTATTTAATGCAGATAGTGACGAATTAGACAATCTTGCGAAGGCTTTGAACATCGCGTTCATGACTGAATTCAGCGTCGCTGAAAAAAGGAGATGCCTCGTTAATAATATTTACCAGGGAATCGTTTTTAATCGTTTGAGCATTGATGCCGCCACACTGTGGCTAGGTTTTACGCGTATTTATGCTGAAACAGATTTGCAATTGCTGGCTAGAATGCTTGAATTTTGTCAGGTCTACCTCAAAAAAACACAATGGATACGGAAATGAACCATCCAATTGAAAAGCCATTCGATCGGATGAGCCAAGCAGAGCGTTTGTATCTGTCCGAAGAACGTGTTGAGAAGGCGCGTAAACGATTTGAGCAATCGCGGTACAACCTGACAGCGGCGATCACGTACGGAACGCCTGACGTAATCCCAACAGCGATGACTGCGGTACGCGTGGCTGCTGATGAGTACGCTCACTGTCTTCAAGAGCACGCAAGGACGATCATTGACACAGCCACGGCGGTAGCACGATTAGACATCAATGCAGCTCGTAAAGGATGACGTAATGCGTGATTATTGGAAAGCGAGAATCGAAGCGAAGCGTAAACTTGAAGATATGAATATAGAAGAGGAGATGGCTGGGCATATTTGGATTGAGCCTAAGCATTCACAACCTATCGAGTCTTTGTGTTATGTTTTCAATTCATTGCTATCTACAGCAAAGATTACATGCGCCAAGCCATTTGATAAAGCAAAGATTACATGCGCCCATTGTATTCAGGCTGCCCATTATGTAACGTTGCTCATATTTGACGGACAAGACTGGCGGCCAATCGGTTGGCCAGATTTGGATTTAGCGCCCATTGTATTCAGGCTGCCAAAATGAGTCTCGCTGTTATATTACGTGAGAGTGCATTTGATTACCCTGTAATCCAGATTAGCGCAAAAGACTCACATTGGAGCAGGAAAGCTGATAGGTGTAGAGCTTGCGTCATGCTTGCGTACCACAGTCTTTTACAAATTACGTGCATTTCTCCGGAAAGGCTAAGAAAGTGAAGCTATACCGGTACGAGAGCCATACACAAGTCGACTCGTTTAATCATTGCACAGCCGTATTAAAGCTGGAGGAGTTTGAGGTTGTCAAGGAGACGGCAAAAGGTCATGTGATCGAGGATTACGGATTAAAGCGCTTCGTCCTGCTAAACGCAGTCAAGCATTACGCATGCACTACGAAGGAGGAAGCCTTGCAGAGCTTCATTGCAAGGAAGAAGAAGGAGATTGAAATATACAAGACCAAGCTATTAAAAGCAGAGACTGCTCTGGGTGAGGCTATCTTTATTCAATCCAGGATGAATCCACAATGAGCATGGATAGCGTATGGAAACGCGCTATGTGTAAACGCACAGTTGTCGTAGAATTTATTCCTCATTATCCTGATCCTCTGGAGTGTCATATTTGGTTTGATATGTCTATGAATCAACATTCGCCTTTACAGCAAAGCTTTATGCCAGGGATGAATCATACCCTTTGCAGTAAAGTCGATATTATTAATGATCTAAACGAAGGAAGCATCATATTTGTGGATCATTTTGAGCGTGACGCAATTGACTGCGAAGTTTGCAAACGAATATTAAAGTCACGCCCTTTAGCTGTTTATGAAGGGCGCACATGACGGCACATCAGGTGAAGCCTACAATCACACCAGAGCGCATTGAATGGTTCAAGGCGTATCACAAGAAATATCCTAGCTGGGGAGCTTTTCACGTGACACTTGAAGATTGCAATTGGACAATGAAAGTCGACACGAGCTTCAGTAATGGCGAGCCTGGGGAGGAGGAGGCTATCCGATGGTTTAATCAATTGACTCAAACGCAGCGTAGGAGACTGGGGAGGAAATCACAATGACACTCAATACAATTTGGAAACGACGCTCGACGTATGCGATGCACCGACGGATAATGCAATGTTTGGAATTAGAGTCCCATAATTGGCCAAAGGACTGGGCAACGTTGAAAAGAAAAGAATGTATTGACCATACAATCCCAAGCTGGAGCATTAAAAGCGGTGATTGAGCATGCAGCTACAGAACGCAATGCAGGAACGCATCGTAAACCATTGACACGCGGCCCCCAAATCTTGTAAACCATTGGCGTATGGCCCCTATTGTGCACGATCCCATATCCCCGTGCAAACACTTGCATCAAAGATTAAAATGACAATCAACGCAATTTGGAAGCGTCAAACTCGCATTAAGGCATCTAAAGCCGAGATCCTGCGCAATAAGAGGGCAATGCAGGAGCAAATACTGCGTAATGGAATACTGCGTAATGGAATACTGCGTAATGGAATACTGCGTAATGGAATACTGCGTAATGGGAGGATCCTTG